AGCTTTGGTCAACGCTGCTGCCAAGTTTGAGGCTATACGTCAGTCGTTTAAGGGTACACTCCGTGACCTTGAAGAAGAACAACAAAGTCAGGTAAGAGGAGGACAAAATCTAGCTTATGATCAATAAAGTGTAAAGTAAAAAGCTCTAAAAGTGTAAAATGTAAGGTGACGAAACCGGCAGACGTGCCCTCTTGTCTCGGGGGTGTGGAAGATCTGATAAAGACAGAATACAATCGGGGTGTCCTCGGTGGAGGTTGACCATCAATCCTGTTCTGTTCCTAAAGACCACGTAGAGGTTCGACTCCTCTCCTTACAGCTTGATAACATATTGTGGGGTGGTGTAATGGTAGCACACTGGGCTCATAACCCAGAAATCTTAGTTCGACTCTAAGCCCCGCAACTATAAACTTATATTCTATGGAAGAAAGTATACTTTATGATTACGTGTTTCATTTTAACACGTTTACCAAAACTTGGGCAGCTATTCCTCGTGACCAGTACAACGCATACTGGAGTAATCAAAATGTTCCCGGTGTATTACGCAGTAAGTCAATTGATACACTCTTAGAGTTATTGCAAAAGACAGGTGGTGATGTAAAGAAGATTGCAAAACTATTTCGTGAAAAGTAACCACTATATAGAAATACCAACCTTTGATAAAGATCACTGGACAGTAACTACTTTTTATTCAAGAGAAGAGTTCAGGGACTTTGTATTATCCTGTTTTAAAGAACCGGGAAGATATGAGTTTGATGAAACCAGTCGGATCTTTAACGCTGAAGCTAAAAAGTTTCAGAAAGACGGATATTACTGTGCTGCTCCTGTAAAGACTAAAGACTTTATTAACTACTGGGATGACCAGAAAATGAAGTGTAAGTCAGGCATTATTGTCAAAAACGGACTTAATGTATGGTATATCAGTCGGGACTACTACATGTGGCTAAACTTTCTTCCTATCTATGACAAAGAAGAAAAACGGTTTGACTTTGCTAAAGTAAGAGATGCCCAGTATCACATGGCTCTTTACGAGCAATTAGCTGAACTACACTACAGACATTCTGCTATCTTAAAGAAACGTCAGATAGCCTCATCATATTTTCATGCAGCTAAGCTGATTAACATGTATTGGTTTGAAGATGGTGCGGTATTAAAGATAGGTGCCAGTCTTAAAGACTATATTTCAGAGAAAGGTACCTGGCGTATGCTTACTGAGTACAGAACTTTTTTAAACGAACATACTGCCTGGTACAGACCTAGTGATCCTGATAAAGTATTTTCCTGGCAGCAGCGTATTAAGGTACGTATTAGCGGTCGTGATACCCATAAAGGAAACAAGAGTATCATTACTGGTACTTCATTTGAGAAAGATCCTACTAATGGTGTCGGTGGTCCCTGTACTTATTTCTTTCACGAGGAAGCTGGTATTGCTCCTAAGATGCACCTGACTTATGAGTACATGCGACCTGCTATGCAGAGTGGTATGATAACTACCGGTATGTTTATAGCAGCAGGATCTGTTGGTGACCTTGATCAGTGTGAACCTTTGAAGTTAATGATATTGCAACCGGAAGCTAATGATATTTATGCTGTACCCTCTAATCTCATAGATAAGAACGGCACTATCGGCACGACTGGTCTTTTTATACCAGAACAATGGAGCATGCCTCCATATATAGATGAGTTTGGTAACTCTAAAGTAGAAGAAGCTTTAGAAGCCATTGTAGAAGAACGTATTCGTTGGAAGCGTGACCTTACACCAGAACAGTACCAGCTTCGTATATCACAGAAGCCAACAAATATAGAAGAAGCTTTTGCTACCAGAAAAGAATCTATTTTTCCTCCGCATCTTGTGTCTAAACAAATGCAGCGTATTCAGGATAAAGAATACCCAGTAGAATATTTAGAACTATCCAGAAACGCAGAGGGAAAGATTATAGATAAACAATCTAGGAAGATTCCTATCATGGAATTTCCTATCTCTAAGAAGACTGAAGATAAAGAGGGGGTACTTTGTGTGTACGAAAGACCACAAAAGGATCCTGCTTTTGGAATGTATTATGCTTCTGTGGATCCAGTAGGAGAGGGTAAGACCACAACTTCTGAATCTCTTTGTGCCATATACGTGTACAAGAATCCTGTAGAAGTAATTAAAGACGAGGGTAACGGAAAGGTAACCAATACCATAGAACGTGATAGAATTGTAGCCAGCTGGTGCGGTAGGTTTGATGACCTAAACAAAACCCATGAACGCCTAGAGCTTATCATAGAGTGGTACAACGCCTGGACCGTGGTGGAAAACAACGTGGCCCTGTTTATTCAGTACATGATCAGCCGCAAGAAGCAACGATACCTTGTACCAAAAGACATGATCCTGTTTTTAAAAGACCTGGGTGCCAACCGGAACGTGTTCCAAGAATACGGATGGAAGAACGTAGGGACCATCTTTAAGGGCAACCTGCTCTCTTACGGGATAGAGTTCCTCAAAGAAGAGCTGGATCATGAAACCAAGGCAGATGGAGAGATTGTAAAGACCATCTACGGGGTAGAAAGAATTCCGGATGTCATGCTTTTAAAAGAGATGCAAGCTTACCAAGAGGGGGTCAACGTGGACCGTTTGGTATCTTTTTGTGCCTTAGTGGCCTTTGCAAAAGTACAGCAAGCTAATAGAGGTTTAGCTAAACGTGTAGAAGTTACGGATCAAAAGTTGGATAACTCCCAGAAATTTAGTAAATTAAATTGGGGACCTTTTAGACATATGGGTTCTTCCAGAGGGAGTTCTGCAGGTATGAGACCACCCAGATCACCCTTTAAAAACCTAAAATAATGGAAAACACCCCACTACATGCACAGAAAGTAACTATTCTTTCCCGTCTGATAAAGGAAAGCTCACTCAGTTTAGAGGAGGCTTTAGTTCTTTTAAAGGAGGAGGAAGAGGAGGAAGTTACTCCGTCCACATTTAATCCTGGTACTACAACACCTTGGACTGTTCCAATTCAACCTTATGGAACAGGTATTAGCAGTGGAACAATTACCTGGACTGGTGGAACTGGAACTACTACTGTAGTACCGGCTAATTCCTTTTTTACTACAAATACCGAGGTTGAACCCGACCTAAATAATTAATTATCATGCAGATATATAACGCTCTAGACCTAAAGGCTGGTAAAAAGGCCGACTATAACAAGATGGGTACTCTAACCCAACCTATTCAGTTTCTTTCTGAGAAGGAAAAGGATGAGGAATGGAGAGCCTGGAACCTTGACTGGTTAGAGTGGCAGGGTATGAAGCAGGTTAGGCGTAATGCTCGTAGGCTGATGAAGAACTACAAGCTTGCCAAAGGCATTATAGATAAGGCAGACTACATTGTAGAAGAAGACAACGAGATGGCGGATCTGATAGATACTCTTACTAAAGAAGATCAGTCTGCTTTAGAGCTTAAGTTCTATCCTATTATTCCTAACGTAATTAACGTACTCGCAAACGAGTTTTCTAAGCGTAGCTCTCGTATTATGTTCAAGGCCGTAGATGATATTTCCTACAACGAAATGATGGAGGAAAAAAGATCTATGGTAGAAAATGTACTGCTTCAGGATGCTGAACGCAGGGTCATGATGCAGATGATGAACATGGGTATAGAGCTAGACTCTGAAGAAATGCAAAAAGCCATTGCTCCTGAAAATTTGCAGAAGCTTCCGGAAATAGAAGGCTTCTTCCGTAAAGACTACCGTTCTATGATTGAAGAGTGGGCTACCCACCAGATGAGTGTAGATGAGGAAAGGTTTAAGATGCAAGAACTAGAAGAGCGTGCTTTTCGTGATATGCTAATTACAGACCGAGAGTTCTGGCATTTTCGTATGATGGAAGATGATTATGAGGTAGAGCTTTGGAATCCGCTGCTTACTTTCTATCATAAATCACCAGATGTCCGTTATATCAGCCAGGGTAACTGGGTGGGTAAAATGGATCTGATGAGTGTATCAGATGTGATTGACAAGTACGGATGGATGATGACGCAGGATCAGTTAGAAGCTTTGGAAGCTATCTACCCTGTACGTTCAGCCGGCTATCCTATTGAAGGATACCAGAACGATGGTACATATTACGATCCTACTCGTTCTCACGAGTGGAATACTCAAATGCCATCTTTGGCCTACCGCCAGTTTACTTCTGTGTATGACTCACAATTTGGTACGGGAGATATTGTTGAATGGATCATGTCTGACTCAGAAGATACTATTGACTTTGGTAAAAGTCATATGCTCAGGGTTTCTTCAATCTACTGGAAGAGTCAGAGAAAAGTAGGACATCTTACCAAGATTACTGAAGAAGGTGAGATTATACAAGACATTGTAGACGAAACCTATAAGATAACAGACAAACCTGAGTACAACACTGTTATATACAAACAAAAGTCCAAGGATAACTTAATCTTTGGTGAACATATTGACTGGATCTGGATCAACGAGACCTGGGGTGGTATCAAGATTGGACCTAACCGTCCTGCTTTCTGGGGTCAAAATAACCCTGGTGGTATCAATCCTATCTATTTAGGTTTGAATGGGGGTAAGCCTGGTCGGATTCCATTCCAGTTTAAAGGAGATTCTACTCTTTATGGTTGCAAACTTCCTGTGGAAGGTTCTGTATTTGGTGATCGTAACACCCGCAGTATTTCACTGGTTGATCTCATGAAGCCATACCAGATAGGTTATAACATTGTAAATAACCAAATAGCTGACATCCTTGTAGATGAGCTAGGTACGGTTATTCTATTGGACCAGAACTCTTTACCTCGTCACTCTTTGGGAGAAGACTGGGGTAAAAATAATCTGGCCAAAGCCTATGTGGCCATGAAGAACTTCCAGATGCTACCGCTGGATACAACTATTACAAATACAGAGAATGCTCTGAATTTCCAGCACTACCAGGTGCTAAATCTTGAGCAGACCAACCGTTTGCTTTCTCGTATTAATCTTGCCCAGTATTTTAAGAACCAGGCCTTTGAGGTTATTGGTCTTAACCCACAACGCATGGGTCAGCAGATTGCTCAGCAGCAAACTGCTACTGGTATAGAACAGGCTATGAGTGCCAGCTATGCACAGACTGAGCAGTATTTTATTCAGCACTCTGATAACCTGATGCCAAGAGTTCACCAAATGAGAACTGACTTGGCTCAATACTACCATTCTAAGAAACCTAGTGTAAGACTTACCTATATCACTTCTAAAGATGAAAAAGTAAACTTTGAGATGAATGGTACAGATCTTCTATTAAGAGATCTGAATATCTTCTGTACTACAAAGACCAACTCTCGTGCCATTATGGAGCAGCTTAAACAGCTGGCTATTAACAACAACACAACTGGTGCATCTATCTATGACCTGGGTAATGTAATTAAGTCTGAGTCTATAGCTGAACTTACCGGTGTTCTTAAGTCTGCTGAAGAAAAATCTATGGCACAGAAGCAGTCTGAGATGCAACAGCAACAGCAAATGCAGCAGGAAATGCTGGCGGCCCAAGAAAAACAAAGGGCTATGGAACTGCAGGCACAATCTGATAGAGATGATAAGATGATCCAAAAAGATATTACGGTAGCTGAGATACGTGCTGCTGGCTATGGAGCTATGCAGGATATCAATCAGAACCAGCAGTCAGATTTTCAAGATGCTCTTGAAGGAATACGTAATGAACAACGTTATCAAGATCAGATGAACCTAAAGCGTGAGCAGACACTTACTCAGAAAGAACAAGGCAGTGCTAAGCTTCAGATTGAGCGTGAAAGGCTTCAGGCTCAGAAAGATATAGCTGATAAACAACTCCAGATTGCCAGGGAAAACAAAAATAAGTACGACAAACCTGGTAAAAAGTCAAACTAAACTTTGGGTTAGTAGAGAACTATAGCTCTATTATCCATACTTCAGGTACCCTTCAGCTCTACAAAGTAAATTTTTAGGGTTTAAAGTCGTATATTTTTATTGTAGAAGTACACCATAAAAAACCAATATAACCTATGGAAAATCAGAACAATGTACAGACTTCTGTACAGCAAGTAGATCTTGACATAGACAGCTGGCTTGGAGCCCCCGGTGCAGATAGTATCGTAACCCCAACAGCTGCTGATACCAAGAAAGCAGAAACAAAACCTAACATCTTTTCTGCAAAAGCTGTAGATCTCAGCTTCATTGATAAAGACGATGAAGAAGAAAACAAAGATGAGCCTGCAGGAGAAGATAAAAAGGACACAGAACCCCTAGTTTCCCGTGAAACATCTGGTAACGTATTTGACGAGCTAGGTAAAGAGGAAACAGAAGATGAGGAAAAGAAGACCAAAGGTGGTCGTCCTCGTACAGAAAAGTCTGGTCTAGTAGAGTTTCTAAAAAAACGCATAGAGTCAAAGGAAATGTTTGCCTTTGATGACTTTGACGAAAGTAAACAATCTCTTGATGACTACCTTGGTGGTCTTGGAGAGAAAGATATAGAGGAGCTCTGGCAAGCTAACGTTGATAACCTCAAGCAAGAAGTAGCAGCCAAGACTCCAAAAGAGTTCTTTGAGTCATTACCTGATGAGTTGCAATATGCAGCTAAGTATGTAATGGATGGTGGACAAGACCTTAAAGGTTTGTTCCAAGCTCTGGCTCAGGTTGAGCAGGTTCGTTCTTTGAACCCTGCTGACGAAGGAGACCAAGAAGGTATTGTAAGATCTTACCTCAGTGCTACCGGTTTTGGTACAGAAGAGGAGATTGAAGAAGAAGTAAATACCTGGAAAGACCTTGGAGTGCTAGAAAAGAAAGCTAAGCAGTTCAAACCAAAGTTGGATCAGATGCAGGAAGAAATCGTGCAATCTCAGCTGGTAGAACAGGAAGCTAGAAAGCAGCAGCAGGAACAAGCTGCACAGGCTTATATGCAGAATGTGTTTGAAGCCCTTCGTCCGGCAGAGATCAACGGTCTAAAACTTGACAAGAAAACCCAAGCACAACTTTATAGTGGTCTTGTACAACCTCAGTATCCATCCATCAGTGGTCGTCCAACCAACTTACTCGGTCATCTTTTAGAGAAGTACCAGTTTGTTGAACCTGACTACCCACTTATTGCAGAAGCTCTTTGGTTACTTTCTAACCCTGATGAATATCGTCAGAACCTAGTAAAGCAAGGAAAGAACCAAGCAGTAGAACAAACCGTACGCCAACTCAAGACTGAGCAGAGCCGTAAACAAAGTTCTACTTACCAGGATGAAGATGATCAAAGACCTAGAAAAATAGCTAGACCTCAGAATATTTTTAAACGCTAATATTTTATTAACCCCCTAAATCCGATGCCCTATGGCAACTCCAGTTTTGAACAATGGTATATTTCTACGAGATACCAGCTATCAAACTAGCTCACACGTAGATTCTTACCACCTTTCAAACCTCCTAAAGAGTGCGGAACCAACTGATCTTGGTCCCGTAGATCTATGGGCTATGGCTCAAAAGGTAGAAATGCCTTTGTACCAGATGTCCAGCTTTGGAGGAAAGAACGTTATCTCTGTAGATAACGCACGTGGTGAGTACAAATGGCAGATCCCTGTAGCTCAGGATCTACCCTATATCACAGAAGATATAGAATCCGCTAATGCCACTAAAGGTATTGACGGACAGAGCTTCAAGATCAAAGTAAACAAGCGTTCTTTTGGTCATGGTGATATCATCACTTATGACAAGTACAACGGTGTTGAAATGTACATCACTGCAGACGATATTATCCCTGCTGGTGACGGTTTCATCTACACAGTACAGCTTGTAAACAATGACAATGCTAAGTTTTTAGACAACAAGTATTTAAAAGTTGGAACCAAAGTATTCCGTAAGGGTTCTGCCCGTGGTGAATATGGTGAGCGTTTCTCAGATTTGGGTAACGTATCAGCTGGTTTCCGCGAATTCTACAACTATGTAGGTGGTGCAGAAGCTCACGTACACTACAGCATCAGCTCTCGTGCAGACTTGATGATGAAAGGTGGTATGAAAGCTGACGGTACTGTACCTGTAGTTGAGCTTTGGAGAAACTTTGACAGTGAGGCTCTTAAAGATCCTTCTGTTACTTCTCTTGAAAGCATGGCTTCTAAAATGGGTAAAGATTATGTAAAGAAAGCTTACCAGTCTGGTCAGTTGACTCGTACATTCTTGACTACTCTTGAAGCTGCTCATTTGACTAAGATTGCTAACGACATGGAAACTTACCTCATGTGGGGACAAGGTGGACGTGTTAAGCAAGACGGTCCAGATGATATCCGTTTGTCAGTAGGTCTTTGGAAGCAGTTGGATAACTCTTACAAGCGTATCTACAACAAAGGTTCTTTCAATCTTGACTTGTTTAAGTCTGAAATCTTCAACTTCTTCAATGGTAAGGTTGAGTTCCAAGGTCCAGATCCTAAGCGTCAGCTTGTTGTACAAACTGGTCTTGGTGGTATGAAATTGGTTAACGAAGCAATTAAGAAGGAAGCTATCAACAGCGGTCTTGTTATCAATGCTTCTGAAATCGGTGCTATCACTGGTAAAGGTATGGATCTAAACTTCGGTTTTGCATACACTCAGTACGTTATTCCGTTCTTGGCTAACGTTAAGTTTGTATTGAACCCTGCGTTTGATAACATCCACACCAATGATATTGAGAACCCAATCATTGATGGTTTCCCATTATCTTCTTACAACTTCATCATATTTGATATCACAGATAACGTTAACGACAACATCTTCTTGTTGAAGTTAAGCTGGGATAATCAATTGAAGTGGTTCTATCAGAATGGTACAATGGATTACATGGGTCGTACACAAGGCTTCCAGTCTTCTGGAAACTTCAACGGTTACCGTGTGTTCATGAGCCAGACTATGCCAGCGATCTGGGTGAAAGATCCTACCAAGGTTCTTAAGATCGTGATGAGAAACCCTGTTACAGGCGGCTCATTCTAAATTATAACAGTACCTGGGTTGCTTCCCATAAGAACAGCACCCAGGTCTTTATATAGTTTTCCCCCTAACCTGTTGTACGCACACCGTGTCTGATCAGACGGAGAGCTTGCAACTCTCGACAGGTTCTGATATGAGGTCGCAAAATGCGGCCACTTATGAAAAACCAAAAAAACCAAACATGAGTACAGTTACCATTGTGGAGAAGTACCCACAAAACAAAAGAAGCAGTATTGCAATCCGTCCCTTTTTTGATCCTATGGTGGACAATATGGGATTACAGAAGTACGGCTTAAGCCTTTTTGACGGAGCGTTTCACGAGGAACAGCTTGCCTGTCTAGAGATCAACGGTATCAAAAGATACCTTACTGGCTTAAATGAGTTTGCTCCGGAAGTAAAAGAACTTCCGTTAGAAGAACAAGAAGCCAAGATCAAACAGATTCGTCAGATTGTAGCTCAGCTAGAAAAAGAACTTGCAGCCAACGTGGTTGACCCCGCTGATGAGCAGTTCTGGAACAAGATCAAACTCTTGAAACCTGACAATGCTGACTTCTGGGATAAAGTAAAGATTCGTTGTGGTAACGAACCTGTATTCTTGGAGCCTGAAAAAGATCCTTATGATCTGATCAGACTTTACGCAATCGAGGCTGGTGGGTTTTCCATCGTGTCTAAATCTTTAGAAGAAGCCCGTCGTCAACCGGTTCCTCCTAAGTTTTACCTCGATAAATTGGAAGAAACTGCTTCCGTACAAACAGAGGTTAAGAAGTTGCGTAACAAAGCTCTTTCTGAACTTCAGAAATTGTTTGACAAGAATCAGAACAAGCTATTGTATATAGCAAAGGTGCTTGACCCTAACAGTGCTCAGTACAAAAAGTCTACTCCAAATGATATTATCTATGATAACATGGATAAGTACATTAACGGAGACCTTGTAGAAAAAGATAAACGTAAGACTGCCCAGAGATTTCTGGATACCGCTAATCTGGATATGGAAACATTAAAGATCCGGACTATTGTAAAGGACAGTTCTTATTACAAGTTCATAGCTACTAAAGCTGACGGGTTTATCTATCATATGCAGACTGGTACTATGATGGGAAGAACACCGACCGATGTGGTGGAATACCTGAAGAATCCTTTGAACGAGGAGATTCTGGTGGATCTTACCAAAAAAGTAGAGAAATACTGGAACGCTTAATAGAATATGAACAACAACCTTCTACAGATAAAGATCAAACAGCGGCTGAATAAGCTGGCTTCCCTGGACTATGACAACATAGAATGTTGGCAGATCCAGGAAGCATTTAACAAAGCTCAGCTGGAGTGGGTACGTCGTATGATGTACGGTCTAAACACGCGTAGAGAAGGTACCGAACAGTCAACCGGTTTGGTGGATGATTTGCAGGTCATATTGAAATCTCAGGATCTGACACCAGTAGACAAACAAACGTTCTTTGAAGCCACGCTTCCTGCAGACTATCTATACTATGTAAGGACAGATGTTTACGCTAACAGTAAATGCTGCCCTGATAAACGTAAGATGGTTGTATATGAGGTAGAAGAAGCCAATATGGGTGTTCTTCTAACTTCTGACACTAAAGGTCCTAGCTTTGAATGGGGTGAGACCTTGAGTACACTGGTAGGAGATAAACTTCGTGTATACACCAATGGTGAGTTTAATATCACAGACGTTGGACTTGTATACTACAGGACTCCACGCCAGGTACAGTTTCAGGGTTGTGTAAATCCCATTACAGGTCAGGCTTTTACAGCCAACCAGGAATGTGAGTTCAAAGACGATGTTGCTGAAATCTTAGTAGATCAGGCAGCAGCTATTCTTGCCGGTGACATAGAAAGCATGAACCAGTATCAAAGACAGTCACAAGAAGTACAAAAGAATAGCTAATGATAAAGACCATACCCAGACCGAGCCCTATGGGTCCTTGTACTGAAACAGCAGCTATGGTGGCCAATGCTCAGGCTTTGGTTGTATCAATACACCAGTTGCACCTGAAGATTACAGGACCAGGATCACACGCAGCCCATGAAGCTTTGGGTGATTTTTATGAAGGTATGCCAGGTCTTGTTGATAAAGTAGCCGAGCAATACCAGGGAGCTCGTGAAAAACTCCTGGAATATCCTACAGTAGCTGCAGTAAAATGCAGTTCTGTACAAGAAGCCCTGACTCACATGAAGGAGCTGTACAACGAAATAGTAGAACTGCAACGTATTATGCCGTTCTCAGAAGTAGTGAATCAGCTAGATGAGATAAAGAGTCTGATAGCTTCTACCAAGTATAAACTAATGTTTTTAAGCTAATTTTTTATTTATTAACCCCTAAATCTAAACACCATGTATTTTCCTCATGCGTTTCGTAAGAGTTTTTTGCCTGCGAGCACAACTCTTGCTAGCTCTGGATCTACTGCAGATTTGACTGGTGGCCAGATTGGATTCTTTGATGCAAAGACTTTCCAAACTGTAACCGCTCAGGCTGCTCCGTTTATCCTAGCTGAAGGTAGTCGTTTCGCTTCTGACAAGATTGGCCCCGTTCACGGTGGTTACAAAGAGTCTAAGAAGTCTAAGGCTATCAACCCTAAGTATGTAAGCCGCGTTATCAAAGTTTCTGGTAAGGCTGCTGTAAACCAAATCATCAAAGTAGAAGCTAATGCTTGTGCAGGTCTTGCTTGTGACAGCACTGTACGTCTTCGTCTTGATGTTAAAGGTTCTCCTGCTCTCCGTTTCTTAAACCATCAGTTGTATCAAACTTTGGATGCTTACACAGGTTGCTGTGATGCAAACAATGCTGCTATTGATCACACTGTGGCTCTTTTGAAGTGGGCAGATCAGATTAACTCTGAGCCTTTATTAAAAGATTTTGTAGACGCTAAAGTATGGGTTGAAGCTCACGGTAGTGTAGCTATTGATCCTACTGCTGCATCTGCAACTATTGTTGTAGCTAATGCTGACCGTACTAAGTTCACAGTTGGTGACAAAGTGGTTGCTGCTGGTATCCCTGCTAATACACTTGTTGTATCTGTAGGTGCTGCTGATTCAGCTTCTACTGGTAACGCTAACGTAGTTCTTAGCCGTGCTGCTACTTCTTCTACAAACGTTAACGCAGCTATTTTTGATCCTGCTGCATCTGCAACATATGTTCCTGCTACTTCTAGCTTAGGCAATGTAAATAGCCACATGGACATTATTGCTGCTTATGTAGACACAACTTTCGGTAACTGTACTTTTACTCCTACTGATTTTTATGGCTTAGAGCCTTTGTTTATCTACGCTTCTGTAGTTGACGAGTCTGGTGATCCTTGCAAAGTAGAGTGCATCTCAGTTTCTGAGTCTCAAGTTCCTACACAAGTATCTGGTCTTGGTGAGACTGTACTTCGTGAATTGATCTTAGATGGTCGTTACCTTCAGAATGCATACCCTGACAGTTCTCGTGTAGACAGCTTACGTATGCGTGAGATCGAAGCAGATCCTGCTTTGGCTACCGTAAACCGTAACGGTTTGTACGATCAGGTGTTGATCTTGCACAATGTGCCTCGTTTCAACAACCCAACTAGTACATTTGATAACGATCAGTATTTGTTAGTACTTCATGTTCCTGCTGGAACTGCTACTGCTAGCATTACTAACTTCGTAATCAACAGCTGTACTGCTGCCGGTAATGCAGTTGCTTTGGAGAGCTTCTAAGCAATCTAGATACCTTATACAAAACGGGAGGCGGACTTAGTGTCCCCTCCCTTTTGTTTTTTGGAGAACTCCCAAAAAATCAGTATATTATTATTGAGAACCTCTGTTCTTTTACTCCTATAAATTCTTAAAGTTTACCCAGATGGCAAGCAAACACCAGCTAAGTTTAGAGCTGCCTGATACTAACAATATCAAGGTTTTACGCATATTCGACACCAGTATCTACGCTAATGGTGTTGGTAAAGACTGTGGTGTTTTAAGCATCACTTCTCCAGGTTTTAACCTGCCTGTAAACATTGAGATCCTGCCTGGGTTTAATTCTACACTTACAGCCTGTACACTTGGTCTACAAAAGACCGGTTGTTCTGAAGCTGTACAAGCTTTACCTGATGGTATTTATACAATTAGGTATTCTGTATCTCCTAATACTTCTGTGTTTGTTGAGTACAATCACCTCCGTGTGACCCAGACCAACAACCGTTATCATAATCTTTTGTGTGAACTAGAAATGGCAGCCTGTGAGCCTGATGCTGATGTAAAAGAGCAGCTTAAGGAACTAAGACTTATCAAGAGCTTTATTGAAGCTGCCAAAGCTAAAGTGGAATACTGCCATGATCCGGAAGCCGGTATGGAGCTTTTGCTTTATGCCAAGAAGAGGCTGGATAAGATAACGAACAATCTTTGTTCGGACTCCTGCTCAACTTGCTAAATAAACATAAAAACCAAAAACCCATGAGAACATGCCCTAACTGCGGGTCACAAATTACCTGCGGATGCCAAGACAGAACAGCATCAGATGGAAAGAAAGTATGCAGTACCTGTGTTGCTTTATATGAGCAGCAGATAAAAACCCAGAATCAGACACCAAATGAGAACTTATCTACCCAACAAGGTTAAATACTACAAGCAGTTTGCTGACGTAATACATCGCAAGTATAAGCAGATGCGTTACGGTATTGGTTCCTGCAAACCTGAGCAGGATCAGGACCTTATCAGTATGCGTAAGGAGTTGGTAGAATGGGAGTCTAATGAAGATGACGGAGCTCTTTCAGAAACTAAGATTCAGTATAAGACCTGGTTGGGTGTGAAATACGATGATGTCCTGTACTCTAAAGGTGGTACGGGCTTTATTGTTTCTGACGAGGGTAAGGCTCCAGCTATGGGACTTAACTACATGGGTGGTGCTGCTCAGGGTGGCCAAAACATTATAGAAATTAACTCTGGTGGTTGTATTACCAGGATTAATCTTAACCCTGCTATTACTATAAACCAAAACAGCTCATTTGTTCATACCCAGACTACGCCTGCTACAATGTGGGATATAAATCATGGTATGAATCTGATACCTAATGTAACTACTGAAGATGCTCAAGGTAATGATATAGTGGGTATACTAGATGTGGTAGATAATAACAGAATCAAGATTTATTTTAACACCCCTGTAGCGGGTAAAGCATATTTATCATAATGTCAGAAGAAATACCATCTATACCGACATCAGTTAAGTATTACTATGATTTAGATCTTGGTACAAATCAGCTTTTAAATGCTCGTTTGCATCCAGTGACAACTGCAGAAAGAATTGCTCTTGCTTCTAGTTATAACTCTGCAGATGAAGGTGTAGTAGTATACGATAGTACATTGGATACCTTTTTTGCGTGGAACGGTAACACTTGGCTTCAGATAGGTATTACACAAAGTGATCTTCATAAAATAGGAGAGGCTTACGACCGTTCAGTAATGAGCGTGGATGTAACAAGTACAAACACAGATAGAACTATAACATTAAACTATAGGGACGCAACCTTTACAGCAGATGTATACAAGTATGCTCATATTCACAATCAGCCAAGTGCTTCTGCACAGTGGACCATCACTCACAATCTGGGTAAATTCCCTTCGGTTAGTGTGGTTGACTCAGCTAACAATGAAGTAATTGGTGAAGTAGAGTATGTAACAGATACACAGCTTGTTATAAAGTTTTCAGCTCCTTTTAGTGGAAAAGCATTTTTTAATTAATTAATATATAATCTAGATCCCCATGGCAAAAAAGTTTTTAACTAACCTAGACCTCGCCAAAAATCAGATACTGAACGTAGCGTTACAGAATCTGGCTTCGGCTCCGGCATCACCTGTAGCCGGTCAAATTTACTTCAACACTACAGACGTTCGTATTTATTTTTGGGACGGTACTGCGTGGGTAGATGTATCAGGTGATCTTCGTAGTGTAATTGGTGGTAGCGGTCTTACTGCTACCTATACTCCTGACGGTGATGAGGTAACTCTTGACGTCAATGTAGATAATGCTACTATTGAAATTAATGCTGATACTCTTCGTGTAAAAGACTTAGGTATCATTACAGCTAAACTTGCTGACTCTGCAGTTACTACTATAAAGATTAATACCAATGCTGTAACTCTTGGTAAAATTCAGCAGATTGCTGCATTAAGAGTACTAGGTAACCTTTCTGGAGGTACAGCTGATGTTGCAGAAGTAACAGTTATTACAGACATGGCAAGTTCTAGTTCTACTACACTTGCTACATCTAGTGCTATCAAGACTTACATTGATGCAAACATCGGTGCTCTTGGTAACTTGGAAGGAGGTTGGAGTGCTGCTTCTGGAACTTTTCCTGTTGGATCTTCTCCAGTTGCAGGTACTAAAGCTGGTGACTACTGGTATGTAACTACTGCTGGTACAACTGGTGGTGTAGCTTTTAATCTTGGTGATGTAATCATTGCTAAAATAAACAATGCTTCTACTACTCTTGCTTCAGACTGGGTTCAGTTAGAAGTTAACCGTGACCAGGCTACAGAAACTATATTAGGTCTTGTAGAGATTGCTACTCAAACCGAAACAAATGATGGGTTGAGTGATACTGCAGCAGTAACTCCACTTAAATTAGCTGGACGTTCAGCAACAGAAACTCGTACAGGTATTGCAGAGCTTGCTACTCAAGCTGAGACAAATACCGGTACAGATGATGCACGTATCGTTACACCTCTTAAGTTAAAAACAAACCTTGCTACTTATAAGCATTCAGGAAACGTAGTAGTAACTACAGCAGGTAACTATACTGTGACACATAACCTTGGTACAACTGATTTAATGGTAAGAGTTGCAGATTCAGCAGGTGAGACTGTGTTTTGTGATGTAACAACTACTTCTGCAAACGTAGTAACTCTTGCTTTTTCTGGATCTCCAATTTCAGGTACATATCGTGTTATTGTAAGCTCACTGTAATAAACTAACTAAATGAAGTTTCTATCAGACATACTGGCAAGAGCCGGTCTGGTAGTAGAAGGAGCAGTTACGCTTAACAGTGTACCCAACGCTACTACAGATACAGACAAATTTCTTGTTGTTGATTCTGGTGCAGTTAAATACCGCACTGGAGCTCAGCTATTATCTGATATTGGAGGAGCTGCTCTTGCAACAGTATTTGTAACAGATTATGATTATAATATTACAGGTACTAAAAATGGAACCAATAAAGTATTTACCCTTAGTGGAAACTTTACAAGTGGTACTACAAGAGTTTTTGTTAACGGTATTCGTTACACACGCGGGGCAAGCTATGACTATGTAGAGACAGGAAACAATCAGATAACTTTTACAAATGCTCCAGATGCTGGGGATCTTATAACAGTAGATTACATTAAACCCTAAAATAATTAAAACATAAAACTATGCCAGTTACTCAAGTTCGTACGAAACAGCAGTTGTTAGTCACAGATAACGTTGACTTTCAAAACTTTCGTATTCTAAATCTGGCAGATCCGACAAATGCACAGGATGCTGCCACCAAAGCTTATGTTGACGCTGTAAAACAGGCTTTAGATATTAAAGATTCTGTACGTGTAGCCACTACAGCTAACATTACTTTGTCTGCTACTCAGACAATTGATGGTGTAACTGTAGCAGCAGGTGACAGAGTCCTTGTAAAAGATCAAACAACCGGTTCTCAGAACGGTATCTACGTAGTAGCTGCTGGAGCATGGGCACGTTCAATTGATGCAAACATTTCTGCTGAAGTAACACCAGGGTTGTTTGTCTTTGTAGAAGAAGGTACTGCTAACGGTGACAATGGTTATGTTCTTACTACAAACGGACCTATAACACTAGATACTACAGCTCTTACCTTTACTCAGTTTTCTGGTGCAGGTCAAATTACAGCAGGTACTGGTTTAACAAAGACCGGTAACACGATTGATGTAATTGGTACAGCTGGTCGTATTGTGGCTAACGCTGACAGTATTGACCTTGCCACTGTATCAGTAGGCTCAACAGTTGCAGCTGGACTGCGTAAGTTTGATGTAGATTCTTATGGTAGAATTTCTCAAGCAGCAGCTGCTAATGCAACTGATATCAACACTGCTTACGGTTCTCAAACTGCAAACTTTGTTCTTGCAGCTCCTGATGCCGCAGCAGGTAACCCATCGTTTAGAGCTTTAGTAGCAAACGATATTCCTAACCACAGTACAGATAAACTTACTAGTGGAACTTTACCAATTGCTCGTGGTGGTACTGGAGTAACTGGAGTTCCAACAAACGGTCAGTTGCTCATTGGTAATGGTACAGGATATACTGTAGCCGCATTAACTGCTGGTACTGCAATTAGTGTTACAAACGCATCTGGTAGTATTACAATTGCCAACACTGGTGTTACCGCATTGACTGGTACTGCTAACCAAGTGACTGTATCTGCATCTACTGGATCGGTTACATTATCTCTTCCTCAAAATATTCATACTAGTGCTACACCAACCTTTGCTGGTTTAACTATAACAGCAGGTACTGTTACTACAAGTACTCCTTATAGATCATCTACCCAGACTTGGAACGCAGGTGCGGTAAGTTTTGTAGGTGAATTGGTTAACATTACTGACACAGCTTCTGCTGCGGGTTCAAGATTTATAGAATATCAAACAGGAGGTGTAGCTAGATTTGCTGTAAGAAAAGATGGTGCGATTGTTACCGGTTCATGGGCAGCTACAACTATTGCTGCTAACGTGGGGGGTACTGGTCAGACATCTTATGCAGTTGGTGATATTCTATTTGCTGATACTACTTCAACTCTTGCAAAACTTGCAGCTGTAGCAACAGGTAACGTATTGATTTCTGGTGGAGTAAGTACAGCTCCAAGTTATGGTAAAGTTGGTCTTACTACACATATCAGTGGTACACTTGCCGTAGGTAACGGTGGTACTGGCGTAACTACTACACCTACTAATGGTCAACTTTTGATCGGTAACGGTACTAACTATACGGTAGCTAATCTTACAGCTGGTACTGGTGTAACTATAACAAACGGATCTGGTTCTATTTCAATTGCTGTAGCTACAGCTTCAATTCTTGCTAAATCTGATTTTATAGTAAGAGAAATTCCAACAGGTACAGTGAATGGATCAAATGCAACATTTACTCTTGCTAGTACTCCAGTAGCTGGATCTGAATCAGTATATGTAAACGGTATTTTACAGAATGTAGGAACCGGTAATGACTATACTATATCAGGTGCTACAGTAACTTTCTTAACAGGAGCTATTCCTCAGACAGGAGATATTGTACGCGTTTCTTATATAAGATAATTTTAAATAACTGATCTATGCCTGTAACAGGTCTACGAGGACGACAAATACGTGACGGTGATGTACTAAGGGCTGACTTAAATACGTCAACCTCTGGCTCAGCCGTCATTACCAAGATTATAGCTGGTACTAATATATCTATTAGTTCCACTGGTGTAGATGCTGGTACTGGCGATGTTACTATTTCTGCAACTGGAACTGGTCTTAATGGTACAGGTTTTGTACGTATGAGTGGTACAACCGTTTCTTATATTACAGGTACTAGTGCACAGTTTGTGAAAGCTAACGGATCACTTGACTCTAACTCATATTTTGCAAATGGAGACTATTTTGCACCAAATGCTTCATTTGGTCAGCGTCCTTTAAGATCACAGATTGTAGATAATGTTTTATACCAGGCTGATAGTAGGTTTAGTGTTACCAGAACAGATACCAGTGGAAGAATGGGTAATGCTTTGTTTAATGGAAACTATGACCAAACAGCTTTTACAGTAGCAGCTGGTACATCACAAACATTTAATATAAACTTTACAGCTAACGGTAACTCTTCAATTACATATACAGAAGGTGCTGTTTACCTTCACTTTTATTATACTACTGTACCAGCATCAGTTTCAGGTAGAGTAAAGGATGGTAATTCAACTTGGAGAGATATAACCGGGTGGACCAATGTTTCTACCAATGGTAGTTATGCAGTTTGGCGAGGAAACGTTCCTACTTTTAACTACATGACCGATATGGAAATCACCATAACGGCAAACGCTGGTAATAACGCAGGTTTAAGCCAGTGGGAATATGTGATGGGCCGTCCGGGTCAGTATGAGTGGGGTGTGATAAGTAAAATGCAGGATAATAACCTGTGGACAAACCTTACTTTTAGAAATGGTACAAATGCTGCTACTATAAGTTTAGCACCAAGTACAGGAGTTGTTACTGCAGCTTCTTTTGTAAGATCAGGTGGTACTGCTTCTCAGTTCTTAAAAGCAAACGGTACTATAGATTCTAATACATACCTGACAGGAAACCAGTCTATTACTGTATCTGGTGACGCTTCTGGTTCTGGTGCTACTGCTATAGCTTTAACACTTGCAACTGTCAACTCTAATATTGGAACGTTTAATAACGTCACCGTCAATGCTAAAGGTTTAGTAACAGCTGCTTCTAACGTTTCCTACCTTACAGGTAACCAGTCGATCAGTTTGACAGGTGAAGCTACAGGATCTGGAGCCACCTCTATATCAGTGACGCTAACAAACAGTGCAGTGATCGGTAAACTGCTTACCGGACTGAACATTACCGGTGGTACTGTAGCAGCTACTGATACTATCCTTGCTGCTTTTGGTAAACTCCAAAACCAGGTCAACGGACTAACTGGTGGTGTTACTTACCAGGGAACATGGAATGCATCTACTAATACACCGGCACTTGCATCCTCTACCGGTACAAAAGGATTTTACTACGTAGTAAGTGTAGCAGGAACTACTGCTCTTAATGGTGTATCTTCCTGGAGTCTTGGTGACTGGGCTATCTATAACGGTACAGCCTGGGAAAAAGTAGACAACACAGATGCTGTTGTTTCTGTAAATGGATTTACCGGTGCCGTGTCTCTTACTACAGCTAACGTTTCTGAAAGCGGAAACTTATATTATACAGATGCTAGAGCTCGTGCAGCAATTACTCTTACTACAACTGGATCAAGTGGTGCAGCAGCATATTCTGGTGGTACGTTAAACATACCAACCTATACACTAGCTGGATTAGGCGGACAGACTGCATTGAACGGTACAGGTTTTGTTAAGATATCTGGTACAACAATAACGTATGATAACAGTACATATGCTTTAAGCAGTCATACTCACTCTTATTTTATAGGAACAACAGCAGTACAAACTTCATCTGCTAACCAGGGTCTTACTGGTATAAGCAGTATTGGTTTTGTTGCTGAGGGTTCTGACAGTGCTTCTATATCAACTACAATAAGTGGAACTAGCACGTTCTTTGACTTTAACTTAACTGATGATAATAACAACGATGAATGGCGTTGGAGGTTTACTCCTTCTGGAGCAACTGTTTATAACGCCATGCGTCTTGTACCTGTATCTAACACTGCAGCAAATCTTATAGTTTCAGGTACAATTACTGGGTCTCAGATTATTAGATCTGGTGGAACTGCGTCTCAGTTTCTTAAGGCGGATGGTTCTGTTGATTCATCAAGTTACGTACCAACCTCACGCACACTAACAATCAATGGTACTGCGTTTGATTTAAGTGCGGATAGGTCTTGGACAATTACAGCAACAGGAGGAGTATCTGCTCTTAGTGCAGGCAGTGGCATATCTGTAAGCTCTACTACTGGTGCTATTACTGTTACAAACACCGGTTTATTATCTGCTACGGCAGGCTCGGGTATATCTGTAAGTACAACAAGCGGGGTGCTAAATATTTTAAACACTGGTATTCTTTCTAGTACGGCTGGTAGTGGTATATCTGTTTCTACAGCTAGCGGTGTATTAAATATTGTTAACACAGGTCTGTTATCTGCAACATCTGGTTCAGGTATAAGTGTATCAACGGCTAGTGGCACACTTAACATTGTTAATACAGGCTTATTATCTGCAACAGCAGGAACAGGAATAAGTGTTTCTACTACATCAGGAACATTGAATATAGTTAATACCATTACTAATACAAATCAACTAACTAATGGTGCAGGATACATAACTGGTATTACATCAGGTATGGTGACTACTGCATTAGGATATACTCCTTATAATAGTACTAATCCCAATGGGTATATAACAGCATCTTCAAGCAATACTCTTACAAACAAGAGTGGTAACATTAGCCAGTGGACTAATGACAGCGGTTATATAACTGCAACAAGTTCCACATATACTTATTCAGCAAGTTTAACTCTCTCTACCAGTTGGCAGAATACTGGTGTTACTGCAACACAACTTTCTACTAGTGGTGTATACATTGTTACTTGTGCTGTTAATGACTTTGGCGTCGGTGGAGGTCAGTATACAGAAACATACGTGGGTATTATGTATTGGTATGCAGCCGGAACAAATAGCAACAATGCTGCAGAAATATCACTACATCATTCCGGTCATGCTGATAATGATAGATATATATATTTAAGAACATGGACTGATACTGGAGGAGCAACAGGTAAAATATATCTTCAGATAAAAGGAAACGGTAATAACTCAGCAGCTTCTACTTACTCATTTACATTTAAAAGACTACTATAACATATGTCATTTAGAATAGATCAACTAGCGGTACTTAATCTTGTAACAGTAGGAAACTCTGTTACAGCAGGTTCATTTGTTAGAAGTGGAGGCACAGCTGTTCAGTTTTTAATGGCTGATGGTTCAGTATCTACCAATCCAGGTTGGTTAACGAGTATTACATCAAACCAGGTTACGACAGCTTTAGGGTACACTCCTTACAATGCTACTAATCCTAATGGATATACTTCTAATACAGGAACTGTGACATCTGTATCTGGTACAGGAACCGTTTCAGGTCTTACGCTTACAGGTACCGTAACAAGCTCTGGTTCACTCACCCTTGGTGGTACGTTATCAGCAAGTATAGACAATATCACAGATGAGCATCGGTTGTTCAATAACATGGGAGATAATCATGGAACAAGATCATCCTTTGATGCTACAACACCTTCTTACAATTTTGGTTGGAGATATGTCCAGGGTAATACAAACGGTCCTGGCGTAAACTCTGCTACTCAGTATTATTCTGTATATGTTGGTCTTGGTAATGACTATCCTGCAACTGGTGCAGGTTCTTATGGTATGCAACTTGCCATACCTAGAAACGTTACTACTCCATATATATCTGTACGGTACAATGAAAATAACGGACTGGGATCTTGGCAGAAAATAGCTGCCGGTTATGCTGATACAGCTGGTGCTCTTACCAGTATGAACATATCCCAATTTACCAATAACAGCGGGTATACAACAAACGTAGGAACTGTCACCTCTGTTTCTGGTACAGGTACAGTTAGCGGACTAACACTTAGTGGTACAGTTACTTCTTCAGGGTCTTTGACTTTGGGTGGGACATTGACGCTAACTAGCGGTCAGGTTACTGGGGCTTTAGGGTATACACCATATAACTCTAGTAATCCTAATGGTTATATAACTTCTTCAGGTTCTATTAGTGGATCAGCTGGTTCTGTGGCTTGGACTAATGTAACAGGAAGACCTAGTGCATTAAGTTCATTTACTAATGATATAGTAGCTAGAACTACCCTTAGTGCTTCTGGTGATTTTCAATTTGGTGGTCAAGATTTAGCTCAGAATAACTTTAGTTTATCGGGTGCTACCACAGACACAGATCAGTTTGGTAGATATTATTATTCTGGCACATCAGGGTCTATCTGGTCGAGGTATTTACCGGTTGATAAGACTGGTAGATATAGAATGAGACTTAGATGGAAAGCTACAGCATCAAACAGTACATATCTTGCTGTGATTCTTTTAGACACCAACGGTAACAATATCAACGGTGCTGGGACATATTGGGCATATCCGTGGAGCGGGTCTGGAGCACCGACGTCATGGACAACAAGTGAATACTGGTATGATGGATCGTCTTTCCCGTCAAATGCTGCTTATGTAGCTTTTGGTATATCTCATACTAACTATGGTGGCGGGTCTGCAACCTATTATGTATCTCAGCTTGAACTTGAGAGGTATAATGATAAGATAGCTGGTAATACTGTATGGCACGCTGGTAATTTAACCAACTTAAACCAACTTTCTAATGGACCAGGGTATATAACTGGCTATACTGAGACGGATACACTTGCTACTGTAACAGGAAGAGGTGCTAGTACATCAACTAATTCAATTTTTACTGGTGGACTACAAGCTAGAAGAAATCAATCTGATAATAACTACACTACAGCAGCATTATGGACTGAGTCTTATGGTGGTACTACCACAGGTATTGCATTTCATATTAGCGGAAATGTAGGAAAGTTCTTAGAAATGAGAACTAATGGTGTTCTTTATTGGGAGAATGGTCAAGTGTGGACATCAAGTAATCTAACTAATCTAAATCAGTTAAGTAACGGACCAGGATACATTACAGCATCGTATGGAGGCTTTGCTACGAGACAAGATGGAACAAGATTTACTACTAACTATAACTCCATCTTGTCTTCTGGATTTTTTAATGCAGAAGGACAACCTTCTAATGCACCAAATAGTTATGGTCAGCTTATAGTAGCTAAAGGTTCAGATACAGGTCTTCAGATAGCAGGTGGCTATAACTCTAACAACCTATATTTTAGAGGATGGGGATACGGCCCAGAAGCAGATGGTTTTTATCCATGGAGAACAGTATGGCATAATGGTAACTTGACCAATTTAAACCAATTAACAAACGGGCCAGGATATATCACAAGTTCTTCTTTAGGTGCCTACTTACCACTTGCAGGTGGTACTATGACCGGTAATATCGGATGGGGTCAAACAGACAGAGGATTAACCTGGGATTTTAATACAGACGGAGCCTACATAAAATTCTTCAACACCGGTAACGGAGATACAGACTCAAGACTTGAGTATGGTACTTATGATGACGGTAATGAATACCACAGATTTATTGTATCTAATGTAGAAAGGTTTACTATAAAAGCTGATGGAGCTAGGGTAAGTGGCAATTTAGTATGGCATGCAGGTAACCTTACAAACCTCAACCAACTTAGTAACGGTCCTGGTTATATTACATCTGCTGCAAACTGGTTTGGAGCTGTTACAACAGGAGGTACTACTGATTGGAACCATGTTACTAATACAAGACCGGGTACAGGCTACACGTTGTTACTTGGGTCACATTCTAACGGTCCTGGTTCAGGTGAGTACTATCATTCACTTAATCTTGAGTATAGTTCAAAAGACGGTACTGGGAATGTTACTCAAATGGCTATTTCATATGGTAGTCCAGGGAATAAGCTATACATGCGTGGACGATATGATGGATCTTGGAGTGGATGGAATCAGTTTGTAACAAACAGCGGTACCTGGGGTATAAACGTCACAGGTACTTCAGGCTCTATATCTGGATTCAACAATCCAACCACATCAGCCACTGCTAATACCATAGCATATCGTGATGCACAAGGAGATATAACAGTAAGAGAACTTGTAATGAATGTTGGTGTTCAAAATTTTACACCATCGTCAATGGTGGCTATATATCCTACAACTAACCAAGCTGTAAAAGTAACTGCTTCAGGAGCAAGAGAGTTTTTGAATGTTCCAACAAGAACAGGTGGAGATGCTTCCGGTACATGGGGTATTAATATAAGTGGTATAGCTGCTCGTGCAACAAGGGCTAATGGAAACTTTTATATTGATGATAACTATGGTAATACTATAGTTGGTGTATATGCATCTACAAGATATCAAGGTGTTTTTGCAATGGGTGATTCTTATAAGTTACCTGGAGATGGTACTAGCACCGGTTCTCTTTATGGTTTAGCATGGTCTCATCCTAACGCTGGTGGTGTAGCCGGAAACTTAAATACACATGGTCTACTTGTAATGGAGAATGGTACGTTCTTAGCCGCTATATCAGGTTCTATAAGAGCAAGAGATGATATGCGTGCTCCTATATTTTATGATTCAAACAATACAGGTTATTACTTAGACCCTAACAGCACAAGCTATTTGTACTATATTCAGATGCCACATCTTGGTAACGGTACACCAAATATTAGGGTGAATGATAATGCTGCAGAAAACTGGAGAGCTATTCAAGTAGGAAATGGGAACATGGGTATAGGAATTAGTGGCAGTTCAAGAAGTTGGTCTGGTAGAGTTAGTATGGCGTTTCATGTAGGAGTTTCTGAATCATTTAGGGTACACTCTGATGGCTGGGACTCATTATTTGAAGTATGGGGTTCTACCGGTTATGCCAGAACTAAAGGTAGTTTAGAAGTTGGTGGTGATGTTTATCTTGGAACTAGAGGTAATTGGATGACTACGTTATTAGATGCTAAAGCAAGCACAGGACACCTTCATGATGACCGTTACTTCTTTGATTATGGTTTTACAACAGGATATCCTGGAACTGAAGCAAACGGAATGCCTGGTAACAGATCTGCATTTACTTATTCTAATGGTGCTCCTTTAACAGGATGTATAGCTCATTTTGGAGCATCTGGTTACGGTATTCAACTTAACGGAGACTATGGTGGAGACTCTTTTTCTATGAGAAGTAGAAATGGGGACAATGCTACATGGAGACCTTGGAAACGTTTACTTACTGATTATAACTATAACAACTATTCACCAACATTAACTGGAGGTAATGCTTCAGGAACTTGGGGTATAAGTATTACAGGTAGTGCATCTTCTGCAACATTTTTAAATAATAGCAACTATATTAATAGATGTGGTTCATCTGGAAATGCAAATACTGATTTCCAAAATACACCAGCTGGTTCAGTAAGACATAACGGTGATGATGCTAATTTATCAAACTCCCCAGGAGGAACTTGGTGGTTTTATGACAATTATAGACACTCAAATGGTAGTAACTTTTGGGGTACCCAAGTAGCGTGGGGTTGGGAAGATAATGCTAACAGACTAGCTACCAGAAATATTTCTGGAGGAAATTTTGGTGGGTGGGTTTACTACTTAAACTCAAGTAACTTTAGCAACTGGGCAGTACCTATTGGAGGAGGTTATTTAGATAATATATTTTATTTTAGAACAAACTTAGGTGGGTATTGTGGTTCTCTTAGCAATGCCAGAATGCAAGCATATTCTGATAGCAATAACTCAGCATTTATATCATTCCATAAGGGAAGTCAGTATGCTGTTAATTTGGGATTGGATGCCGACAATGTAATGCGTATTGGTGGCTGGTCTGCTTCTTCTAACAGATGGCAGCTTGATATGTCTGGTAACATGACGGTAGCCGGTGATGTAACCGCATACTCTGACGCCAGGGTTAAAGAAAATGTGGTAACTGTAGAAGATGCTCTTGATCGTGTACAAAAGATGAGAGGTGTGTTTTACAACCGCACAGATTCTGATGATAAAAAACGCAAAGTGGGAGTTATAGCTCAAGAGATTATGGAGGTGTTACCAGAAGTAGTTAACCAGGATAATGAGGGTATGTACAACGTATCTTATGGGAACGTTGTGGGTGTCCTGATCGAAGCTATCAAGGAACAGCAGTCTCAGATAGAGGACTTAAAGAATCAGATTACAGAACTAAAAGAAAACAAGTAAGATATATGGCACTACCAGGTCCTAGCGGTAGTATAAGTATGTCCCAGATCAATACTGAACTGGGAAGATCTTCTACCGCTTCTATATCATTAGATACTGCCGAAAACGGAGGCTATGGTGGTATACAGAACTGTTCTCCTCCATACCCGTCATCTGGTAACCCAGCCAGGATGAGTGAGTGGTTTGGATATAACCATAACGTCTCCTGTGCGGTAAGCTGTGGTGGTGGGTTTAATACTTACGCCACGCAAATTGATTGTGCTAACTGGAACTACAGACAGGTGAACCTGGGCGGGTATACATCCGGCACCGTTAGTGTTGGGTGGACCATTTCTAAAGATCCTTCTTTTGGTGCAAACGGACTAAGAGTCTATGTTGTTTATAACGGCACTACGGTAGCTGACACAGGTAATGTTCAAGTGGGAGCCGGTGAGCCAAACTCAAAGTCTGGTACTTTAACGTTTAGTGCTACAGGTGCTGACAATAAATACTTTGTTTACTTTATTGATGCATACTGCTATTAATATCATTTTATGCCAGGAACCGTAACCTTATCTTTTGGCTGTGCCGTGGCCGCTTCCACACCAGTCACCATTAACTACTACACTCCTTTTAACGTAGGGTGCTATAACTATCTTACTTTTGCAGCAGCAAGTAGTGTTGCTGTAAATACGGATGTTAGCGTGACCATTAACTGGTATGGTGACTTAGGTGGCTATATGTCAGGTACCGTAATTATCTATAGTGGTACATCTTGTAACACGGCCAGCTTCTATTCCGGTGGAGGTGTAAACTGTGCGGGTGAAAACGAGACTAGTAACTCAGCTTATGTTTCTCCTTCTGTCTCAGGAAGCCAAACTTACTCTATTGGCAGCCAATACAATATTGGATACGCTCCTTGTTAATAACCAAAAACCCATACTATGATAAACTATTATGTAAGACCCGATGGGGCACACGTTAAAGTGGACACCGAAACTAAAACGGTAGTAAATGTTCTGAACATTCCTACGCAGAAAACAATCTCTCAGATAGTTAATGAGGAGTATTACAACAACATGCTTCCTCAGTTTTCTACTACTTACACACCAACAGACGAGGCCACCTATACCGCAGCTTTTGAAGCAGCCAGGACAGCTATTGTCGGAATGTAAGTAGAGATATTCACAGTCTGTTAATATGTCAGTTCTACAACATGGGTATAGTGTTTGTATATTTGTACGAGATTAATCTAATATACCCATGGAAAAAATTACCCTAAAACTGTTTGAGTTCTACAACCTGGACGCGGAACTAAACGGTATGACAAACCAGCAAACCGGTGAGAAACTGGCTTCTGGCTTACTCCAGGAAAAATTATCTTTAGTAACCAAGTACTGGCTGTCTGACCTGGCTAAGAAAGTAGCCGCTGAGAAAGCTGCTGTGGAAGAGCTTAAAAACGACTTGATCAAAAAGTACGGTAAAGAAGATGAGCGTGGCGGCATCTCTATTCCTATGGTTATAGACGATGTGGACGCTGACGGTAACCCTATTAAAGACACTGATGCTGAAGACAATGAAGTCATTCGCAAAAAGCTTAACCCTGACTTTCAGCAGTTTGAGAAGGAGTTTAACGAGCTTCTGCAAACTGAAAAAGACCTGGAGTACAAGACTATTAAGCTGGAAGACTTTGAGAAAGTAGAGACCGCTGATAACTATATCACGTTCTTTAAGCTGATTAAAGCTGATGATACCCCTGTGGTACCTATGCCGGCTAAGTAAGCTCTCTCCTGACCCTCCATATATATCTAGAAACCACCTCTCTAAACCGGGGTGGTTTTTTGTTTTTCTTGTAGAAATTCAGTATATTATATTGTAGACTATACAAACTTTAAACTCATTATAAACTATGGCACTTAAAATCACCACTCAGATTGGAACCGATCGCGGGATTACTTCTGAAGCTTATATCCGTATTGCTGACTATCAGATTTCTAAGTCTGGTTCGGCTAACTTCCGTATTGAAATCTATCAGTCTCAGGCTGACGTTCCTTCTTTATCTAGTGTGATCCCTGGTCCTATGGCTGGGTTAGCTCGTAATCAGCAAATTGGTGACAATCTTTGGGTATCACTTACTAAAGAAATTGATGTTACAGTAACTGAGACTCGTCCTACGCCTGTTCAGGTAACTGAAGAAGTAGAAATGCCAGGTCCTGTTGATGAAGATGGTAATCCAACCACTATTACACAAACTGTAACTCGTACAGAAACCCAATCTCAAGAAGTAGAAATTACCTATAAGCGTACTGTACCTGACCTTAGCACAGCTGAAGATGTAGACATTTTTGAGTTTGGCTATGGTAAAATTAAAGCCAAGTTGGTTGAGCTTTTCGGAGCTAGCAACGTGGTTGATTGCTAATAACTGATTGATATTCAATACATATGCTACCTGTGAAATCCAATACTGCCGAACAGGGTTGTTCTCCTGTATCCTCTAACTGTGTCGTATGGCAAGGTCCTGACTTGTCATGTATTAACCTCTGCACCGGTGACACCGTTTCTGATGTAGTCTACAAGGTAGCAGTACAGCTCTGTACCATTAAGGACGAGCTTAAGTTGTCCACTCTGGACCTTACTTGTCTGACCACGTTTTGCTCTAGCGTAGGTCCTGCTCCAGCTACAAATAATAGAACCCTGTCGGCAGTGTTGGATTTTATTATTAAGAAGATCTGCTGTTTGGAAGATACTATTCCTGCAGGTGGGGGATCTGGTGGGGGTACTACTTACTCTGAACCTAATCTTGCCTTACCTACTTGTCTTCAGTATACAGATCCTAATACTAATCAAACGGTTACTCAGCTGGTTCATAATCAGTATACGTTAAGACTAGCTAATCAGCATTGTGCTTTAAACACTACGGTTCAGGGGCATGTATCAACACTTGCTTCTTACAATACCAGGATTACTACTTTAGAAAACCGTCCTGCTACACCTCTTCCTCAGGTTACTCCTAATTGTATTTTACCTTCTGTGCCTACAGCTATGAATACTGTATTGGATGAACTTGAAGCTCAGTTTTGTACATTAAGAGGTGCCTTAGGTACTAATACCCAGATTACTGCAGCAACAGCAAGTCAGTGTGCTAATCTAGCTTCGGCTAACGCTCTTAGTCAAAGTGGGATTATGTCCAGCCTAACTGGTTGGAACACTAGTGTAACAAACATGGCTCAGGCTTTTCAGAATCTTTGGATTACTGTATGTGACATGAGAGCAGCTGTGGCTACTTTGATTACCACTGGTTCTCAGGTTAACTGTAATCTGTTTGTACTTAGCTATGATGCAAGTACAAATAACACTCGTACAGATGTTGTTTTGGATTTTAACCCCGGTACTATTATTCCTGCTGGTTTTTCCAATGCTGTTATTGGAAGTACCGTGGTTATTTCAGACGGTACTAATCAGAAGAGCTTCCCGATCAACTTAACTTCTCTTGCTGCTAGCGGTACATTTACTGCAGTGGTAGCAGGTGGTAGCGTTGTTGGTACAGCTCTTAATACTTCTCAACCTTATACGGTGACTGTAACTGGAAATATTACTAAAGACGGTCAAACATGTAGCAAGACTGAATCTAGAACTATATCTGTTCCTTGTCCTATCATTACTAACGTAACAGCTAGCATATCATAATATGAACATAACCCTTACATGGACTGCAGGTGGTGGTGCTGCATCTCAAGATGTACAGTACAAACTTTCTACTTCGTCTACATGGATTACCCATGCAAACGTAGCAGGTAATGTATCTACTGCTACTATAAACGGATTACAAGACAACAGGATTTATGATTTTAGGGTTATCACAAATTGTGCCGGGGGAACACCTAGTGCAAGTCCTGCTACCCAACAAATAAAGATTACTTGTCCGGTTGTAACTGCTACTCCTTCTGACGTAAGTATTGCTTATAGTTTTTCTGAACTTGGTGGTTCAGTTACCGCTTATGCAGTTAAACTATTTAATAGTGATGGTAGCCAGGAACTTGCTAGCCAAGCTCCAACAGGAACTACTACCAGATCAGGAACTTTTACAGGACTTAGTCAAAGTACAGCTTATAAAATAAGAGTAATTGTTACAGCTGGATCTTTCAGTAAGACTGACTGTGCTTTTGTAAATGCAACTACTACAGCAACGCCTGCTTGTAACCCGCCAACCAATGTAACTGCTAGTATAGATCCTGATCTACCTCAAGAATAAAATTACTATAGAATATGGCTTGCCCTGATCATAACCCATGTAACCCTTGTGCAGATTGCCCACCAGCTCCTGCCCTCAATCTTCCTCCTTGTCTTGGTGGTGAACCATGCGAAGAGATTTCTAAGGTTGACTGTATAACTTTTTCCGGACCTAACCTTCCGGCTCTTGGTGTTTTGAATAATGACAGGATGTTGGCTGTTTTGTTAAAGCTTCACAGAATAGTAAATGGACTAATTAGTCCTACTATTCCTTTAGCAAACTTTACTGCTACAAATACCGATACTACAGCTCCTATTGATCCTTTGGTAGTAACCTACTTGGGATTGGGACCTGTATACACTTCAACTGCAGGAGCTACAAGTTCCGGAACTACTATTACAGTAGGATCTACTACGGGTTTAACCGTGGGGATGTCAGTACAAGTTTTATCAGGTAATGGAGTTTTTGCTGCTAACACAACAGTATTATCTGTTCCTACTGCAACAACTTTTGTAGTTACTGCTGCACCAACTACTGCACTTTCTGGTACAACTAACATAATAAGGGCAACAGGATCTAATCATGAAATATTTACTATTAGTGTAGCTGCCGGAACACCACAGACTTTTAGAGCTTTTGTAGGTTCGCCTGTAAGAGTATCTGGTACAGGAACCATTGTATAACCAATTAGATATGTCTACTTATTCTTGTTCAACATTTAGAACCCTTCAGGTTAGTTTTGCTAGTCCTGCCATTACACCGGCTAACGGCTATGTGGTAAAGTGGAGACCTGTTGGTACTACTGAGTGGAATACTGTTAACCAGAACCAGAACCCTGTTACAATTGCAGGCGTACCCGGTTGTTTTAATATTGAAGGTACTATTCAGGCAAACTGTGGCAGTGGTAACTTAGGTTCAGCTGTTTCATTTGCAGTTAGCTCTAGTTCAGCAGAATGTAGAAATATTCGTCTGCTTGCTACAGCTTCTTATAGTTATGTACCGTGCAACAGTAATGTAGCTGTTAGTGTAAACAATCAATCAGGAAGTCCAACCGTAGTTTGTGCTAAAGATGGTACAGTAAGCGGAGGAACATTTACTGATCTCAACCAAGCCTGTATAGGATAATTATTATAAGATGCCTAACTTAAATATATCATTTACTCCTGTATCACCTGCTCCTACTAATGGGTATAGGGTGAAGTATTGGAATGTAAATACGCCTGGTAATATAATTACAGTTACTCCTAATCCAACTAGCTCTCCTGTAAGTATTATAGGTGTTGATGCAGCATCTTATGCAGGAACTATTGAATCAGCTTGTGGTGGTGGAAACTTTTCTGCACCACAAAACTTTACAGCAACCTTTACACCAACTTACTACTATTATGCTCTAAATGAATATGCTTGTAGTAACTGTACATTAGGTAGCACAAAAGTAGGTAGATCAACTACAGTGCTTTCTACTAGTAGTGGAACACACTATAAAGTGGGAAGTTATAGTTATGTAGTTACTAACCAAATCACCCCTGCTCCAGCATCATTTGATGTGGACTTAGATACGTCTACACAAACAGGTGCAAACTGTAGCATTGCTTGTGGATCTGTAAGTAACGGTACTGTAACAATTCAGAATCAGACACAGGGTAGTATTAGTTTTTCAGATTTTAGTCCAGCTTGGTTTACTATAGATAGTGGTAGTGTATCACCTTTGATAAGCGGATCAATTGCAACAGGTACTAATGGTGGGTATATTGGAAACATGAGTATTACAGTAAGTTCTGTTTCTCAAAACGGATGTCTTGTACTAAGAAAAAATGGCATTGTTATAGATAGTAATGCAGTAACTAGTACAGGAATGTATCAGTTTAATAGCTTAAACATTGCAAATACCGACAGCGTGTCTATACAATTTGTAGCTAGCTGTCCATAATATAAAAAAGTCAGTGGTTTTGTTGGTTTCCCTGACATAACAAAGCCCCTGGTATTTCTATACTGGGGGCTTAATTTTGTAGAACTGTTTATAGTTTGTGTATAATTATACCATAAGCTCTACATAAAGAGCTAATTTTATACACCATATACCCAACCCAATACCCTATGAGCCTAATCCATCAGGTATATGGATCTCTGAGGTGGAAAAAAACCGATGAGTTCTGTGCCACAAAGCTAGGTATTTCCCTGCAGAAATACCAAGAAATCAAGAAACAAATTTTACAGACCAGAGAACTTCTACAGAATGAGCTGGATACCAGTCTTGTAGAACTAGCTGGCCAGCGTATGCTCGAGCTGATTGATGATGAGCAGATAAAAAATAAGTACATCACCGATCTGGAAGATCAGCTGGTAGAGGCTATCAACCAGCAGAGAGAAAAGGTCGTAGAGTTCAAGGAAAACTTGGATGAAGGTACAGCCGAGATCAAGGGTGTAGCATTTGCAGAACCTAAGAGCCCCGAAGAAATTATCCGGATTTTGAAGATAGACACTGAGAAGTGGAAGCTGTCTTCCTACTGGAACAAACAACACAAAGACTACTGGCTGGTTTCAGCCATGGTTACCCATAAGATTTTAGAAGGTAAGGATCTTCTAAAGCATACACTAGAAAACTTTCAACCTGACTATACACCCGTTGCAGAGGTGCATCTTAACGACACGTTTGTTAATCCTACCGTGGGGGTCTTGAGTATTCAGGACCTCCATTTTGGTAAGGAAGGTAACGACACAGTAGTTAAAGAGTTTCGCGAGGCCGTTTCTAACCTAACACTAAGAGCTTACAAGAGCCACCGACTGGAGAAGATTATCTATGTCTTTGGTGGGGATCTGCTTAACATGGATACATTCCACGGGCAGACCACCAAGGGCACTCCGGTGGACAATGACATGCGTGCACAGGATGCATACAAACAAGCATTTGATTCTCTGTACTGGAGCATCAACTTTGTAAAGCAGTTCTGTAATGAGTTACACGTAGTATACCTTCCTGGTAACCATGACAGGCTCAGTTCCTATCATATGGCTCATGCCTTGTCTAAGTGTTTTTCTAAAGAAAACAATATCATATTTAACGTAGAATATTCAGAGCGTAAAGTTATTACCTATGGTAGTAACTTTTTTGCTTTTGAACACGGAGACGTAAGCTCTAAGAATACACCATTAGTATACGCTACAGAGTTTGCTAAAGAGTGGGGATCTACATTATACCGTACCTGTTATACTGGCCACTGGCATCGTAAGAAGACTGTGGAATACGTTAGTGAAAATGAGGTACACGGTTTTGCTTTAAAGCAGCTTCCGAGTTTATCCAAGTCTGACTACTGGCATTACCACAACAAGTTTACTGGGGCTAAACGCCAGGCTGTTATGGAGGTACATGACCGTACAAAAGGTAAGATTACCGAGCTGACATATACTGCCTAAACTCTACAAGTTTAGCTAGGAAACCTCAGAGATTTTCCGTAAATTATTAATGTAGAACCTTGTGGCCATACCCTATAAAAAACCAGACCTAAACGCTCCTAGATACCGCCCTAAGAAACTGAACTTCACTAACCAGGATTTCTATAATCAGTTTATACAGGCTAATCCCAGGTTTGCTTCTTTAACTCCACAGAAGTTTAAAGAGGTTGTTACCAATTTTAATGGTAAGATATGGGAAACAGTAATAGCAGAAAGGGACGGAGTAGAACTGCCAGAGCAGCTCGGATTTATTTTTATAGGAACATGCCCTCGTAAAAAAAGTAACGTAGACTTTCACAAGTCTCAGACGTATGGAGTAAAACTTCAGAACCAGAATTGGGAATCCGATCAGTACGTTGCTAAAATCTTCTACACAAATTTTGAAACTAAGTACCGGTTCAAGCATCACGAGATGTGGGGCTTTACCGGTGTAAGAGACTTCAAACGTACGGTTGGGAAGACCTATCCTACAGAGTGGAAGAAATATGTGATGGTAGATAATCTTGTAAGGGTAAGCCGAATCTTTCGTAAGCAGAAGTTCAGACATTATAAAGAAGACCTTACTCAGCAACTCTTAGAAGAGTATGATGAGTTTAACCTAGAAACACCATGGCCAGACCTACCATAGGAAATATCCTTTCAAGAATCCGTACCCAGGTAAAGGCGGTAAGGCAAGATGCTTTACTGACTGACCGGGTAATCTATACGTTTGTCCTCAAGCATGCCAAATGGCTAATGAAGCGTGAGGATGCGAAGAACCGTTTGCTTGGGTTTTCCGGAGTGGTTCAGACTATGGACTTTGTGGAACTGATTGAGGTAGATAAGGTAGAAGCATGTTGTACAGGTTTAAGTTCTGATTGTAAGATCAAACGTACGAAGGAAAAGATGCCTGTATTTATGCAGGGATACTACGGTCCGTTAATCCGTACTGTAGCTAGTCTTGATGGATCAGAAGAACTTCAACCTACCAATCCTAATTCTTACTTGGCTATGAGCCGCAGTAAGAACTTTAAGTATAACAAAGCTAAATACTTCTGGTACCTCGATGACTATTTATACTTTCCAAACCTTGACTGGGATGCTGTACGTATAGAAGGAATCTTTGAAGATGATATTTCAAGATTTACTTGTGAAGAGGATAACTGCAAGGTTCGTTCAGACGAAAGTTTTAACGTTCCTGACTATCTACATGGTGAAATAGAATCACAAGTATTTAGAGACTTAGCAGGTATGTACCAGCTTCCTACGGATATGCCGAACGATAAACAAAATGCTCTTAGGTAATGAAGACAGAACTTCAATATAGAACTTTTGATCAGCTCTTGGATGAAGTCTCTGCAGACTTTACCACATATAGTATTGAGGGCATGATCGAACCTGGTCAGTTGATCAAGGTTGCTCAGCGTGTAAACTATGATCTGGGTCTGCGTATTCATGGTACCAAAGAAAAAGTACTGGATATAGAAAAGTCAAAGACTAAACTTCCGGATGATTTTTATGTGCTAAACTACGCATACCTGTGCGGAAGATATACGGTGTCTAGTCCTGTTATGGCTGGACGTGAAACAGAAAATGTCATACTTAATAAAGATCTCTGCAGAAAGTGCGGCAAACCTGATCCTACTTGTAGCTGTGAAGCTACTTATACTGTAGAGTGCAATACTGGTCAAAAAGTATTTGTACAGGTTGTAGAAAAACGTAAGTATGAAACTCGTACTTATGACACGTTTGAACCTATTCGTATTTCCACATCTACTGGAAAAATAGATGCTACAGACGATAGGGGAGTAAGAGCAGGGTACATTAAGAATGGTTTTATTTATACCAACCTAACTGAAGGAAGAATCTTTATTTCTTACCAGGGGTCATTAGAAGATGACCATGGTAATCTTTTGGTACTGGATCATCCTATGATTAACGAGTACTATGAATATGCTTTGAAGCAGAGAATATTGGAGAACCTATTTATTGCTGGTGAAGAAGTAAGCCAGAAGATGCAGCTTATAGAGCAGCGTCTTAGAGGTGCTCGTAATAATGCTCTAAGCATAGTGAACACCCCGGATTTTGCAGAAATGTACAAGCTGTGGCAGACTAATAGAAAGGCCATGTATAGCAAATACTATGATATGTTTAAATCAACCGAGGGGTTCTAGTATATGAGAATAAAAACCACTATAAAACTTCCGACCTACAGCTGTGATCTCGTAATAAGCGTTGTTGAAAGCGTAGCCGTAGAAGCAGAGAGACTTTATAAGAAGCATAAGATAACTGAACCGTTTGGAGCTGAGGCAGAAGGAGCTCTTGTAATGATAGGTATGGAAAGATACTACTTGTTGTTTCACAAGGACTTTCTTACTCATAATACTATAGCTCATGAAATATTTCACGCAGCTGTTAGAATAACAGAAGATCGTGACGTGACAGATGAAGAAGCTCAGGCTTGGGTCGCTGGATATCTTAGTGCAGTAGTATATAAATTTTTAGAAAAGAAGAAGCTAGAGATAAAACATGGCTGAGCAAAGACAAAATAATCCCGGAGCTGTTACCAATACTTTTTCAAAAGGTATGGTAAAAGATTTCAATGATACCTTTGTTGGTGAAGGTCTGTGGACTCATGCCCGTAACGCAGTTAATAATTCCCATGATGGTCAGCTGGGTGTTATAGGAAACGAACCTGCTAACCTGCATTGTGTCACACTTCCTTATGATCTCATAGGTGTTATTCATTTAAGAGATGACCAGTGGGCAGTATATACTACAAATGATGTAGACTCTGAGATTGGTGTTTTTGATGAGAGCCAGTGTACATACACTAAGAAGGTTAACGATCGTTGCCTCAACTTTAGACGTACAAACTTAATTACCGGCATAAGCCGTAGAAGGTTTGATTGTGAGCGTCCTGTTTACTGGGCAGATGGTAGAAACCCAGACAGATTTATGGATCTGGATAACCCCCCGTTTAAGTTTACTGAATCTATACAAAACGGGTGTGTTACCAAAACTTATACTAACCAGCTGGATTGTGAAAAGATCCGCCTGGCTTCTTTGGTTACTGCTCCATGTATAGTCCTAGAAAAAGGAAAGGGAGCTGGTACTTTACCAAATGGATCTTACCAGGTTTGCCTGGCCTACACAATTAACCAGGTTAAGATAACTGACTATATGGGACTTTCAGAAGTTCAGTCAGTTTTTCATCATGATAATGTAAAGTCATCTTTAGAAGTTAAGATTACACAAGTTGACCAGAACTTTGACGAGTTTGAACTGGTTATTCTGGCTCAGATAAATGGAGAGACTATTGCCCGCAGAATCGGGTACTATTCTACAAACCAGGGTACTATCTACATAGATACTCTTAGCAATGAAAGTCCTACCGTACCGATCAACCAGGTTGTTGTACGTACAGAACCTATAGAAAGAAGTGATACCATGTACCAGGTAAATGACTACGCGTTGCGTGTAGGTGTTTACACTAAGTACAAGTTTAACTATCAGCTTCAGGCTAATAATATCCGCAGTAGCTGGGTAGCTGTAGAATATCCTGCAGAATACTACAAGAAAGGCGGAAACAATACTGGCTACATGAGAGATGAGCAGTATGCGTTTTTTATCCGTTGGGTGTATAACACAGGAGAGAGATCTGAATCTTATCATATTCCAGGTCGTAGTGCTTTACCTACTGAAAAAGATATTGTGGTAAATGCAGATGCCTATGAAGCTGCTAACGGAGTTACCGTACAGCGTTGGCAGGTGTATAACACTGCTACGATAGAAGGTAGAACTGCAACTTTGCTTGCAGACGGGGGAAGAGTTATTGGTACTGGTAGAATGGGTTATTGGGAGTCAACTGAAAAGTATCCTGATGATCGTCCGGATATTTGGGGCAACCTTTGCGGTCAACCTATTCGTCATCATAAGTTTCCTGATGAAACTTGTGATACTGCTGCTACTAACCGTGTGTTAGATACATTTAGTCAGAGCGGATCTAAGATTGTTATTCTTGGTGTACAGTTTGAAAACATAACACACCCTCTGGATAATAACGGAAATCCTATTACCTCTATAGTAGGATATGAAATACTTAGAGGTTCCCGCCAGGGAAATAAAACTGTTATAGGAAAGGGTCTCTTAAATAACATGAGAACCTTTAAATTGCCTGAAGATACTACCAATGAAAGGTTGTTTCAGAACTATCCTTTTAATGACCTTCGTGCAGACTCTTACTTGACAACTGAATTTCAGAGTGGGACTAACGGATCTCCTGATGTAAAGTCATCTAAGATGACAGGATATAAGAAGAACATCTTTTCTTTTCATAGTCCTGAAACTACATTTAGCCAACCATTTGTAAATGCTACAGAGTTAAAAGTATATCAGCAGCTTAGCGGTACTGCTACTGGACGTTTTATTATTCCGCATAAGCATCCTAAGTTTAAACTACCTACTAACTTTGCAGATACTATATCTGACGTATTAGGTGTAGTTCAACAGATAGCAGACATTACAAGTTTGATTGCCGGAGCTGCTCCGACTATTAATCTTCAAGGTACCTCTGATCTTCCTTTTACACAGAGTCTAATTACTCCACATAGACAAGAGTCTTTATCTGGTATATTTGCCGGGGTGACTAGTGGATGGGTCGGAACTACCGGTGCACCTGGTGCTGATACTGCAGCATCTTCAAGAAGATCTATTGCAAACACAGCTATTACCGTGGCAAACGGTATAGTGATGGTAACGTTGGCAGCATTTAAAGCTAATGTTACTTCTGAGCAAGTATTCAGATTAATTCTTGCTTTAGTACCTTATAGACAATACGCTGCTCAATATGTGTCTCATGGTTTTTATAACCAGGCAGTTAATCAACCTTTAGATTTCAGACGTCGTTTTGTTACCAATACAAGTTATGTAGGGGCTGACGTAGCTACGTTTGGTTCATCTTATCAAATCTACAATCTTAACAGAAACCGTTTTGTGGCTGTAGAGATACCTCAAGCTACAGAATTAAATCCTCCTACAGTTGTAGATAACAGCCGTTTTATCATTAGTGAAAGAAACGCTGAGCTAAACAAAGACCTAACAAGTACAATATCTAGTTTGTACGGAGCTTTAAAGATTCCTTTAGATGCTCAGTACGGACAGTTGGAAAGCATTAAGCAGATACCAATATCTTCCTGTGTTTTTAATACAGTAGCAAACACTACCAGCAAGTTTATTACTCCTGTTTTATTTGGAGGAGACATTTATATTAACAGGTTTACTGAGAAGAACAATATGTTGTTCTTTAATACCTGGCTGATGGGAGAACCTAACGGTGCAGAGCTGGACTATACTTTATATTTCAGCATGCCGTATTCAAGATTCTGGGTAAACAATACAGATCTTAACGGTGGCTTGTTTGAAGGAGCTTCTAATTTCAGGGTTCTGGACGCTAGAGAGTCAAGACTATTTTCAATATCAAAAGGTTACTTCTACTTGTTTAACTCAGGAGTACGTGACTTTTTTGTAGAGAGTGACGTTAACATAGCATACCGTGATTGGGATGACCAGCTCGGCAGAAGACACTACGACCCCTATGAAATTGCAGATCTTAACTTACTGATGAGATCTGATGTAATAAAAGAAAGTAACATATACAAGTATGATTACTCTTTAAGTATATCTAAGCTTTTCAACTCTCAGATTACCTGGGGTAACATGCTTCCTAGGGACTATGATCCTAAGAAAGCCGAGACATGTTATGTGTATTATCCTAATAGGGTAGTCTACTCTTTGCCTCAGCAGGATGACAGTCGTAAAGACAGTTGGAGAATATATCTTGCCAATAACTATAAGACAATGGGTGGTAGAGTTACTGCCATCAAACCAGTAAATAAGACTGGGGCATTGTTTATGATGGCTTTTCAAAGTCCACTCCAGTTTATGGGAGTAGAGGAACTAAAGCTTGACGCAACTGGTGCAAAGATTACTATAGGTGACGGTGCTTTATTTTCAGGTCCGCAACAGCTACAGGCTATTGTAAACTCTGATGAAAGCTATGAATACGGATCTTGCCAAAACAGGTTTGCTACCGTTGGTTGCACACATGGGATATTCTGGGTCAGCCAGAACCAGGGTAAAGTATTTCAGTACCAGGGAGGTTTAAAGGAAATCTCTAGAGACGGAATGAAATGGTGGTTTGCAAACTATCTTCCTAGTGAACTTCTTAAATTATATCCTAACTATCCTTTGTATGATAATCCTGTTGCAGGTATTGGAGTACAGATGATTTATGATAATACAAATGAGATAATCTATATTACTAAGAAAGACTATAGACCAAAGAGAAAAGACTTGTTATATGATCAGGGTGGCTTTTATTATGAGGGCCCAGGGTCAACAACAATTAATACATGCCCTCCGGGTTATACCCTACAGGGGAATACCTGTGTAGCTAATACTGCAACGTGTCCTCCAGGTCATCAGTTGATCAACGGAGTATGTACCAAAACTGAAACGATAGATCCAATTCAGTCTGGTCAGGTAGTAGAAGTATCTAGAACACCATTTGAGGTTTACGGTAATCAAGGTACAAGAGTATACAGTGCCGCTACTGTTGGTTCTACTTCTACTCTTTTAAATACAAGCAATCCATTTTGGATACGTCAAGTTAGTCCGGCAAACTGGAACTCACTTACTGCAGATCAGAAACAAGCGTTTGATCTTAACAATGGACCGGTAAACCGTATCTCTATATGGGGGCGTACACTATCCGGATCTACTGTACTAAATAACTATAACCACAGCGGTGCTGATCTAAATCCTGTTAGTCAATGGATTGGCTTCGATGTTTGTATAAATATCACAACAACTAAGACATACTATGTAGCTATTGCTGCAGACAATGATTACAGGTTTTCTTTGGACGGAAACCTGATCTTAAGTGACACTGGTGGTACTACTGCTACTTTTAACTTCCTTCATATCTACCCTGTAACTATTACAGCTGGTAGTCATATACTTCGTTTGGAAGGGAAGAACAACGGTCAGAAAGCAGGATTTGGTTGTGAGATTTTTGACCTAGATAACAGACCAACTGGTACCAGTGTGGTAGATTTCTTAAATGCTCAGACGAGCTACGATAATTTGATTGTAGTCTTTACAACCAGAAACGTAACACAGTTTTCTTCTAACCTGTACACCTGTCCTGTTGGATATGGTTTAGCTAACCCTACCTGTACAGAACCTGTATGTCAAAGAATTACTACAGCTGCTCCTGTGTTTGATACAAAGCAGCCTACTGTAGTTACAGTAAAAAATAAGATCTACTGCAACTTTGATAAAGGTGAATGTTGGGAAAATGCTAGCTGGACTATTTCTTACGATCCTAAGACACAGACCTGGATATCATTTCATGATTGGATTCCAAGCTTCCTGATTCCTGGTAAGGCTCACTTCATGAGCGTTAACATGAACTCTATATGGAAGCATAACATTCGTTGTGATAAGTACACTAACTTCTATGGTATAGACTATCCGTTTGAGGTAGAGTTTGTATCAGCTACCGGTCAGGTAGTTAATTCTATGAGAAACATAGAGTACTTAATGGAAGCATATAAGATGCACAATGACTGCCGTGATAAGTTTCATGTACTAGATGCAAACTTTGATCAGGCTATTATACATAATTCAGAACAAATATCCGGTCTTCTTGAACTTGAACTGAAAAGCAAGACTAATCCTGTAGCTATGTTGAGCTATCCTCAGGTCCGTACTCAGTCTATTGGAATAAACTATTCTAAGGAAGAGAATAAGTACAGGTTTAATCAGTTCTGGGATATCACGCGTAACCGCGGAGAGTTCCAGGGAGTGAATGTTCCGATGTTTAACACAGAACCAAACGGATATAAGTTTCAAATAAACCCTACTTATGTGAACTATAATAAATCTCCACTGGAGCGTAAGAAGTTCAGACATAACGTAAACAAGGTATTCTTAAGAAAATTAGTAAGTAATGATACCAAGTATCTATTTAAGATATCTAACCAAAAGATTCTACAAAGTCCTAGATAATGAATAAGCTGCTCCAACATATTATGAATGCGGGGGATGTATCAGATAAGTTTCTGGTGCATTTCAATAATGGAGTACCTCTTACTAAGAAACCTTTAGTAAAAGCTCAGCAGGGTATTCAAAACGTTACCGTAGATGGTAAACGTATGAGGACAGATTCTCCTGAATATAAAAATCTTTACAGTAAAGGCATAGGCCGTTGGATGAAAAAAGATGCTTCAGGAAACTGGGTACCTGGTACTGCCAATGATTCTGGGTCTGAGTTTGTATCTTCTCCCAAGACATTAGAAGAAGTTGTTGTTAAGAGTACAGTTAAACCTAACTCACTTGGAGCATACTCTTCCAAATTCTATAGAGAAAATCCTTTTGAAACCTTCTTTAAAGATAGGTATGGTCAGATAAAAGATGAATTTACTTCAGAGCCTATATGGGCTCAACGTGCAGTAGGTGGATGGGATAGAGAAAGTAGACAGAAGAATATACGTGAGCAGATTCAACAAGAGTATGATAAGAAGTATAGTGATTACTTAACCCAAAGATTACTTCAAAGAAATCCTCAAGGAGACCAGTACAGGGATGATTGGTTATCTAATAAGAACTTTACTAACAGGGAACTTAGTATACTTACTGCTAATGAAAACCTGCCTCAGCCAAACTTATATTCTCAGGGTGCTCAGGGTCTCTACAATACTGCTGATATGTTGGCTCTTGGAAAGCTTCCAGAGCTTGCTGTACCTGGTATAGCTAAATCTGAAGTTGCTCAGTATAACAGTCCTTTACTTACTTTTCAACCGCTTTCTATTCCAGCTAAGATGGTTCAGTCTTTTTACACAGACGACTATACATTTAGAGACGCTGTGAGAGGTACTCCTAATAAAGCAAGTCTTACGGAAGATATAATTACTGATCCTTTAACATGGTGGACACTTGGTGGTAAATCATTACTTACTGCGGCTGGTAAAGCCAGTGGTATAAATACTGCAAGGTTTTTTCCTGAAGTAAGTAACTTTTCTAAACTATCTAAGCCACCAAAAACACAGTTTGCTCAAGATGCTGATGACTTTTTAAAAGCTGGTAAAGAAGTAGTAGATCCTGAAACAGGTGTATCTAAATTTGTTTATGAGCTGGATGATGTATCTACTGCTTCTGATAATCCTTTTGTTTGGTATCCTGATAGTCAAGCAGGTAAAAAACCTTATACAGGTGGTGGCGTGGAGCTTACATTTGATGACTTAGTAGATGTATCTGATATTCCTGTTCTTAATAACAAGATCAGTCCTATTGGTACTAGTGGATCAAAGACCTTTGGAAGTACCTTATCTAATATTTACGATAAAGGTAAGAGCAAGCTTATGAAGCTTTTTGCTAATACAAACCAATGGGATGTTTCTAAACCACTTGGTACTTTGCAAGATTATAAAAGTTGGGGTAACAATATTCATAAAGAACTTGATTATGTAGATCCTGCTCTTATCCGTGATGCTCACAAAAAAGCTATAAAATATTTTAAATCTACCGGACAGTGGGGGAATATGCAAAACTCACCTAGAGAGTTCGGTCTTTTTATAAGGGCAGAACTAGCTGATAAAATACCATCTTTTGCAAATCCTGTAGTAGTTGATCCTGCAACGGGAGCTAGATTCAATTATGGACAAGAGGCTTGGCATCCGAGTTTATACCCAGATAATCAGCAAGCCATGTATTTTAGCACGGTTAGAAACGAGGCTGAATATTACAAAGATGCTCCATTTGCTGCACAAGAGGCTCAACCGCTTTCTTGGGGGTATGATGCAGAAAAATTTACTCCGCAAGAAGCTAATCTTATAACAGGGTATGCACATGGTTATGATAATCCTCTTAATAATGTGTTTAGAGCTAGATCCACAGTAGGAGCAAAAAAATTTTATGAAACTAAAGGTAATGAGTTAAATACAGCTGTACAGAAGAATAAGTTTCCTGTAGCTACTCAAGTAAGAAGAGGTGTTGATAACTATCCTGTAGAGATTTTAGATCCAGTTACCTATAAGCCAACTGGTGTTTTTAAGAGACGTTCTGAATTAGGTGTAGGAGATGTATTTAAAGATGAAGGTTTTATGTCCACTAGTCTTAATACTAACCATACATGGGGAACAGCCGATGCTTCAGAACTTATTGATATACCCGGAGGCGGAGTTCAGTCTTATGCTTTTCCTAACGCTATGTCAAACAGCCCTTATTTTCCCGAGGCTGAGGCTATATTACCAAAAGGATTAATACGTAAAGTAGAAGAAGTAAGAGAACCCGTAAGCGGTGGTAGTTATGGTTTTCCTAATAATGCCAGAATCAGAACTAGTATATTAAATCCTTATAGTGTTTTACTTCCAGTAGTTGGTGGTGCGGCTGCAATACAAGGTCAGAAAAAACAAGGTGGTCCTATTGTAGACCCGCGTGGTCAGTGGGCTCATCCTGGTAAAGTTACTCGTATACCTGGATCAGATATTACTATGCAGGGAGTAAACTACCCGGTGTATGCCAAACCTAACAAAGGCAAAGGTGGTATGATGTATCCAGGGGGGAATTACTCTTTCCCCAAAGCTGATTATGTAGATGAGTATCCTATGATGCAAAGAGGAGGTCAATATATAGACTCTGTGTTTAACGCTAACCGAAATCTTAACTGGGTAAAACGACTATATGATAAAAACACACCTAGTATCCAGATTCCTGGAGAGCCTTACCCGTCTACCCACTACATGGAATATGCCGATAACCGCGTATATCCTCAAGTAGTACAGATGCCAGATGGTAAGTTGAAACACCTGGGTAAGAACGCTTACGACTATGCTGACTCTACTAAAACATACATTAAGTTTCCAACAGAAGCTGATGCTAAATGGTTTAGTCAAAACTATAAGAAGGGTAAAGGCGTATTAGGTAACAGGCAATTAGGAGGTCAGTCTGCAGGGAAAAGTCCTTACTTTTTTATGAACATTAATAATGATATGGAAGAAAGATTTCGTGCCCTTGATTATGTTAAAGATGAATATAACAAGGGTATGGATTTTCATACTAAGTGGCTTAACTCACCTATGTACAAGAGTATGATTAACGCGTCTGATCCTGCCAATGCAAAACAAATTACTGACCAACGTAAAAAACGTCTTTCTGCTGTGACTATGAAATACGTTGATACTGCATATGGCCCAGATATTAGGACTGGAGCTACAGCTGATAATCTAGGAAATATAAAGGTATACCCAATAGGTGTTGGTCATAACAGCGTTGGTACTCATGAAATATCTCATGTAACAGACAATGGTCCAGGGCTCGATCTTATACCTGCTAAAGATCAAATTAACATTTTAGAAAAAGCTTATGATAAAGTAAACTTACCAAAGTATGAAGCTGATAAAGAGTATGTTGATTATATTACTAAACCAACAGAGACAAGAGCTAGATTAAATCAAATACGTCAGCAAGCTTCTGAAAATAAATTATATGACCCTTTTACTCAAAAAGTAAACCCAGCTATATATAATAAACTTAAAAATTTTAAGTTTGATAAGTCAGTAGACTGGAGTCCTCTTCAACAGTTAAAAGAAGCTTATAGTGATCAACAGATTATGGAACTGCTTAATAGTGTTTCTAAAGTAAATACTAATAACGATATGCAAAACATGATGGCCAGTGGTGGACAGCATGGCGGTCTTGACCGTTGGTTTGCAGAGAAATGGGTAGATGTAAAGACAGGAAAAGCATGTGGTAGACAAGAAGGTGAAAGCAGAGCTTACCCGGCATGTCGTCCTTCTAGACGAGTATCATCCCAGACACCAAAGACTTCTTCAGAAATGAGTCCTGCTGAGAAGGCTAAGTTTAAAAGGACTAAGACATCCTCAGAACGTATAAACTATAATCATAAAAGAAATTAATTATATATCCTATGGCTAACAAACCTAATAATCCTGCCCTTTGGTCTAAAGCTAAGTCTTTAGCTAAACAGAAATTTGATGTCTATCCCTCAGCCTATGCTAACGGCTGGGCAGCTAAGTGGTACAAAGGTAAAGGAGGTACTTGGCGTAAAGCTGAGTACGGAATGGAAGTACCGTTTATGAATAACGGTGGAGAAAAAATGCCACCCGAGATTGCTCGTGCACGTTTTGCTGCAGCAGGTAATCTTGATAAGATGGGTGATTATGGTTATGCTTATGGTGGAGATACACCTAAATATATGCAACAAGGTGGACAACAAGATCAGATTATGATGGTTATTCAGCAGTTTGCTCAAATGAATCAAGTTGATCCCCAAGAAGTTATACAGCAACTTCAACAGTTGCCTGCTGAACAACAACAAGCAGCTATTCAAAAGATGGCAGAAACAATACAACAAGCTTCTCAGCAGCAACCTGATATGGTGCAAGCTGCTATGGCTTATGGTGGATATACTACTGGTGTATTTGCTGATGGTGGAGAACCTGATGGGTCTATGGCCCTTGGTCAGATAGATGCTGCAGTAGATAAACTTCAGAAACTTCGTCAGTTTATTCAACCTGAGTCTGATCTAGAACCATGGGTAAGTTCTAAACTTACTAAGATGGATGATTATGCAGATGCCGTGTCTGACTACATGATGTATAACCCAGAAGCCCAGGGAGAGATGATGGAAGAGCCTCAGGGACTTCCTATGCAACAAATGAAAGAAGGTGGTATTCCTACCCGTTACAAGAACATGGGCTTTTCTAAAGTTGGGGCTAAGAAAGAATCTACCCGTCCTGGTAAAAAGTGGATGGTGCTAGCCAAGAAAGGTAGTGACTATAAAGTAGTACACGGTGGATACGATGGTATGAAGGACTTCTCTCAGCATGGATCTGAGAAACGTAAAGATCGTTTCTGGGACCGTATGGGTGGTAAGAACTCAGCTAAAGCCAAGGATCCGTTTAGTCCTTTGTACTGGCATAAAAGATTTGGTACCTGGCAAGATGGTGGAGAGATATATGGTATGGGTGGATATATACCAGAATATGGCATGGGTGGCATGCCTTGTTATGAATGTGGTGGTATGTTTGCAGAAGGCGGAATGTATGATTGCCCTGATCAGGAGAAAGACCCTGTAACAGGTAAGTGTAAAGCTGAGGTTGTTCGTGGTAGAGAAGCAAATGCTGCTAACAAAGCAGCTAGTGCAGACATGAACGCATGGGCTAAGCAAGTTGCTGCTATGGATAAAGAAGTTGCTAAACAGAATGCTGCTCAGTATGCTGGACAAAAAAGTTTTGATTATGACTGGATGCAATCTCCTGTAGATAAAGCAGAGAAGAAAGCAGCTATTGCTCAATACAAACAATTTATTCAGCAGAACCCTAATGTATTTGTAGCAGATGATTCATCTGGGTACAATCCAGAACAGAAGTATATCATTGCTTCTAAGCTTAAGCAAAAATCAAGCACTCCAATGGGATCTAAAGCATTCCAGCAAAAGTTTAACCAGGATGCACGTTTGCTAGATCTTGGACGTATACAGTCTGACATTGTTCCTTTAATGGGTGGCTGGAGTGGAATTCAGAACTGGCTGTTTGGTAATAAAAAATTCGGTGGCTACATAGGACAAGACGGAAAGCGTCACATATCTAAGACACCTACCTGGTCTGGAAATACCGGTTATCAAGAAGGTGGTCCTGTTCTAGGGGATGTAATGGATGTAACACCTGAACAGCTTGAAGTTCTTCGTGCTCAAGGCTATGACTTTGAAATAATCTAATCTATGAAAATACGTATTACAAAAAAAGGGCTACCTAAAGCTCAGTGGTTAAACAGTCAACCTGGAGTTCAGTTACAGCTGCCTGCCAGTTCGCAACCTAACTTTGCATGGATGACATCTCAGCAGATGCAGAATTATCTTATGCCTGCTGCTCCACAAACGTTACCTGTTAACAACACAAGCCTTCCTCCTGATGTTATTATTCCTAGGAACTTGTATCCAGCTATGACAGATGCTGAGATGGCTCCTCCTGAAGTTCTTGATCAACAAAACCAAGTAAGTCAACCTGTTGATATAGCAGCTGCTTTAGGTATTGGACCAAAGAGAGAAGCTTGGGAAATAGAGCAGCAGAAAAAATATGATACCGATCCAAACTATGCATTGAAGTTTGATGATAGTGTTGGCTTTGGTATGCTTCAGGGGTATACAGATCCTAAGCGTCTTACTAGTAGGCAAGATCTTAAGAAGTACGTAAACTTCTTTAACAAAAAGTACGGTACGAAACTAAAGATGCCTACTTACAATCCAGGCTTAGCTAAGGCTGCTAACGCTGTTAGTACAGGTATTGGAGCTTTGGCCTTAGCTGGTAATGCAGTAGATTATTTAGAAGCTAATAAAAAAGGAAAAGAGTGGGAACGTTTCTTCCGTCAGCGTATGATGGAACCTGCTCCCAATACTGAGTTTGAAGGTATTGAGAATATTAACTCCGGAAGAATGTTTGAAAACATGCTACCTAAACCTAATCAAGGACGTTTTGATTATGGTGGTGTAGCTAACAATATGTTTGATTCTATGAAAATACGTATTACATCTGCTCCTCAGTCCATGGAGTATGGAGGTCAGTCTAACTACGGACTTGATCTTGGTAGAAGAAAAATCTATACAGACATGCCTGAGTCCCAGGCTGAGTCAGTTACTAGTTCTGTAGGAGCTGTACCTAGAGCTATGGCGAATATTGAAGCTGAAGGCGGAGAAACTGTCTTTGGAGACATGGACGGTGATGGAGCTATGGAACATATGAACATAGTTGGTAAACGTCACCATCAAGGTGGTGTACCATTAAATGTACCTGAAGGAAGTTTTATCTTTTCAGATACAGCTAAGATGAGAATCAAAGATCCTGCTGTTCTTGCTATGTTTGGTAAGACTATTACAAAAGGAAATAAAGGATATACTCCGGCTCAAATTGCTAAGCAGTATAACATAAATAAGTATAAAGCAGTAATGGAAGATCCTAATGCGGATCATGTTGCCAAAGCTACTGCACAGTTAATGGTAAACAATTACCGTAAGAAACTTGGTGGCCTTGCTCTGATACAAGAAGAGATGAAAGGATTTCCTCAAGGTATACCTCAAGTAGCTGAAGCTGCTACAGACAAACCTATGATGGCAAAGTTTGGCGGATACCTTCCGGAATATCAAACAGCAGGACAAGCTCCTCCTGTTATACCTCAAGCTTTTAGGATAACTTCTTTGACTCCTGAGGTACAAGCTGCGTTAGCTGAATTTGCTAGCCGTCAAAATCCTGGGGGTGGTCAAAATACAACAGTGTCTGCGTCTAATACCAGATCTCCTCAGGCTTTAGCTGATATGAGTGACCCAGAGTTCCAGAAGTTTATGGATCTGGTTAACAAGTATGATAATAAGCAGAGAAAAGATGCTAGTTATATAAATTCTATGACAGATGCAGACGCTAAAGAGTTTGCCCGTCTTGCTACCAAGTTTGGTTTTAAAAGAACAGACAAAGATGGTAAACAGCAGTATAGAGTTGTACAAGGATCTACTCCAGATTATAACTTTACAATAAAAGGTAAAGACGGAAAACCTCAAAAGATTGGATTTTTTGGTGGCTACCGTCCGCAGCAATACGAGCGTAGAGTTGTAGAAGATGTTCTTGGAGAAGACTCTGTAAAGAATATGAGTGAGCTAGATATCCGTAAAGCTTACTTTAAAGAACTTGGTGTTGATGTAAGTGGTATGAGTGATGATCAGTTAAAGGATTCTAAGAAACTTTATACTGATGCAAACTTTTTTCAAAATGTCTTCTATCCTAAGTTTACTCAAAGGTTTGGTAAAGATGATTACCGTAGCCAGCTTGGTGATGACTTGTTGATTGGTGCTGAGCACTATGATGCATATCGTAAAAAAGAGAAATCTCAGGATACTACCGTTATAGGTTATATCTGTAAGGGTGTGTCTGCAAATGGTGCTCCTATTGTAGAAAGTTCTAGCTTTAGAGATGAAGCTGCTTTGGCTGCAGCTGGTGCGTCTAAGTCATACCAAGTAGCTATCTTAAACTGTGGCAAAGACACTGATATAGATATAGATATTATTCCTGGAAAGAAGAAGCAACCTACTGACTTCATGACTCCTGATAAGCTTACGTTAATGGCTGCTGCAGCTATTCCACCAAAAGGATATTTTCCTTTTGTATCGGATATGCCGTTTAGACCGGGTCAACTAGCTTTAGAAGACTGGTTAAGCCAGGTTCAGAATATTCAACAGGGGTATAACACTTCAGCAAATATGTTGGGTACATACAACCCTGGTACAGCTATGGCGTCTAACTTATCTTTCTTAGCAGGTCAGGCTGGTGATCAGACTGCCCAGGCTATTTCACAGGTAGGCAGCCGTAACGTTGACAGATTCAACCAATTTGCAAACACTGAGACTCAGCGTAGACAGAATGTTGATGCATACAATACATCAGCCAGAGACAAACGCTGGGATGGGTACACTGTAACCAAACAAAACCTAGATAATGCTCGTAGGAGATATCTTAATACAGTCACTAAAGCCACTAATAATATGTGGGCTAACCGTATGTACTTAGATATGATTAATTCTGTTAATCCTTTCTTTAATGTAGATCCTAGATCTGGTCTTTCTTATTTTACAAATGATGGGTATACTACAAAAGATCTTGGAAGAAGTTCTGCCGGTGCAGGTGGAGGAGGTATAGATTGGTCTGAAATAAGCAGAGGCTTTCAAGATGCCAAAGGCAAGTTTCCTGGTCTTACTGAAGAGCAGTATCTCAGAATGACCAATCAAAGAACTACATCTGTTGATACAAACAGAGACGGTCTACCTGACAGGACAAGTACTGCAAACATGGGACCCATGAGCTACATGTCTCAGATGCTTCCTATGTATATGGCAATGTCTAACATTGCTAGATCAGCTAATCCTTTTACCGGGCAATAAGTTTATTCACACGCTTTAAACCTGTTAAGTTTAGTATTAAACTTCAGAGATTTTTTAGTATATTATAATGTACACCTATGGCTACATACCTTCCTAATATTACTGACGCAATACCAGAGCCAGCGTTGTTTACGCCTGACTTTTCCTTCTTAGATACTATGCTAAGGAGAAGGCAGGGTCTTTATGAGCAAGGCTTTGCTCAGGTAAACAGTGCGTACAACTTTCTTAACAGGGATGTAACGCAGGCTTACAATGCTCAGACTAAACAAAGATATCTTAATGAAGCTCGTTCTCGTTTAAAGAACTTGTCTGCTATGGATTTGTCTCAAAGACAGAATGTTTCTACAGCAACAGGTGTATTTGAACCTTTTTATAAGAATAGTACTTTACTTGGTGACCAGGCTCTTACTGCTCACTGGAACCAGCAGTTAAGTGTAGCAGATTCCTATCGTTTACAAGACGGAGGAAAAGAGTTTCATGAAGATAATGCTGCTCTTGTCCGAATGCAACAGGAAAAGTTCAGAAGTGATACTCCTGATTCATGGCAAAGGTATTACGGTAACCGTGAATATTATACTCCTTTTTATGACGCAGATAAGGAGATGATAGAGCTGATGAAGAACTTTAAGCCTTCTTCTACAAAGATTGAAAGGGTAAACGGTATGTACATGGTTACTACCAAAGATGCTTCTTGGACCAAGGAGGAGATTTCTAGATACCTGAACGCTACTTTGTCAGAAAAAGCAAAGAAGCAGTTAGGTATACATGCAAAAGTTAGATACTCTGATCCTGCTGCTGTAGCTGGTCTATATGTTAACCAGGCTCAGATGGAACTTCCTGTTATTGAACAGAAGATATCAGATGTTAATGCATCTATAAAGAGTGAAAGAAACAAAGAAAAGCTTGAACAGCTTAAGAGTCTGCGTGAAACATTTGTACAGAACAGAAACGAGATTGCTTCAAACTTAGAAAGTATTTCTAAAGGAGATATATCTTTTTTACAAGGTAATGCTGAAAAGTTTGCCAGAAACGTATATATGTCTCAGGCTGTAGACCGTATAGCCAAAGGGTTTTCTCATAAAGATATTGAGCAGACCATTGATGCTAACCAAGTAGCCATGATGTATGCCCGCATGGCTTTTGACCGTGCTGAAAACGAAAAGAACAGAAAGGCTCAACAAGGAACTGAACTTCCTATAGTACCTGTTACTAGGGAAGGTGAGACAGTAACTACTTCATACAGTACTTTACAGAATGATATTAAGAATGCTAAGAAAGTATCTGATGCTAAGTTTAACGAACTTAAAGACTACATGACTACTCAAGATGCTTTCCGTGGAAGATCTTCTGCTAGTATTACAGGGGAGGAAGTACAAAAATGGGTTTCTTCTCATCAACAGAATGAAAAAGTAATAGCTTTTGTAAATGCAGAAACAGTACATAGTGCTAAGAATGACCAGCTTACTAACTGGCAAAAAGGTGCTGAGCAGTGGGCTGTTCAACAAATGGGCAGTGAATATGATCAGCTATTAACATACCGTGAAGAACAAAAGAAACTTGAAAACAAAGCTGTAAATAATATTACAGGTACTCAAACTATGACTGTAAATGGTCGTACGTTTCAAGTTCCTTCCTCAGTAATACCGGCAGGAAAAGATAAGTATTATTTTGAAAGAGGACCTTATGGTAAATCTCGGTATGATATAGATAAAGACTTGGCTAAAGCAGGTAGTAAGATGGTTGCTAGACAACAAACAGGTATAAATGGAGAGGCTTTAGAAAAGAAGTTTACTGATTTGAAAAAGCAGTATAATAGTAAGCAGAATACTGTGGAGGTAAGTAAGAATACTCAAGGGTTTACTTTGAGTACTGATGATAAAAGATATAAATCTGCGGTGGGTTATCTTGAATCTATTTCTGGAGCTGATGGTATGATTTCTGGTGTAAAATGGTTTCCGACTTTAGAAGGGTTTGACATGACCTTTAAGTTAAATGATGCTGATAAAACAAATCCTAAAGATAGAGAAAAGCTAAGGAATGATTTAATAAGTACACTAGGAACTAATCAGGTTACTTATAATAAAGACACTGATGTTTTTACTGTTGGAAATTTGGCCCCTACAATATCTCCTAGGTTAGATCCTTATGGAGGTATTCCACCTGTGCACAGACAAGCGTTATCTTCTATTGAGGGGCTTGCTGGTCAGCCCGGTATGACAAGATCAACTGTTGCTTTTCCGATGACAGGAAAAGCTGGTACACATGCTGTACAAGTTGTAAAGTTGTTTGGAACCACCCCAGAATCTGACAGTTATATATTATATATGAATAACAAGTCTATAGATAGACCCTATAGTTCTCCATTGGACGCTTATGGTGCTGCTTTTGGCTTGGTCAACAATCCTGTTGCTTTGAGTACAGTATTGTCTGGTAACTAAATATCCTATACCCCATGATAGAAAACCTTTTTGAACAAGGCTTAGATAACGTTGACGTTCCTGAAAACTTGGAAGAAACTCCAGGTTTAGAACTTGGTAATCTAGATCAGCCTGAAAGTCCTGAGCAAAGTCCATTAGGAACACCTGCTCCTGTTCAATCTACACCTTCGGTTGATCCTCCTACAAAGAAGTATAAGTCTTATGAGGCTGCTTTGGATGCTGCAGAACTTGGGGCTAAAAAGTTTTTTCCTTTTGCTGATACTGACTTCTTAAGATCCAAGACTGTTTCTGGTGATCGTGCCAGAAAGTATAACGATATGGAATATGGCTACCGTTATGGTGTAGACATGGATGACTTTTACGGGGAGATGGAAAGTCCGCTAACTACTTTTGCTAAAGGAGCAGGTAGATTTGTATTAGGTGTAGGAACCAAAGTAGGACAAGGTGCAGGTTTTCTTTTAGGTCTTGCAAACCCTCAGAATTGGGATGAAGATATTATTACAAAAGCTTCCGATAACGGTATTACATATTTATTTGACCAGCTGGACGAAAAGACCAAGCAAGATTGGTTACCTACTTTTCAAGAAGCAGCTGATAGAGACAAAGGTTTTTGGAATAAGTTTTTTACAGATGGGGATTTTTGGATGACTGATGCTGTAGACGGTGCTGCATTTCTAGTATCTGCATGGGTACCGGGTATGGCATTGTCTAAGTTAGGTCTAGGAACAAAGTTAGCTCAAAGTCTTTCAGGTCTTAGACTTGGTGTTGGCGGAGCTGAAGCTGCTGTAGAAGGAGCAGCCATGACACAGAACTATCTTACTAAAGCTAACAGTATCTTCAAAACAGGTATTGATAAGTTTAATGCTTGGGCTTTAGCAACAAGTTCTGAAGCTATGTTTGAAGCTGCAGAAGCAAGAAGGGGTATTATAGACTCATTGACTTATGATGAGTTTGGACGTTTGAAAATTAATCCTGTTACAGGAACTCCATATTCAGAAGATGAGAAAAGAAAGATTGCCGGTGGAGCTGCTCAGAATAGTTTCTTACTTAATGCTGCTTTGCTTGCTGGTACAAATGCTTTAGAACTTAGATGGATAGGCTCTATGTTTGGAGCTGGAGAAAGAGCTGCTGTTAGTGGAATAACCGGTGCAACTAATCTTACAGACCGTATGGTTGCAGAACAGGCAGTAGGTAAGTTTAGTAAGTTTTTATCATCTGGTAAGGGTGCTTTTTTAAGTGGAGCTACACAAGGTATTCTTGCAGAAGGTTTTGTAGAAGAGAATGCTCAGCTTGCTATACAGCGTGTAAATCAGCAGTATGGTATGCAAGGTAAGGTTGCTGAATTTGGTAACCTTGGAGACTTTATAACTCAGTTTAAGAATCAAACCTTCAATGCTTTAATCGGCAAGGACCCAGAGGCTGCTACTAGTATAGGTATTGGTGGTATTCTTGGTACGCTAGGAGGTGGTATATCTTCTACAATACAACAGCGTAAAGATAGAACTCTTACAGAACAGGTAATAAATGCATATAACTTAGCCCAGGATAACTGGCTTAAGTTTGGTAACATATATAAAACTCAAGATGTATTTACTGTAGATGAACAGGGTACTACTGTAAAAACACAGCAGGTAGTCTTTGATCAAAACGGGGAACCTGTAGTTGATCAAGAAAAACTGTCGGGTGCTTTAACAGGTTATACTGCAGTAACAGCTGCACTAGATGAAGCTTCAAAACTACAACCAGGTTTTCAAAGAGATATACTTAGAGACACTGCTTTTGCAGATTTTGTAACAGCTCATATTAATGCTGGTATAGAAAACACTGTTATAGATAAACTTAACAGTCTTCAAAAAGCTTCACCTCAGGATCTTGCAAAGCTTGGATTTACTGTTGGTGAAAACGCAGAGCAGCAGATCAATAGGTATAAGAACCTAGCATCTGCTATTATCAATCAGAACAAACTGATTAACTCTGATATCTTGGTTGACAATAGCCAGGAAGATAAAGCCCGTAAAAATTATTTATTAAAGCTTGCTGCTGACCAGGCTGTATATAAGAGCTTGGTAAATGAGAACCAGACAGCCCTAACCGAGATACAGAATCAGTTAGTTACTTCTGAGAATTCTTCATTGTCAGATGGTTTAGTAGAACAGCTTAATGAGCTTGCTCAAAGGATCAAGTCTCAGGAAGAGATACTTCAGGAAATGGGTACTAGTCCTGACACTGGTATTCGTAAGCAGGTAGCTAATCAAGTACTTGATGAGCTGAAGCAAAACTACGAACAGTTAGAAAAAGATAATACTACAACTATTCAGAGTCTTAAAAAAGACAAGGATGGTTTTTATGAATATGAAAAACCAGGCCGTAATATACCTGGTGTATATGATCAGTACAAGAAGAAAGTAAGATTAAAAGGTGAACTGCAAAACCAGATTAAGTTAAATGGCCTTGAGTGGTCTAAGTATGCTGATACTAAAAACGGTAAGCAGAACTTTTTACAGATGTTCAAAGAGGACATTGTTGATCCTTTAACTCAAGCCGCAGCTGAAGCTCAGGACGCACAGTCTCAACTCGGAAAAACAATTACTCTTACTGGCACAGATGCTAACGGTAATCCTAAAGCAATAGATATAACCGTAGGTAAACTGTACGTTGGTAAGTTTACCAAGTCAGAAAGATACAGAGGCAAGCAGATTGTATCTGTATTTAATAATGATAAGATTAAGATATTAGATATATCAGAGGATGGCTCTACCGTTACTATAAAGGCTAATGGAGAGGTTATGGAAATGTCAGCACAAGAGCTGGCAGATATTGCTATACCAGAAAACTGGAGAGCGTTTGATTCTTTAACTGATGATCAGAAACTTTATTTGACCCTGCGTAACCAAGTAATTGAGTACAGGGTTTTAGAACGAGATGCATCAGGTAAACCTATAAAACAAGCTAATGGTAAGTACAAGACACGCGTTGTAAAAGGACGTGTGGCTATGAATAAGAACAGAACTGATCTTTTATTTACATATATAGACCCTACTACTAACAAGAAGAAGTTTGTGGACTTTGACATGAGGTATGTAGTAAATCAGGAGTCTCTTGAAAAACTTCTTACCCCTCAGCAGTTTTCTGTTAAATCTCAGGAGGAAAAGGTTAAACAAAAGTATGAGACTCAAAAGCAGTTTCTTACAAACCTTATTACTGAAACCGAAGCTAAGCTAGCTGATGCAGATACTCGTCGTCAGGCTAATGTTCAGGAGTTCCAGAAGCTGGAAGAAGATCTGAAAGGTATGAGAGAAATGCTTGAAGAAGCTGTTTCATTCCTTGAAAAGAATCCTTATACCCGTGGCAGAAAAAGCAATGCGTACAAGTCAATGGAAGAATTGTCTCAGCAGCTTACTGATGAGATCAATAAAAAAGAGACCCAGCTTGCTGCTTTGCAAAAAGAAAAGGAAGATCTAACCAATCTTCTTGAAGCTCTTAAGAGCACTAATGAACTTTACTACCAAGGTCTTATTGAGTTGGAAGAGACTAGCCAGCCGTTTCTGGCTGATCAGTCCGGATCTATATTTGCTCAAGAACAGGCTGACTTGGAAACTGCACAAGACAATCAGGTAACCAGACGCTTTAACAGCTCTGAGTTAGAACAGATGATTGAGCAGACTGAAACTGAGGTAGAACTTATTGACGATAGAGTAAACTATTTACAGGGATATATTAACCAGCTGAAAAAAATGCTGGATAAAGTCCTGGTATTTAAAGATGTAGCTGATGCGTTGATGGAGATCACTGATCGTGAGCAGCTTCGTAACGCTCTGAAGATGCTAGAAGACCAGAGCTCTGTTCTTGCAGACAATACTGATGTAACCAAAGTTGGTGATATACTTTTACCTTCTGCTCCTGTTGAGAACATAGCTCCTCAGGTAACTGATGTAATAAAGAAAGAAATTGTGAAGGCTCTCCGTAAAGGACTTGCCCGTGGAGATAAAGGTATAGAAGCTCAGTACACCCTTGAGTTGATTCAACGTTTAAAGGATTCTGTACAAGAGATGGATGATCTCATTCAGAAAAGAGATGAGCTTGCTCCTAAGTTAATCAGACTAGAAACTGCCCTTCAGCAGAAGCAATTGCTTACTAGCTTGCAGGAAAGAGTAAACTTCTTAAAGACTATACAGGAAGGATTACTTGCCCAGTATGAAATACGTCAGCAGGAAATACTTACCCAGCGTCAAAGTAAGACAGCTGAGGTTGTACAGAACCAGATGATGGGGGACAAGCTTGCTGATGAGGAAGTATCTCAGGATTCTGAAACGTACAACTTTGATGTTAAGAAGCCTCTTTTAGCAGTACATGGATTATTTACTACTGCCGGTAGGCACTTTGTAGATGATGCGGATACAGAGCTGAACATGGAAAACAATAACGCCCTGTTCTATAAGTTATCTGCAATGGCCGATTTGCTTACAGATGAGTTTTACTTGATGCCTGTAACTGCAGAGAATGATACGTTTGGTATCAGACGTCCTGATGTTTACGGGGATGATATCAAGTTGGTTGTAGTAAAGAAAGTAGGTAATGAGTTTAAGTTTGTAGATGCAAACGGTGAGGTTTTAGAAAATCCTACTAAAGAAACTTTAGTATATACTTCTATGCATGGTAATGCTACCATGTTTGGAGATAACGTACAGGCCGCAGTAGACAGTGTAAAGAACAGCTTTACTACAAAAGGTCTGACTGATGCTGAGATCCTGGATCATATTAAAAGATTCAAAGCATTCAGAGATAAGATCAAAGCTGATATAGAAGCCGGAAGACCTGCTTATGTACCTGTAATGGGTAAGAGCAAGGGTGTGCAAGTCTTTGTAGAAAAAGACGCTAGTGGTCTACCTCAGGAACTTCCTATGGAAGGAAGACTAATCAGTGAAGACACTGCTGACTATACTAACATGACCCACCCAGATGGGCAGGGTATATCTTTAGTAGTGTCTACTTTAAAAGATAACACTGCTGTGGATGTAAAACCCGGTCGTGTTATAATGCAAAAAGCAGACGGTACCGGATTCCGCGTATTTAACCGTCAGCTTTCACAAGAAGAAAAAGACAACTTTATAAATACACTAAAGGTTCTTACTGGCTTATTGGCTAGAAAGAATTCTACTACAAGTCCTCTGTCTAAGCAAGAGGCTTTGGATCTTAGTGATGTTCTTACTTACTTGAACGGTTTAGTATTCTGGACTAAGCAGGATAGTATAAGTCAAAGTGAGAATAAGTTTTATATTAACCAGGACAATGGTATGCTTTACCGCGGCACCAATGCTGTAGCACTTACAGCAGATGCTATTGAAGCAGCTAAAGAAACTCTTACCAAGGATCTTTACCACCAGGTTAATAACAACCTGGTTAAACTTAATGATCCTTTCTTCCAGGTTATTGTAGATGAGAACATGAAGATCAGTAAGGTAGAGTACCAAAACTATGTGCATTACTTACTGGGTACTCAGGACATGAAGGGACAGAATCGTAGACTCGGTACACCAGTGGTCTATACCAATACTCCTGCATATAGTCCTGATGACTTGACACCTCAACTTAAGAGCGTATTCTTTACTTACCAGGATCCTGATAATCCGATCATCCCTAAGGTTACCGTTACACAGAATAACATAGCGTTTCCTGCTGCACAGGCTCAGCCAAACGGTCAGCCAGTAGTAGGTACTGCAGCTACTGGATTTGTAATTAATCCTGCTGCTTTTGGTGCAACGGCACCTGCAGCATCTCAGCAGCAGACTCCTGCTCCTGCAGTTGCTGCCCAGAATCCTTTTATATTTAATCCTGCCGGTTTTACAGCTCAGCCTCAGGCACAACCTGCAGCTCAGCCACAACCCGCTGTTCCTGGTTTTGTATTCAATCCTAATCAGCCAGTACAACCTCAGTCTACTACTCAGGCTCCGGCCAATCCTTTTATCTTAAATACTGCAGAGTTTGTTGCTCCTCCTCAACCGGTATTTCCTACAACTCAGACAGCAACACCTGGTGCAAGTACTCTGATAAGTACCATACTTTCTGATCAATATCAGCAAAGTATGCCTAGCATGTCTGACCCTAGTACCAAGGTTAGCAATGTGTACAGAGAAGCTCTGGATACTTTGAAGAAAAGAGAAGACTTTAAAAAGGTAGCTAAATGGTTTAGTGAGAAACTTCCACAGATTTCTGTAGAGAAAGTAGCTGAGCTTATTGACGGTATTGCATGGGGGGCATTTAAAAACGGTGCGGTATATATATCTGAGAATGCAGAAGAAGGTACTGGTTTCCACGAAGCTTTTGAAGCAGTGTGGGGTAGTTATCTTACTGTAGAAGAACAGATGGAGCTTGCAAAAGCGTTCCGTTCTTTAGAAGGAGAGTTTACTAATCCGTTTACTAAAGAGACCAAACCTTACAGCCAGGCTTCTATGTACGATGTACGTGAGATGTTAGCTGAGGGTATGAGAGATTATATGTTAGAAAGAAGTACTTACGGAGGTAAGATACTTGCTTTCTTTAAAGAACTATGGAATGCTATTAAAGCACTAGTAGGACTTGGAAACATTAATGAAGCTGAAGAGCTAATTAATAATGTCTATAAGTCTATTAATCAGGGTAAGTACGTCAATGCTAAACAGGTTCGTGACGTTAGCATGATGGGTACAGCTTACAGTCAGGCTATCCCAGGTACTACGCAGGAGTTTAGTACACAGTTTACTGAAGGACTTACCGGGTTCTTCTTTATGAATCTGTATGCTAGCCAAAAGAATATTGACAGCTTACTTGATAAGTATTCAAATACCAACCAGCTTCTGAAACAACTCTTTGTTCAGAGTTTGGAAGACATGAAATCTTACCTGGTTGGACCTATGTCTAACTTTGCTCAGCGTTATGTTAACGTAGCAAGAAAGCAACTTGGTCGTGACCTTACACAGGATGAGCTGAACTTCTTATATACTCAGTATCTTAACCAGGATAGAAATGCATACCAGATAGAGCAGGCCTTCGGTCAGCCAAAGTATGTGTATGATAACCTAAAAGCATCTCTGAAGAAGTTTGGTTTGCAGTTTAAAGAATTGACAAGCCAGGAAGATGAGGAGTTTATTAATAATAAAGAAGAATCTGTAACTGATGCTTTAGGTATCCGTGATGCTATTTTCATAGACCCCCGCAGACTTACTGCAGTAAACTTCAGAATGTTACTTGGGTCTTTGACTTCAGATACCTATGACAGTGCATACAAGTCAGACACTAACCCGATGGGTATTGTGTTTGAAAAAAATAATCTTGGTCTTCCCAAGCTAATTGACTTTGATAATGTTCATAACATGCTTATCAATGAGCTTAATGGATCTGCTTCCCGTATTGAGGGAGGTAAGTTCATTGACGCTTTGACCGAGATGATGAACAAGCTTGATAAGAAATATAAAAACATTAACGGTACTTATAAGCCTGGATACGTATGGATCCAGCGTCTGAAGAACCGTTTGAAATATGCCGGTACTGAAGGAAGTTATTTTACAACTGCTAACATTACTGCAGATGATATAGCCTTGATGATCGGTTTTGAGAAGAGTTTGCTTAACAAGCAGAACCTTCCTGTAAAGACTATTATTGGAGAGAACGGTTACATCTTTGATACAGATCCTATTCAGACAAACTCTGAAAGCAAGATCCGCGAAGAGTGGGAAAACAATGTGATGACAAGTACTCAGCCTTTGTCCCGTAAGAGTCAGTCTAGTTTATTGGGTGTGGATGACAAGGGTATGATCGTTATTGATCGTAGCAGCTACGCATATGCCGGTAACCCTGCTGATACAAGCAAGCCACACTTGTCTATGTCTAGACCTACGTTTAACCAGATAATAGAAATACTATCTGAGTTTGGAATTAAGTTTACGGCTAGCAATGAGGAGCTTAAGAAGCATAAGGTTGCTATTAACAGATCTTATAGTGCGATCAGGGAAAAGATCATAGACGGTACTATTTCTACCATGCAAGATCTTTATGGTCGCAACGTAGTTAACAAGGCCATCACTGACCTAGTGGAAATCCAGGCAGAGTACAGTGCAGAGGATAATGTACTAATGCATTTAACTGCAGAAGGTAAACCTCAGTACTCTATCACACTACCTTCCAACATTACATATGTACTTAACTCATTGAATGATGCTAAGAATCTTGCTGACTTTGTAAGCAGCAATCCTCAGTTTGGTTTTGTAGACCAGAGCGGAAATGTTGCACTACATCCTTACCAAAGCAGAAGCTTGTTGTTAAAACCAGGTGGGCTGATATTTGATGCAGATGGAAACAAGCGTCTTGATATGGATGTAAAGTACCATCTTATTTCTGGTGTGGCTGCTCAGGACAGTGACGGTACAAATACGTCTGACCTGACTTACCCTGACCGTGTAATGCAGGAAATACATTACTTACTTAAGAATATTCACTATACTATTATCAACTCTGATAAGTCTACAGAGTTTGCTTTAGGACTGAACAATAGTTTTGTCAGCTTTAGAGAAGCATCTGCCGGCATTGATTCAGCTGACTTTAGTAAGGTAATTAATATTTACATGGATCAGCTAGAAGATGAAATAGATTCAGCTGTCCGTGAACAGGAGCTTCCTAGTAATATACAATACTATTCTAAAGAAGTTAAGCAGCTTGGTCACTACAGGGATATCCTGGGGCCCGCGTTAGTAAAAGAGTTTACTGATAAGGTTCTTAAAAAGAAGATGACCAAGCAGGACTTCATGAACAAGCCTGCTGTACAGGCTGCTATAAAGAACCATATTACTGGTCTTGCTAGTGAGACCTTACAAGGCCTGATTGATCTAGATATTATTAAAGCTACCCAGGTTGGAACAACAACTGCAGGAAAACCTGTATTTGAATACAGCACCAAGGCTATCAGTCAGGAGCAGTTGTCTTTACTGAAGCTTGATGGTAGCCAGATGAACCAGGCAGATATAGAATCATTGATGACATATCTAGCTGTGAACAAAGAGATTGCGGTGGTAGAACAGCATAAGCTTATCTACGGTCATCCAGTTATGTATAAAGATTTGGCTAAGCGTGCAAACGGTGCCAACTCTAACAAAGATGCTATTGTAGATAACCACGAGATTGTCAAGTGGATGGATCAGAACATGCCGCGTTTGGATGGCAAGAAGCGTAGTAGCAATACTACACAGACATTTAAGAATATTTCTTTCAAGGATGTTAATACGGTATCTGAGTTTTATAAAGAGATAGCAGAAAACATGTATGCTTCTATGAAGGAAGACATGTCAAAAGATGCTGCAGAAAAACGTATTGGTGTTAAGTTTGACGCCAAGGGTAAGTTCAAAAACTTTATCCTTGATGACAAGAAAGGATTTACCGGAGAGATCAAGGCTTATCTTAACCTTAATGAGGCGGACGCTCAGGCGTATATCATGCCTGATCTTTATAGAGACATGTTATACTTGTCTTCTAAGATCAGTAAGAACCAGCTTCGTCAGTGGGAGTATGAAAGAGCCTACGAGGTGGTAGCAAGAAGCTCAAAGCGTAAGGACCACCCTGCATATAAAAACTACTCTAAGATTTATACTAAGGAACAAATGGCTGAGTTTAGGAAGATTGTTGAGGCCGGAAGCCCTGGTATAGTTATGCAGCCACTCAAACCTCAGTACTTTGGTTATGCTAATAACTCAAGCCTGATGCAGACCGTGTTCCTTAAACACTCGGTACAACCTAAGTTCTACCGTCAGGTAGAGGGCAGTCAGTTTGAAAAACTTTATTTGGCTGCACAGAACAATCAGGTAGATATTGTAGGCTTTGAGTCTGGAGAGAAAGTAGGTAACATGCTTAACAGCAAGGGAGAGTTCTTGCCTATATATAATACAGCCGGTGAAATTAACATACCGGTTCAGTATGATCAGAACGGAAACACCCAGTCTGTAAACCTTCCTGACGGCATGCCGGTACAGGAATTGTTTACCCGTTACTATGGTATTCAGCAGGAAGTACCTGCTCTTTCTAAGAGCAAGGTTGTACGCGGTACCCAGGTAACCAAGCTGGTTATGAGTAACTTCAAGGTAGATGGTAAGTTTACATCTGCTGAAGCAGAAGCTAAGGTTAATGAGTACAATAGTATTCTAAGACAAATGATCCGTTTGGGTAAAGAGGAGTTATTAGAAGAGCTGGGTATGCAGAGACTTGGTGATGGAAGCTATATTGTTGCTGACATTAATAAGATGGTAAGCATGCTCAGGGAAGAGTTGGAAAAGAGAGATCTTCCAAACAATTTGATTGATGGCTTACAGGCTACACCAGATGGTAGCAGCCTTATGTATAAGTTTGACACGCTGGCTAACCGTAATAAGATTGACAATATCCTGAACTCTATTGTAGATAGCAGGGTAATTTCAGATAAGATGTTTGGTAAGTCTGCCGTACAGGTAGCTTCTACAGGTTTTGAAGGAGCTGGTCGTACAATGGTTTACCTAAATAATGGTGTATACGAAGAGGTTGCTGAAAATGAACTGACCGATGAACAGCGTGCAAGTGTACAGACTACATCCAATGAACTTAAGTTCTACCGTAATGAAAACGGCAGGATTCAAGGTATGGAAGTATACATATCCTGGTTCTTTGACGGAGTTAAACCTGAAGATGTTGGTTTAAAACTGGTTAACGGTATTTACCAGATTCCGGAAAACTTTGACATGCGTTTACTGGAAGCTATCGGTTTTCGTATTCCTACTCAAGGTATGAACTCTATTGAGAACATCATCATCAAAGGATTCCTACCTAAGGAAGCCGGTGATATGGTGGTAGTTCCATCTGAGATTGTAGGTAAGGCCGGATCTGACTTTGACATAGATAAGCTAAACATGTACCTGTCTAACTACTATGTATTAGACGGAAAGATTAACTACCTGCAAGACGGGTTGACTACAGAACAGCTTACTGAAATAGCCAAGAAAATATATGCTGAGAATACTGACACAAGAGTAGAAACTAATGAGTTTATTAACTCTGTTTTTGAAGGAATACCTAATGATGAAACAGAATTTGTTCAGTCTTTTGTAAAGAGTTATGAGAAGAAGAATCTGCAGAACAAGTTTAAGAAAGTAATGCAGGATCTTGTTTCTCTACCTGAGAACTATCGTCAGTTGGTTGTACCTAACGGTGCCGCTACACTGAAGTCTCTAGCTTCTGAGATCAATGAACTTAAGGGTAGAGATGATGCTGAGTCTTCATTCCTGGCCCTAAGAAAGTTTATTCCTATGGCTGAGGTACGCCAACGTTACCTTACCGGTAAAGCAATGGTGGGTATCGCTGCCCTCCAGACTACCTCTCATACTATGAGTCAGGTATCTAGTATCAGACTTACCGGTACATACGATCCTAAATCACTGTACTATCTTTTTGAAGGTACCCGTAAAAAAGAGATCATTGTTCGTCTGCCACATAACCGTACTGAAAACGGTGATCTATATCTCTATGCAAAGAAAGATCAGAGCGGACGTTGGATATCAGAACTTCTGTCTGAGGCATTGACTGGTTTCGTGGATGCAGCAAAAGATCCGTTTGTATTTGAACTTAACCTTAGTCTTGGTACAGCTGGTACCTGGTTTTATCTACAGAAGTTAGGTGTACCTGTTCAGGATATAGCTTACCTATTCAACCAGCCAATTGTTGACCAGTACATGAAGGAAGAGGCTAAGAACCGTTCTTACTTCAAGAAAGCCAACGATGAGTCACTGAGCAAGTTTTTGCTGATGATGAAGGTAGCTGCTCCTTATATGGATAACGTTCCTTCGTTAAGGGGAACTTATGAGAAGATCAACAACCTTCTTTCTGAAATAGAAAAGTTTGAGGACGCAGATATTCCTTTCCAGCTTAAGAATCAGCAGATCATTGGATTCAGAAAACAGATCAAGCAGCTTCGCCAGAAGACTGCAGATGAGCTTGCTTCTCTTAGAGACGAGTCTAAGACACTTCGTACTGATGATCTAAGAGGTTCTATTGAACGCTATTATAGCAAAGGATATAAACTTAATGAGAAGGATTCAATCTTCCAGTTAGGTGTACTTTTAGATTATCTGGAATACAACTCTCAGGCTCAGTACTTGACTGAGTTTATTCGCTCTATTGGATATGATAATACCAAGACTAAGTCTATCATAGAGAACCAGTTGCAGAATACTCGTTGGGAAAAGATGCTGGGTAGTGAGTTTATTGCTAACCCAGAGGCTATTCTTGAGAATACTTTCATTGGTGAGATGAAAGAACAGAAGGAAGATCTTCCTAACCTGTTCCGTAATTTCTTTGTTTCTCTGCATCCTAAGGCTCAGCCGGTCTTTGAACCACTGAAAAGACAGATAAACAACCGGGATATCTTTATGCTTCCTGATGCCCAGGCTGAGTTGATAAACAAATACCAGAACTTCTTTATAAATTATATTATACAGACTACTCCGTATATGAAGAACGGAATACAGACCAGCTTGAATGGTCAGTATGAAAACTTGATGAAAGGAGCAATGTCTATGGGTAAACAGCTGAAGATGCTTCGTGAGGTTCCTGATCCTAATATTTCTGAGAACCTAGTTGTAAAGGAACTCCTGCCTATCCTAACATCTGATTCTACGCAGGTAGATAATATCAAGCTGTTTAAGAATCGTATGGATACTTTTAAAAACAATATACTTATAGAGTCTGTAGACAATCTGTACAGCTATGCTAAGACTACTGGTAATATAGCTCTACAAAACTTTGTAGAAAATTTGGGAACATTTGCTATCTTGCAAACAGGTCTACAAGAAGGTGGTTTAAACTACACAAAGATTCTTCCAGTTCACCTCTATACAAAGGTTGTTAATGAGATCATGACCAACTTTACAGATGGTGTAGCAGAGGTTAATCCTCAGCTTGTTTGGAGACAGTTCCATCAGAACAACTGGAGAAACCAGAACATCACACCTAGAGTGAAGTTTGCAAAGAAAGATAAGCTTACCGGTAATTTATTACTTAGTGCAAGCTACAGTGATTCAGAGTATGACTATGTTTCTAAGACAACCATACGCCCTGACATTGCCGGCCGTGCAAACGAGCAGAGAAGAGCTGAGCTCCTTAAGCAGAAGAGATACAATGAGGTGTTTGAGACTGTTATATATGAAAAGATTCAGAGTGACCTGGATATGGGAGATGATACAAACGTAGCTTACCGACCTATACAAAAACTTGGAGACGTATATAAATTCGTGGAAGTATACGCAACAGACAGATCGTCTATTATACCTCAGAACCTTACCGTGGATCTTACCACAGGAGCTCTTCAGGCTACTTATATTCCTCAAAGTGAAGTAAGTGTAGTAAGTGAAGCTAGTGCTGTAAAACCGGTACTGCCTCAGAATCAGGGTATGGCAATGCCTTCTAACTTAATCTTGAACCTAGGTGGAGTACAACCTGTTGCTGCTGAATCTAAAGTAGCAGAAGCTGCTTTAACACCAGTTGATAAAAATACTCTAAAAGATGGTGACGTTGTTTTTGACAAAAACGGAACCAGATTTACATTTAGAGGTTTAAGAGCTGAAGGACAAGTTGGTGCTCGTTCTCCAAGACTTGAAGAAGCCAATGGAAATATTGTTATTCCTGGTGAAAACATACAGCTTTTCCGTTCATCTGATCAGAACATTTCCGATGCTCAGATCATTGCTAGCTCTGAATACAAAACCTGGGCTGCCAATAATGCTAATCCGTTAATGACTGACCAAGAGAATTTAGAATACTATAAACAGTGTAAGTTATAAACCTATGAAGTGTCTTAATACATCTTTACCTACTGTACAAGAAAGTTTGGCAGTAATCAAGTCTGAGCCCATGGTGGCTAAGATCTTGGATATGCTGGATGAAAACGCTACTTCCCAAGACGTTATAAAAAAGTACAATGACATGTACAATAAGTCTGAGGAAGGAACAAAACTGAACCAGAAAGTCATGAGCTTTCTGGACAAGATTGGTGTATCTGTAGAAAAGGTAAACCAGATCAAGGATGCTGAAGGTAATCCTTTGCAAGCTACAGCCAAGGCTGATATGCTCAATAAGATTATTCAGGTTATTGAAGGTCGTGCTGATCTTAACACATTATCTGAGGAAGCCGCTCACTTTTTTGTAGAGATGCTGAACGATGACAGTCCGTTGCTTAAAGAGATGATGGATAAGATCACCGGTTATGATCTGTATAGACAGACTGTAGAAAGATATAAGAATCTGCCTGAGTATAGACTTCAGGGAGGTGGTGTTAACTTTCCTAAGCTTAAGAAGGAAGCTATTGGTCAGCTGATAGCTCAGGCTATTATCAGACAGGAACAAGGGAATGAGACTGATGAACGTCTTGGTTTCTTGATGAAATGGTGGAGCAAGCTTTGGGACTTTGTTACTAAGTCTTTTAGCAGGGTAGAGGAGAATCCGTTTGAAACAGCTGCTCAGCAAATTGTAGCCGGGGAAACTGCAGACTTAGAAGTAAACAAAGACATAGAAGGTGTATACTTTCAGCTTGATGATAGTATAAACAAACTAAAGGACGAGCAAAGCAGATTGACACTAGATAACAGTGTTGATCCGCGTACTGGACAGAAGCGTCACGTATACAATCGTGATGGCAAAGTTGTAAAGTTAAACGTTACTACAGCTAAAGTAGACCCATACTATAGAAGCATATTCCCTAATGACAAAAGAGACGAGCGTAAAAAGCAGGTTGACCTTGAAAAAGCTCAGTACGGGGACATGATCCACGCTACTATAGAAGCAATCATTGATACTTATATTGATCCAATAACAAAGAGACGCAGGGTTAGCCCGGCTCAGTCAAGATCTCAATACGTAGGTACTGACTTCTATAATACCTTGGACGCTTATGTACGTGAGTTGATCAGTACATACGATCCTAATACCGTGTTTATGCGTGAGGTTAAGGTTTATGACCCAACTCAAGACATGGCAGGTAGTATTGACTTGATTGCCGTTACACCGGATGGTACCGTGAATGTTTATGACTGGAAGAGTCAGGAAGTAGGTAAAGGTAAAACTGAACTTCCTTCTTATAAAGAAAAGGCATACAAGATTCAGCTGCAGGAATATGTAAACATACTTAGAAATGTATACGGCTTTAATAAGTTTGGTAAGATAAGAGCCATTCCTATTAAGACAAACTTTGCTTATACGGGTCCTGTAGGAGCTAAGCAGCTTTCCGGATTAAATAGTGTGGAGATCGCACCTGTTGACTCTCGTTTAACAGATCCATCTAAAGATTACTTGCTACCAATTACTTTAAAAGAAGATAAGGAAGAAGATGAAAGTCTTTCTGAAATGATTGGTAAGCTTAACAGCTTGTTAGAGCGTTTTGAAAACACAGCTAAGAATGCTAGAGCTTCCGAAAGAATTAAGATGCAGGATCAGATTGATCGTTACAGAAAAGCTATCAGGGATCTACATCTTAGAAAAGATATTAGGAAATTTATTGAGCTAGGTACTTTTGAAGTTAACCGCTACCAGAAGAAACTAAATGAAAACACCCTTACAGAAAAGGATGCTTTAGAATCACTAGATATCTTAAAGGTTTTCTCTGGTACTACCTATTACTTTAAGAACTATATGGGCCAGCTTCGTGCTGCATTAAATGCAGAGCAGGATCCGAATGTAAAACAGATTTACCAGGATATCATCAATAACTATAACTCTCTTAACTCTAATGCTGAGATTACAGTAAAAGAAATGGAGAAGGCTATTTTGGAAATAGGTAAGAAGGTAGCTGAAGAAAAAGGAGGTATTCAGAATCTGATGATGTCAGAAAAAAAGATTGGTTCTGCTGCCGGATTCTTTGATGCTCTTAGCCAAATACCACAAAGAGCTTTTAAAGCTTTTTACAGAATACTTAGCGATGCTCAGAATAAACGTGACCTTTTATATGCAGAGTCTGTAAAAACCTTGGGTCAGCTTAAGACAGATCTTGATGCCTGGGCTAGAAATAAAGGTCTTGCTGGAGAAAGAATGTTTGACGGACTATTGGAAATAGATGAGAAAGGTAACTGGAACGGTGAGTTTCTTAGAAAATATAATAAGCAAGCATATAAAGAACGTAAGAAAGCTATTGATGGTGCGGATATAAACTGGATCAAAGCTAATATGACTTTTGATAAAGCCTGGTATGAAAAAGACCTGGCTTCATACGTCAAGTATGTAGAGTCTATGCAGTATGATACAGATCCTCAGATAAACGCTGCTATTCAACAGCGTACAATCAATAACTGGATCTCTAACTTTAACGTTGCTGCAAACGGTCAGAATGACTTTGCGTTGTTAAATGTACAAAACAAGTACATGAGATTTAATGATAACTGGATTACTGACAAGTGGAAGAACCTGCAGAAGCCAGAGAATGCACCGTTAAAGAAAGTGTATGATGAGTTCCAGAAACTTCTACGTAGGTCAGAAGACTTAGGTATGATAGATGAATACTCTTGGGACTTTATTCCGTCTATCTACAAAGGAAAGCTAGATCATATTGCTTTTGGTGGTAGTGTGTTTACCTCAAAAGGATTTTTAGAAGAGCTACAAGTAGCAACCGGAGACAACTATACACCACAGATAGATCCTATTACCGGTAAGGTTATGATGAACATACCTGTTCATTTTACCCAGGATATTGGGGTAGAAAAAGAAGATGGTACAGTTGATTACTCTCAGAAGAGTAGAGATCTTTTTAAAGTATTTGGTGTATGGTCTGCACAGATGGCTTCCTACGAAGCTATGAGTGAGATAGAAGATGCTGCCAATATACTTGTCCATGTGGAAAAGAACAAGGATTCACTTGTTACTGATAACTGGGGTAATGTAGTTATTGAGAATAACTCAGCTAAGGTTGCAAAAGGAAATGAGCGTAATGCTAAACTACTTGAGGACTTTGTAAACTTCTACATGTATAACAAGATGAGTGACAATACCTCTGATACTAAGTTTAAGTTCAGAGATAAAGAATACTCTCTTAATAAGACTGCCAGATGGTTTATGAAATTCTTCTCGTTAAAGACTCTTGCGTTAAACCCTATATCAGGTACAGCACAGTTTGTTGGTGGTACCGGTAACGCTTTGTTTCTTGCTGCCAAGAAAACTATATTTACTACAGGAGACTGGACCAGCTCAGTTTATCAAGTTACAAAACGTGATCCTAAGACTATTGCACTATTACACTATGCGGATATTCTTTTAGAAGACCGTAAAGAGGCCAGGTCAACAGAGCTTTCTGTATCTAAGATTGTACAGTTTAATACGATGGACAAAATGTATTTTATCCAACGTGCTTCAGATAAAGCTGTTCAGTATCCTGTTGCTATTGCTACAATGATGAACCACATGGTTGATGAAAACGGTAATATTGTAGATATTACAAAGACAGTTAAGAAAGAGTTTGATTATGACAAAGTGTTTTATAACGTATCTCCTGAGGAGCGTAATGCTCTTAAAGAAAAGATAGATGCTAAAGTAAAAGAACTAAAGGAAAACAAGTCAATCTATGCTACTACCAAGATTGTAAATGACAAGCTTGAGATTCCAGGAATAGATATTAACTCTCAGGAGTGGGCCAAGTTCAGAGGTAAGATCAAGCAGGTTAATAAAACAATCCTGGGTAACTCTACCCGTGATGATATTAACTCAGTACGAACTACACAGTTAGGTATGGCTTTAATGCAGTTCCGTTCATGGATGCCTCAGATGGTTAAAGAGCGTTTTGGTAAACTGAATTATAACCAGGATCTTGATCTGTACTCAATGGGTAAGACTAGGTTATTTTTTGGAGAGATTATTAAACACCCGTTAACTATTGCTAAGTCTATTATATCTAGTTCCGGAACAAACATGATTGAAGCTGCTAAGCAGCGTTATATTCAAGAAAGAGCTGATGCTGCTTTAGAGGGAAGAGACTTTACTTTAAGTGAAGCTGAGTTTATTGATATGTATGTTGGTAATATCAGGTCCCAGATCCGCGAGTTGGCTACAGTTATTGGGGTACTCTCATTGATTATGATGGCTAAGCCTGGGGATGATGATGACAAGCATGAGAAAGGTGTTAGAAAATACATAGCCCGAGCTTTAGAAAAATACTATGCGGAGTTTTCATTCTACTATCTACCTACATCATTTACAGAACTAGTTAACTCACCATTTCCTGTGGTAGGTTTAGCTACTGATTTTATTAGCTTTACTGAAGCTAGTGGTAAACAGTTTTACGGATATGTAACAGATGATGCCAAGATACAGAAAGACGCTAAACCTCTTAAGTATGGCTCAAGATTACTACCTATATTAAAAGAAGGTATCATGATGAGGGCCATCTTTGATGATGACTTTAGAAAAGAATGGGATATCAGATTATAAAAGAAAAGAGCACTAACTGTGCTCTTTCTTTTTTCTTCCAAGACTTAGTGTAAAGCTCATAAAAATAAGTCCTACACGAAGACTGTAGACAGGAACCTTATAGATGTTGTCTATACCTGTTATAAATTCAACGCCTAGTAAAGCTCGGGTAGAGCTTAATAGCTCAAAGGTAAATGTCCAAAGCATAGTTATTGTTTTTCTACGGTGAAAGGATGACGTCCCAGGTAGCAGTCTTCCGGCCAACCCATGTGACGTTTAAACCCGTTGATGAAGCTTTGTATATTACTAGCTCCAACAGGGTTATGGCTGTGGACTGAAACAGCATTAATTGTTTTCCCAGAATTTTGGGAAAACTCTACTAGCCATCGGGCACAGTCTAACCCGGTTTTTTCCTTATAGCTTTCATAGTCTGGTTGTTGCCATCCAATGCTTAGCTTCTGTTTAAAGTAATCATCTATGTGTTCCTCTGCCAGATCGTGATCAAAACTGATCAGGTCAGGTATGCCTTTTTCTATAATAAATCCTGTAAACTCTTCATAGTTCCGAACAACAGACCAGGGATTATACCCCGGTATTGTTGTTGTTGGTGTCCTCTGATCGTCCAGGTACAATGCTGTTTTTAAGGTGCTCATAGAATGGATCTATATTTATGTTACCCTTGCTGTGCTTGGGTTCATAAGGGCAGTGTCTGCAGCCATTGCCACAGCACTGTCCACGGTTAATATGAAATAAGGGAGTGAGGATTACTCGGTCTCCCTCCATGTAGTAGAAGTCTTCTTTCATATAGCTTCATTAAGAAGGATATTACATTTTTCCATCCAGTTACCAGCTAATACGTCAACGATAATAGGGGCTTTCATACCTTTTTTATAGGCTTCGTAGCTTTCTTGTTCGTTGTCATCCAGGTGCCAGACGAACTCTGTTCCTTCTAAATAGTTTACTTTCCACTGCATGCAAGTAAATCTTACCCGCCAGCGTGGGATACCTAATCTGTCTACTACTTCCCAGAGATCATCCAGGGTAGCGTTATGAGGATACTTGTGTTTGTGGTTCTCGTCCCAGCGTGTGGTGACAACCCAAACTTCTATGCCGGATTCTATTAGTTCTTTAGCATAGTCTTGTACGTTTTGAAACTCTAACGTTCCGTCAAAGTCAAAGCTTACTTTTTTAGGGATTACTTTCATAGGATAAAGGATAATAACCAGCTCCATAGTCTGAAGCCGAGGTAAAAAATAATAGACCAGGTGATGATGAAGGTCCAGTTCAGACTACTCAGTCTGTGTTTCCAGGTACGAATTATACTCTTCATATATTTTAGGGTATTTACGCAGTATATCTTCCCTAGTAATCTCATGTCTGCCTGCTTCTACACTAATTATAAACAGCTCATCATACAGACTATCTTTTATGCAGGATATAGAGTCTAGTTGTTTATTTAATTCAGGAATTTGTTTTACCTGCTGTTTTAAATCAAACAACGTGTAGAACAGTAGCCCTATGGTACTGATACTCAGTATCGGGCCTATATACTTTTTCATAAGAATTGATATTTAGAACATTTACTAATAAGATCTTCATCTTCAGGCTTAAGTTTAGATAACCTACAGGCTACCTCCTTACCGTATTTTGAAGAGAATACTCTGGTTTTTGTTGTACATCTTTGTTGTACTTGGCTTGCACTTAGTCCTAGCTTATGTGCTGCTTTTGCAAAGCTGGGGTATACACCCACAAGCCGCTTATCTGTTGGATCATAGACTTTTATACAGGTGTCTTTATGCAATCCGTTCAGGTCATCTTTCATTGATATCATATCCAATCTATAGAACTTGTAGAGGTAAAAGTAGAGAACTTATCTAACATCTACAAATAAATAAGGGGGAAAATTTACTTCCCCCTTATTGTTATTAGTCAAAGCTTATATCTCTGTTACTCATGTACTCTCGTAGAAGATCTCGGATCTCCTGGTACGCGTCATACTTGTCTTGAGATAGGTCGTCAGAAGCATATTTAGTTTTAGCTCTTAGTTCCTGATCAAGATCCCAGCATACTATATACCAGCTAGTAGCATTGGTTGCCATCTTAAAATCTTCTTGGTCATCGGGTAGATTGAACTCTAGAATTGCTTTCATCGGTAAGGATTTTACTGTGATTAAAAGGATAATATTCTTCTAGAGCACGTTTGTAAAACTCCATCTCCAGGCTATCCTTTTTGTACAGGATTTCCTGGTGTGTGAGTTTACGAGTAGCTCTGTTTTCTTTTTCTCTTTGGTACAGCCAGTAGCAACACACGGCTAGTATACTAAAGAAGACAGCTGGTACTACATAAAAACTAAAGAAGTTACTAAGCTTTTGTTTCATAGTATAGCTTTCTTACTTTTACTCCCAGTTCCATATCATTGGAAGTATTAATAATCATTTTTTCAGGTACCGCAATATGTGTACGGTTGGTTCCTTCCCTGTAACATTTGGAACAGAGTTGACCAAATCCTTCTATATAACCTATCCGTAAGTCTATATGGGTAGTGTCATCATAGGGAGTTTCTACTTTACATAGGATACAACTGTCTTTCATAGTAATTGGATTTTATAGGTCTACATTGATGTACTCATTTGTTTGTTTCCATCTAAGTTGTAAATCTTCCCAGTAACCTGTTTCATCATTGAACCGGTTACAAATTGTAACCAACTCAGGAAAACCAAGAGCTATCTTAGCTCGGTTTTTTCTATCAAGTTTCCAAATGGCTTCTATAAGAGCAGTCATGCCGCTGCCTGCCATGCCTTTTTTGTAGTGCATAAATACTACTTCTGCTTCTGTCAATTGGGGTCTTTTTTCTGTGCTCATAATGTTAAAATATTTCCGTGTGATGTAAGTCCAAGGTCAAACCTGCCATCGTACACACAGGCTGCATTTGAGAATACAGTTTTGGTACGGGAATAGTGTGCCACTCCTTGGTTAGTGTCAACACCCTTCATATTATGTATATGACCGAAACAAACTAGCTTTAATGTGTCCTTTAGAGCCCAGCATCTTTTCATAAGAGACAGGTCTCCACACATTTCTAGGTCTCCTTCTCGGTCAAAGCTTAAGTCCCTGACTCCTTTCGGGGGTCCGTGGACTATTAATACATCTGTGTCATCAGGAATCATCTGCCACACTTTATGTGTTTTGTCTCTTGCTTTCATGAATGACCAGTCACAAAAGCTTGGGGTAATAGGACTACCGTAGAACTTGACTCCGTCTATAATAGTTGCTTGGTTTTCTAGGTAGATAATTCCGGCTTCAGCAAAATACCCAGGGGTAACTAGACGACGTTCTATGGAAGTATCATGATTACCTGCTACATAGATCTTGTGTTTTACAGGTACATTTTTGTACCACTCTATAAAGTCTAGTACTTCGTTGCTGTTACGATACGGGTCTCTGTAGTTACTGCAGTCACCACTGTGCACTACTACGTCTATATCCTGAAATCTTTCATCAGGAAATGTACCATGAAACCCATGAGTATCAGATATGTGTAGGATCTTCATTGTTTAAATATTTTTCCTCATTAATGTAGTTTTCAGCATCATTAACATGATTACATTGAGCATCCGTATAACCCACATTATAGTCGGCTATTCGTTGCTGATACTCCATCTGTCTAGCTTGTTCTATTAGTTCAGCTACTTTATCGTAACTGGTTCTATTAATTCTAGAAACTAGCCAATCAACTACAGTTTGCTTTATCATATAATGATATTCATATTAGTTTTTCTTTACGTAGTATACTACCTACAGTAAAGAGTAATGAAACCATGTCAGAGCCGTTCATAATCTTATGATCAAAGTCCCAGTTGTCTAGTCCAGTCTCAGAAGGGTGTGCATTTATTGCACTAACTCCAGGACGGTCTACTCGGATTACTATACCACCTGCATCTTTAATAGCTTTAGCTTCATTAGGAAAGCGTGTGTCTGTAATAATCCAGTTGTTACAGTCCCAACCATTAGGGGCACGGTCTGCAGGAACACATTCATAGTCTGCCATCAAAGCATTGACCCAGGTGTTTTCATGTAGTCCTGTACGGAGACCTTCTGTACCAAGTTTTTGTAAGAAGTCTCTTACAGTCATTGGTGTTTGTGTATCTGTCCAATCTTCTACATGCCCGTCATAATATTCACCGAATGTTCTTACTGTTTTATTCCATTCAGGTCCAAGGTTGGTCTTCTTGAATTCCTGGTCTTCAAACTTCTCTTCCGGGATTCCGGTAAGTAGTGACGCTATGGTCTTAAGCTTACCGGCCCATTTCTTAATTTCCCATCCGGACTTTTCTTCTATCCACCACTCGTTGTGAGCGTAGTCTTTAAGTATGTCATCTATGTCTTGACCTTCGGGTAGATCATTACATGCGGCTATTTGTATTAGTTTGCCTACTGTGTCTTTACCAGATCCAGAGTAGCCGTTTATACCGATTATCATAGTTCATTTAGTTTTATATCAGGGAAAGGGATTGAGTTCTTTTTCCATTCTGCTGCTTCTTCTTTATTCAGGAGTACATCTTTGATCTGGATCTTTCTATCTTCTTTTAACTTTCTTAAGGACTTGGATTGTTCTTTACTAGTGAGGTGCCAGCCATGGCAATGCTTACAATAGTAGTACCTGCACTGTCCTGGCTTACCAGCCCGTCTGTTAACCCTTTTACCTTGTATGTGATCATAGAATCTACCTGTTGATTTTATTCTTGTTATGGCTTCCTTAGCAGCTCCTGGATCAGGATACCTCATTTTCCCTGTAGCTTTGCATTTGTTGCTCAGGTTCTCCATATTTCTCTATTAGAAATTTATCTATGACGTCTACTATTTCTTCCATATCATCTGGTTTAATCCTCATAAGCTGTTCTGTAAGAACCATTACATAAACCAGGTCAGACTTATCTAGATCTTTCTTTACTTTCAGTACACTGTCAGAACTGGGAAGCAGATCACAGATTGTGTTGATAGCTCCAGTTACTTTAGTTAGTGCACTGTTTAATACATGTTTTTGTTTCTGACTGGTCAGGGCTTTTGCATAGTCTATTCTGATCTCTATACACTTGGCGTGCTGGAGTACTGACTGAAATAACTCACTAACCGTATGTTGACTTAGTACTTCTGCCATAGGAAAAGGCGGGGGTAGAAGAACTACCCCCTTCTTTTATTAGTTAAACATTACACCGTAAGCGGTATTGAATTCCTGTTCCTCCTCTGTTTCTACTATATTCAGAATTTCTTCAGTATCTTCTTCTACAGCAGCGTAAGTGTTTTGAAGCTGACCCAACTCGTTCACAAAAAAGTTGTGGACTTTCTGGTGATCACTGAGATAGTTCAGTGGATGAGAATCTTTAAGAGCCAGTGTGACGTGGTTATAAAGATCCCAAGCTGAGTTAGGATTAATACTGTACTGGTGAGTAGGCTTTTCAATCTCTCTTTGTACCATACCGATTTGTGTGAGCGTGAGAATCTCCTGCTCTATAAATAACCTGCCTATCATAGAACCTTGTTGTGACTTGGTTAAGTGTACCTGTTTAAGCATCTCTTTGTCTGCTACCAGGTTATTATAATATTCCTTGGCATGATTAATCTGAAACTGGATAGAATTGGTTACATCTACTAATGCAGAGCCGGTATGCTTGCGTTTATAGTTAGCCAAATCTCCTGAGACTACTCCGTTCATACAGATAAAGACCTGTGCACCAACGGCACACTTGAACCTCATCATCTTGTTATAAGAGTTAGACCAGGCAAACATGAGACCCATGTCTTGGTCTGTTCCGTAGTTCAGGTGATAAACACCTTGAGCTACTTGTCCATCAAGGCTGGTTTTATACAGCTCTTGGTTGATTACAAAGCCAGCGTTGGCTAGTTCTGCACGGGTCTGGTCAATGACGTACCCATGTGGGATTACTGTGTAACGCTTACCATGTTGAGGTAATGCTGCGTTACGGATGTGCTGCTCAGTTACAAATTGTGTTTTTACTGGCATAACTGTGGTTTTAAAAAAGTGATAGTTGTGTAAATGACTTGGGTTTGACCTTTTCTATCTGGGCTATCTGCTTGTATATCTCCTCTAGATAGTACTGTAGGTTGATGTCGTAAGAACTAAAAGGTTTGTCATTGTCTATGAAATTGACTACAGTTTGTAGCCACTGTCCTGACTCTACTTGGATCTCTCTTCCGTCCTTATGACACTTTACAAGCTTGCCTCCTGTATTAGATACATAGTATCTTACGATCTTCTGAAGACGTTCTATTGTTAGCTGACCTTCTACTATATTTCTTTCTTCATAGTACCAGCCGGCTTTAGCTTTTACACCTGCACAATAGTCTGTGATATCTTGATTCTGAGCCAAGAAGTCTTCAGGCATAATACCGTTTACAAAATAGGCGTAGATAGCTTTGGGGATTATCAGAAAGCTTTTGTTCTTATGAAAGACAGCTACTTTCTTTTTATCTAGATCCTCCCATTCAAACGCACCCTTGCATTTTACTTTGTCTTTGGTAGTGATGGCTATGTAGTTATTCACGTCCCTGATAATCATCTTCTTGTACTGGTCGTGTTCAAGTGCGAGCTGGGTCATCTGCTCCCATTTGGAACAGATATCCATGTACTTGCCTACGGCAGCAGAAGGAATCATTGTTTCCAGACCGTCTGTGTTTTGCATTAGCGGTATGGCGTCAGGTATCTCCGTACAGATCATTTCATAAAGCATGCTGAGTAACAGCTGCCCGTTAATAGTAATCTGCATAGTCATCCGGGGATCGTACAGAAAAGAGTTTTCATCACCTGTGAGACCGTAGGTTGAGTTCAGGATGATCTTGTAGACGTAGTTCTTGGGATCCGTTTTAGGAATCTTCTTACGTTCTTCAAAGAACCATTCGTACAATTCTCCAAACTCTTTCTTAGGAAGGTGTTCGGGATGAAACCCATTTTTGATAGCAAGATTAGGATAGAAGCTAGTAACATCTGAAGTCATTATTGTCCAACCAGGTTCAGCTTCATACAGACCTGCATCAGCTGCACCATGGATACCGCCAAGACCATAGTCTGTGCGTATACCACGATATGTAACACTGTGCTTGAAACCTTCCTTAGTAGAAGTGATAACTTTTTTTCTGAAGTAATCCAGTACTTCCTGGAACTCTGGCGTTTTAAACTGTACATAGGGAAGTATGCAGTCAGCCAAAATAATGTACGGTCTGGGAGTACGCAGCTGTTTGATATCAGCCTTGGCCCATCCGATCTTTTGATGCAGGAAGTGTAGGAATAGTTCTTTAGATATTCTTGGCTCTGAAGCACTGTATAGATCAATACCGTATTCTCTGGTCAGAGTCTGACGCAGAACGATCTGTTCTTTACTATGCTCTAGAATTTTCTTTGTAGACAGTACGTCGTTAAGACAATACTTGACTATCATTCCTAATTGGTTACTGTCTGTAACAGGTTGATAGTGCGGATGTGGCATCTCTTCTACATTCTGCCAATCCATAGAGTACTGTATCCATTTAAGAGAGCTCATCTTAGCACGGTTATCCCAGTGGTTCATCTTAAAGAGATCAATTTGTCTGATCTTTAGTTTGAATAGGGGATACTCGGCAAACTCTCCTCTGTCAGTACGATTAATAGTCTTCTGAGCATAATCATATATGGCTTTGATTAACTCCTCTGTATTTAGTTTGAGAAGTTCTTGTTGATTGTCCAGCATCCATTGAGTTATCTGGGCATCAAAAGCAAGACCGTTATATGAGATATGCCATTCTTTATCTTTCTTACACCGGTTCAGAAACTTTACAAACTTTGCAAAGTCATTTCTGTCTTGGTGTATTACAAAGACGTGTCTTACGTTATCATCTTTGTAATGCTGGAATACTGCCACGAAACAGTTTATAAGTGTTTCGTAGTCCATTACCCAGTGTGTTTTTTGGTTGGTCATGATACGGATGTTCAGTTAAGCTGTTCCCCCTTTTTACTGTTGCCAAAAAAAGGCAGAGTTAACTGCCTTGGTTGGTTTTGGTCATAGGGCTGTCCTTAAACAGTAATAAGATTGGACGATGGAGCTTCTGTATAAGCCTGCTCCATGTATTGAGCATAGTCAAACACATCTGCGTTTATTGCAAAAGAGTTAACTATGTCTTTGATATCTTCTGGATTTTCTATGTAGTACTCGTAATAACTTTCTAATGTCTTACGCTCTTCAGCATAATCTTTACCATTAGCTCTACGTCCTACTTTCATTGTTTTAACATCACCATGGTCATCAAGCTTGGCAACCATATGCATACTTTGTTTCTTTTCTTTACCGATCAAAGCAAGTACTTTACTATCACGGTCAAAAATTGCTTCGTTGTATGGGCAGTCAGCTTCAATAGGGATCATTTTAAATGTCTTATTGTTACCCCAGCTGCCGGTAACGAGCATCATTGATTTATTCATAGTTCTACAGATTAGTTCTACAAAATTAAGTGGTTTTCTGCAAGATCTCCAAATCTTCTACAGGTATTTTTAAAGTTTCTTTTTTTAAGTCACATGGGTCACATAGTTCCCCGATCTTTTGTAACATGTACAAGTCAACATCTAGTAGCTTGGCATAGACTTCATAGAACCTATCTGGAAACAGGTAAGATTCTATATACTTATACTCACTAGATGTATCTCCATAGTAAGTCTTGATAGCCCGTTTTAACACAGGGGACAATTTGGAGTATTTACCCAGCATGAAGTTAAACCAGTCATCCATATATGTTTGATAATCAAACAGATACAAATTGTAATCACGGATGTGAAGTACTTGGCTAAATAGTGGATTAGTTATGAGCATCTGCTCTTCAAAAATCTTGTAGCCTTCACTCTCGTTTTCTTTATACGCACATACTAATTTCATATCCTCCGGCTCTACTATACCGTTAATTGATATATAGGTACCGGCAGGGGAGAAGTTCGCAGTCTTTTTTACTCCCAGGGCAGGGAATAAAAAAGACCTTGACTTCTGAAAATACTTGGTATACAAGCTATCTATCATTCCGTTCTCTTTTAGAGAACTACGAGACCTTGAGCAAACTCATAAGGAAGATCGTAGCTCCTGTTTTGATAATGCCATTCTGCTTTCTTTATACATTCTGTGAACCGGTCCAACCAACTGTTCAGGGTTTTTTCAGATACAGGGAAAGCATAACTTTGGAACGTACGATCAATTACCACAAAGTGGAACTTGACCTGGTATCCATTGTTTAAAAGTTGAGCGTATACTTGACTTACCATGATCATGTAGACCACAGCTTGAAGCCAGTAAGAATAATACTCTATACTCTCAGGAAAATCCTTGAGATCTTTGGATGTAGTCTTGATATCATTAACAAAGATTGTTCTATTATCATGATCTATAACCAGGTTGTCTATTATACCTTTAAGTCCATAAGCTTGGTTAGGTAAGTCTATCAGTATGTTTTTTTCATTGATAACTTCTTTGTTATCAAAATCAGTTACATTACAACCGATAAGGCTGCATACCTGCTGGTTGGTCTTTATAATTTCTACTGCGTCTTGGCAGAACTTTAAGGTGTCAGGATCTACAAGAGTCTTGTTACCTTTAGTTTTTAAGAACTCCCAGTAGCTTACTGCTTCTGCAGTGATGATTTTATCAAGACGCTGCTGGTCAGTCTTCAGGTTCTGGAAGTAGTTCATATCTGCCATAACATCCAGAATAGCTCCGTCAAACTGTGCAAGTTCTGTACGGTCGTCACCGTTGCGAGAGAGTTCTGCATAGTGACGAAACACACGGTCTATTACTGTTCTTAAGTTGCCACTAGGAATAGTACCAGGGGTCATCATAAACTCCTCAGCAAACATTTCAGGTTCTAAAAGCAGAAGATGTATAAGCTTACCTTGAACAAGGTGTTGCTCTAGCTTTTCTTCTTTTAGTCCTAGTACATACATCTGATAAAAGATCTGAGGATTCCAGATCAGTTTATTCAGGCTACTATAAGAGTAATAAAACTTTTTACTGTAAAAGTCTTTTTCTAAGATCCCTACGGATTCTTGCATGATAGATTCTAGTTCCATCCTTCTTCGGGTTTTTGTTTTAGTAATTTCATAGCGGCATCACATAGTTGCATGCCGCTGATTTGGTTACCTGCTACTATACTGTGTTCATCGGAAAACTCCGGATACTTTTCTACAAAGAGTCTAGCTACTCCTCTCCAGCTGTGTGTGTTTATATCTTCAGGACCGTCACCTACACGCCAGTTTCGGATGTCGGTTACCATACTTTGAGAAAGATCATTGTTTAGTCCGTTTATAATCTTTTCTTCTGCTTCTTGCATGAACTTATTTAACTGCTGGTATTCTTCAGATTGAAACCATTCTTTAAAAGTTGACATCTGGTTTAGCGTTTAAGGGTTTCCAGTTATGTTTATCTCTAGCACAATTTTGACAGAGTACAGTAATCCATCCGCTAGTATGGCCGATATTATCTTCTGACCCACACTCTTGACAAGTATATGAGCAGATATACTCAGCCATGTTAATCATACCTTCTACAACTTCATCATGTCCGTCAGTATAGAAGCGTAAGCCTCCAAACTTTTCTTTCATTTGACTGCAGGTAACTTGGGCCGGTCTGTACTCACCATTTTTTGTATAGGAAATATGATTGTCTATATACCTTTGCATAGAACCACAGAGCTTATCTATTACTGGTAACCAACCGTCTGGTACACCAAACCAGTTTACCATACCAGGGTTCCCTTCGTACTGCTGAAATATCTTTGGATACTTCTGTATTAGTTGTTCTGTGGTGATGGCCATACTCCTAATTCTATTAGTTTTACACGGATACGTTTTTCAGATTTAGTATCTACGGTATAAGCGTTCTCGTATTGGAGGAACTCTACTAGTTCATCGTATTTACTTTGCAGGTCTGCCACACTACTAGGGCATGCTTTTACTTCTACGTTTTGCATTAGAAACAGTTTTCCATATCCCGGGGATAATAACGGCCCAAGATGTTTCCGTTGTAGTTGTTAAGTCTAAGTACATCTAGCTTGATCTGCCAGGCTACTTCTGCGTACGTAAGGTATTTTTTAGAGCAGCAGAGTTCTATGATAGTTCTCTTAAACCGCTGCTTACCATACTTCTGAATATCTGCAAGGAGTACTTTAGAAGATCCATAGTAATCCTTCCAGTCAGACTCTTTTACTGTACGTTCGTACGTCTTACGGGTCTTTGTAACTTTTTTTACTTTCTGTGAAATCTTCTTCTTACGTGTATTACGCAGGATCTTTTTGCCTATATAGCTTTTGAATGTTACAGTATCCTGTATCATGTATACAAACCCTTGGACCTTTTCATAATCCGGCAGGTCTTCTATATTGTTTATAGGCTTGTCTTTATAGAACCAAGGTTCTTGCATAGGGTTGGATATTAAGTTCTACAAATATACTGTAGAATATAATTAGTTCTCCAACTTTCTGTTTAGTATTGGTACTATTCTTAAGAACACTTCTTTGGGTCCAAAGTCCTTAATAGAATCAGAAGGATCTTTACTCATAGGTAAGACTGTTGTCACCAGTTCAGGATAGAGTTCTTTATATCTTTCCATGGCTTTGATACCGGCATCATCATAGTCAAACATGACGATGATCTTTTTATAGTTTTTCAGATACTCGGTCATCGTTTCCTTCTTGATTAGAGAGTTCTCAGAGTCTGGAGCTATTACGTCCAGTTTAAGTTTAAGGCTTTTTAAAGACATGATGTCTTTTAGAGAGCTTGTGATTAACAGGAAATCATTGTTCTTTACTTGCTCAGAGCCTTGTACGTAGTCAGTTACTTTGATGAATTTCTTGTCCAGGGTTTTGGGCTGGTAGATTTTATACAAGGTACCGTCAGCTTTAAAGTATCCATACATGTAGTTACCTGTAATACGCAGTTCTTTATCATCTTTTACCATTAGGTAAGACTCTAGGGGTACTACGTTATGTTCAGTCAAGAGTCGCGTACCAATATTATACTGGGTCCAGTAGTACTGGTCCTGTGTACTCCACTGACGTTTCTTAAAGCTGACTACTTTGTACTTAGATGCCTGTTTAAATTCCTGCACATCATAACCACCGTTATTGTGTAGTACAAAGTCATTGTACTTTTCTACCACTTGCTGGCAAGCTTTATGATATGGCAGTTCTGTAAGTTCTTTAACCAGATCTATGGCTGAACCACCTTTACCAGAAGAAAAATCTTTATACCGGTACATCTTTTTGTTTGCATCAAAATAGATACACATGCTAGGAGTACGTTCCTTGGAATTAAAAAGACTTTTGATTTTTACATCATGTCCGTTTAGTTTCTCTTTTAGTTTGCAGTAGTGCTCAAATATCCAGGGTGTTGGTACATCTTTCATGTCATGTACCAGGTTCTTTGTTTTAAACATAAACCATCCATTTTAAAGGAGAAAAAAAATGAGGGGAGTGTAGAAACACCCCCCGTTGAATGGATAGAGAAATAAGATGATTACATCTCAAAATCATCAGTAGCCGGCTCAAAGCTGCTCACTGGTCTAGTGATCAAAGCTTTATAGTGGTACTTATTGTTTTTATCAAACTTGTCTAGTTTGTCTTCTTCTGCAGACACAAACTTGTACTTAGGAAGAGACAGCTTGATAATGGTTTTACCGTTGTACTCTTCTTCGGTGCCCTTAAGGAACCAGTACAGTTTCTTTCCTTTTACTAGATTTAGAGCCTGTGTAGCCCAGTCTTCAATAGAAGAAGCCTGGATACGGTTTAGTTCATCACGAAGACCCAACTCTGTGGCAATCATGGTAAGTTTGTACATGATCTCATTGCGAGATACGTTTCCGTTGTTGAACTCATCTGTCCAGATGGTTGCACTAACACGACCAGTTTGACCCTTGTACTTAGGTCCATCTGGATTGTCTTTGTCTATAGACCAGCCCTCAAAGTTCTCTAACTCAGGTCCTTCAAGATAAAGCTCTAGGCTTTTCTTGTCACCCTTGTTTGAGGTTCTTAACTGGCCACTGTTGATGTGGGCATAAACTACCCCTGGTTGTAACGACTTTGCTAAGCCGCCTCCTGTCTTGACTTCTTGTCCTTGTGTACTGAACATACTGTCTGTTTTGTATTTGTTAGAAAAAATAGATACTAGTTTTCATAGGCCTGCATTGCATCTTTGACGTATGCCAGGTTATTAGGTATTTCAAAATCAGGGAACATTCCCTTGGGACTCTTGCAGGTATTGTCACCGGTAGTCTGAGTCTCAAACACATACCGGATAGTACCATCTTTATCTTTCTTTACTTTACCGAAAAGAACCATAGAAAACAGACCTTCAAAGGTCAGCTTCTCATCTACCATACGACCGATAGTCTTGGCTTTAAACTTACGTTTGCCTTCCATGTCGGTAGATTCTTCTGCGTGAGTTAAGAAAAAGATAGTCAGGTCATCTCTGAGATCTTTAGGCATTCGTGCAATACGAGCTAGGTGTCCACCAATCTGGGTGAACTTTTCGTAACCTTTCTCATCTACACGGTCAAAGAACTCAAAGGAACTCATATACTGAAAGTCATCTATAACTATAGTCTTGATCTCTTGACGCTTAGTATTTACATAGCCAAGACATGCTTCTATTTGCTGTGCAGTAGAACCTGAATAAAGGTTACCACTAGGGTTGTCTTTACTCCAGAGCACATACTTCTTTTTCCAGCCTTTGAAAGGCAAGGGTTTGTTAGCTACGTTAATAATAAATGTCTCTTTAGGATCTAGTGATTCTATAGAGGTAGACTTGCCAGCACCGCTTTCCGCGATAACTAAGATTCCATTTGCCATATTACTTCTGTGATTTTATTAGTTCGTTAAGCCAAGACTTAGAGCTTACAGGTTTTCCTGTATGGATAGCATAGAAATCCCTTATAGTCATTTCTTGATAAAGGGCATCTTCCATTGGTCCAGGAGCTTTGTAAGCAACAGAAGGTTTAGGAGCAGCTACCGTTTTTGTTGGGACATCTTCTAGTATGGCAGATGTACCGCTGATAGCAATACTGCTGGCGTTAACTATTCTAAGTTCTTCTAGAGGAACTAGATAAGAACCTCTTTCGTTAAGCTCATACTCTTCCTCAAAGTTTGGATTGTATGGAATCTTGTAAACTGTTCGGCTTGAATCTAGTGGTTCAAACTCATTTGTAATTAGTTCAAAATAGAAACCTTTTTCTTTCTTGAACTCTGATGAAAAGATACCTACTACGTTACGAGCTTGCTTGTCGTAGAAAGGCATCTTCATGTTAAAGTCCAAACGGCTGATACCAAGATTTTCTATAAGCCTATAATGATGCTCACGAAAATCTTCTAGGATTTCTGCCTTGTACTTTTTTTGTTCATCTTGACTTAAGGCTTTGTACTCCTGGTACGTCAGCCTCTTACGTGTTGGTGGGTGTGCTGTTGTAAACATGATATTGTGTTTTAGATCTCTTCTCCAATAGGAGCTGATATGTTTCTTTGATTACCGTTACCGGCTCTTTCTGTAAACCTTACAAAACCATTTGGTCTTGCAGCAGTAGGTTCTGGTACTTCTGCCATGCGTTGCTGCTTACCAAACATCTTTAGAAATATGATGCTTTTCTTTTCATCACCGTTTCTTACTTTGAGCAGGTGTAGGAAAACATCATCTTCTTTAGCTTCGTAAGCATACGGACCATAGCTTTTTATATCAGATTTCCAGGGTCTTGACAGAACTACTACCATGTCTGAACCCTGCATCAAAGCGTCACCGCCAAAGATGTCAGAGCTTGTTGGGTAGTTTGCAATAGAACCGGATACCTTACGAGCAGCTTCATCTATACTTCTGTTTAGCTGGGTGATCATCAGAACAATGATTGGTATTTTGTTCTTAAGCTTCATCAGCATTTCAGTAGTATTGTAGAGTACATCAAATTTGTCTTTGTCAGCACCACTTTTTTTGATAAGCCAGCTATGGTCTATCGTAACAATAAGTGGTTTGCTGCCTCCTTCTAGATATACTTCCTTGATGACTTCTTCCATTTCAGCAGAAGTGATTGATTCGGATATAAGGTCTCGTTTGATACCTTGTTTTTCCATATACTCACACTCTGCTAGGTACTGCTTCATTTTTTCTATAATAAATTCATCCAGCTGTCTGTCAGTGCTTAGAACAACACCATAGTCCTGTGCTACTTCACCTGCAAACTGACGGGCTGCGTACTGTTCATCACCCATCTCAAACTGAAACTCCAGTATGTTAAACTGCTGATCAGGATTAAGACGGTGGGCTTCACGGAGTATCTGTGATACAAGCATTGTCTTACCGGCACCAGGTCTGGCACCGATAGTAAGCATAGATCCCCATTCGAGTCCTGCTATACCGGCTGAGTTAAACCCAGGCCATGGTGTTCGCAGACTCTTGATGTCTCCGTTACGTCTTTTTTCTATATACTTAAGTCCTTTTCTTAAAACGGATACGTAGCTTTTACGTCCAAACTTTTTTTGTTCAGTACTCATCTATAAATGATCTAATATTGGCTGAATGTTTCACTAACCATAGACTCTAGTTCGTTTAACCCATCGTTTTTGCCATTGTAGTAAGCTTGAGTCATCATCTTATCTACGAGCGTTTCAAGAAGACCGAAGTTTATAAGCTTAACTTCTTCTTTAATATCTCCATAAAGTTTAGCTGAGGGCAGCTGATCAAAAATCTTTCTAAGTTCTTGCTGATGTGGGGTTGTGTTTTCTGTGGACATGTTCTTTTTTAGGGGATGTAAATTTAGATAACTTGTTGTAGAACTCCAAAAATAATCTGTAGAAGTTTTAGGTTTCTGAAAGAATTTCTGGGTTGTCTACAATCATCTGGCAATAGTCAGCCAGGAGGGATCTGCTAGTCTTAGTAGAGGTATCTGTACGCTGGATAAAGTAGCTGCTGGTAGTAATATACTCCAGGTTTTCTCTACCCTTGGTGTAGATATAATAGTCTGTGGCATCTAGTACAAGTGCCCAGTCAAATTCAGGGTAGGTTTTGAAGAACCAGATAAACTTTTGTTTAAGTTCCTGGACCGTCTGTCTTAAGAGGCCTACCCGGGGAACTCTTTTAGCAGGGAACATTTCACGATAAGTGTTGATGCATTGTAAAGCATTCATACCCAATACTTCAGAGGCTACCTTCTTCTTAGTTTTGACCAGAAGAGTCTCAAATTCATCTAGTACAAACAGGGCTCCTGAGGTCAGGTTACCGTTTGCATCTAGGTGTCCTCTGTTCTGTGCTACCAGTCTTTCTGCGTCTTCATTGATAATACCGGTGGGTTTGATTTTGTTCCGGCAGCAATCAAGGAAGTACAGCTGGTTCGGGCTCACATTGTACTTGATCAGTGTCGTCCAAAGTTGATGACTCATAATTACTCTTTAAGGTTTTAAGGATACTAGTGTACTTGTGTTGGAAAGGCTCACAGGTTTCTAACAGGTTTTTGCAGGCTGTTATGGCATGGATCACTGTTGTATGATCTTTACCCAGAAACTTACCAATGACGGTAAGGTTATACCCCATTTGCCTGGCCAGTAGGCAGAAGATGTTTCTTAGTTCTACTAAAGGCCGGTTCCTGCTTCTGCTTTGCAGACACGTGGGTTTGTCAAAGAAAACAGGCATGAAAGGTTTAAGGTTATCCTCTAACATTTCAAGAGACATGATTGGTATTTCAGCGTTTTCTGAGGTATACATTTGGGTTATTACTGTTGGGTAATAGCCCAGTTTGTTATAAAACACTGACTTAAATTCTGTAATCAGTTTTTTTTCAAGCATAGCTGCGTAGCTTTTTGAATCCATAAATCTTGGAGGTTTAGTCTACAAATATAGGTTAGTTCTACAATATTACGTATATTATATTGTAGAGTATTTAAAAAGTCTACATAATTTAAGTTTATAAACCTTTATATAATGGCAAAGAAGTTTTACGCCCAGAAGGATGTCCTGGGTTTTCCTATTCCTGGTACTATGATGAGTGGAGAAAAGGTTCCTGCCAACTTGATTGAGATTCCTGCACAGAATGTTGCTCCTGGAGCTGGTCAAGTAGCTGTACCACACCCTGGTGATCTTCGCTATTTCGTACGTAAGGACAAGAGTGGAAAGATCATCCCTAACTCACTGATTATCAGTTTAAAAAAGCCTGCTGGGGATGTTTATGAGTTTAAACTTATAAAGGCTAGCTAATCATGCAGAGAGAAAGTTCAGCTATAGCAGCATTTAAAGTCTGGGTTTTCCCTAGTCTTGTGTCTATTATAAGTCTGTTAATCTGGAATGACGTCAACGAGATAAAGGCTGATGTCAAGGCTCTTATGGCCCAGTCTAACATTGATAAGACCAGGATTGATAATCTTGAGCGACAGGTTTACGGATCTAAGACTGCTAGTCTACCTGAGAAACCTGCTCAGAAGCCTCCGTTTTTGAATGAACTGTACGCAGTTCTACCGTCTCCGGAGAAGAAACATAAATATAAAAAGATACTATATGACTTTTAAACAATGGATTCTAGATCTATTCAAAGATGAGAGAGGTTCTACCTCGATCAAACCTGTTGTAGGTTTTATGGGGGCCTTGTTTCTCTGTATAACTCTTACTGCTAACTCTTTTACTCACGGTGATATTAAACCTTCTGATGCTCTTGTGGATGCTGTACTGATTATGACCTGTGTAGGTATTGGAGCAGACAGTGTAGATAAATTTAGCCACAAGAAAAAGAAAGAAGATGAAGCTTAGTAAATATGCCATTATAGTTCTAGCAGTAATTGGTCTGATTATTTTATCCAGATTAGGTTGTAACAACGGTCTTGGGTTTTTTGATAAACCTACAGCAGACACTGTAGTTACTATTGATACTTTATGGCAAGAACATGATACAGTAATCTATAAAAAGGTACCTGTAAAAGAAATCATTTACGACATAGATACTTTGCCTCCTCAGTATATTCCAGATACAAACTATGATAAGTTAAAAGAACAGTATGAGCTTCTTGTAAAAGAGCATGCTTCTAAAGTAATTCAGTTTGATACACTTAGAATACCCCAGCTTAAAGGCGGATTTTATATAAAGGATACTGTTCAGTTTAATAAAATATCTGGAAGATCATTTGAAGCTGATTATGTTATACCTGTTGTAAAAGAAACAATTACTATTACAAAAGAAACTCCTAAAAGGAATCAGCTATATATTGGAGGTGGTGTAAATACTGCTAAAACATTTGTGCCTCAGTCACTAGAAGCGGGGCTTTTACTCAAAACTAAACGTGATCAGATAATGGGTGTAAAAGCCGGATCTGATATTAACGGTAATATAACATACGGCTTCCAGAGTTACTGGAAGATTGGATCTAAAAAATAAATAAACATGAAAAGTATCGTAAAGATGCTTCTTGGTCTGTTTAAGAAAAAAGTTTCTAAACAGGTTGAAGAAGTTAAAGAAAAGGTTATGCCTGTAGAGGTAGCTCCTGCACAAGAAAAAAAGAAGAAGAAATATTATCATCCTAAGCCTAAGAAAGCTAATATCTAATTAATCTGTATCCTATGAATCTTGAAAAACTTAAAGGCCACGTGCCGGATTCTGTTATTGCACAGATTCCTGGTGTGATTGATAGCTTTGCTGTTAATACCCCACTTCGTTTGGCTCATTTTTTAGCTCAGTGTGGTCACGAGTCTGGTGGTTTCAGGCTTACGCAAGAGAATCTAAACTATTCAGCTAAAGGTCTTATGGGAATCTTCAAGAAGTATTTCCCTACAGAAGCTTTAGCTAATGCTTATGCACGTAAACCTGAAAAGATTGCTAACCGCGTTTATGGTTCACGCATGGGTAATGGTCCCGAAGCTAGTGGTGAGGGTTACAAGTTCCGCGGTCGTGGTTATATTCAATTGACTGGTAAACAGAACTATACTGCATTTGATGCTACAGTACCTGAAAGTATTGTAGATAATCCAGACTTAGTGGCTACTAAATATCCTTTAGCTTCTGCTGCATGGTTCTGGAGCAAGAACGGTCTTAACACTCTTGCTGACAAAGGAGCTTCTGATATTAATGTTACTGCTATTACAAAGCGTGTAAACGGTGGTACAATCGGTTTGACAGATAGAATTAAACACTTCAAAGAATATCATAACCTGCTGGTATGATAGGACATGTTATTAAAAACATACCTAAAAACTATAAGATATGGCTAAGGCCAAAGGCTCCAAAGCCGGAGAATCTAGAAAGGTCACCTTCGGTAAACGTAAAACAGGAAGAGCTGCTAAAAGCAGAGGACCTAAAGACAAAAAAGTCTCTAAGTACCAAGGACAGGGAAGATAATTGTTTATAAAAACCAACCTCTAAAACTTATACTATGAATCTTAGGGGTTTTTTTATTGTATTATTTTCTTTTTTGTGTGTATCAGTATACTCACAAAATATTTTTATTGATAGTGTCCGTAATAACATAGCTACTGGTCCACTAACAGCTAACAAAAATCTGAGTTTTGGTGTGAAGAATATTCTAGCCGAAGTACTTCAGGATAAAGGTTTGGACTTACTTCCAAAAAAACAAGAAGCAGAACTTAGTCTAGTAACTGAGATCTACTTTTTTGATATTACACAAACCAATGCAGGTGTATCTGTTTTTAAAAAGCAGAGTAACACTACAGTAATGGGTTTAAAGGGTAGCCTTTATAAAAACGGGAAACTAGTTAGTTCTAAAAAAGTAGAAGAATCCTCTTCAGAGGTAGTGATGGCTAATCTGGTAATTCCCGAAGACGGAAAACCTAATCAGCAATCAGTTAGTAATGTTATAAAAAAAGCCTGTCAAGCTTTAATTGACAAACTTCTATGAAAAAACTTTTGCTTGCCTGCTTAGCTATAGTGTTTACTAGTTTGGGTTATTCTCAAACTATTGGTCATTTCCAACAGTTAGCTTCTGTTAAAAGAGGGGACACTTTAGATGTGGCCTGGTATTATCAACCAAGTGGTTCAGTTGATGTCAGAACATTTCAGGTAGATTTTCAGTTTAAAAAGCATCTGTTTACTCACATAAGTACTACTATTGATACACCATATGTTACTGTTGGTAGACAACCGCAGCTTGGGTACAATCAGTTTAATAACTTTAAGTATGACAACTACGTAAACGGAAACTATACTTATGGAGCTGATACTAACTGGGCAGTTGGACGTAACTATTTAACACTTCCTGCTGGCAGTGGTTTTGGTACTGGTAATGGATATATTATCCATAATAAGTTTAAGATTAATGAAGTACAGTCTAACTTTGTATCTGATACAATTACTGTTAACTGGGCTCGTCTCTTTAAAGTAGATGGAACTACTATTGGAGATAACGTAGCAACTCTTACAAATAAGAAGCTTGCTATTTTCTTACAGGGTAACTTGACTATCTCAGGAAAGATCTGGATGGGGTCTAATACCGGCTTGCCAACGATTATTGCATATGCTGATAATACAGGTATTGAGGTTTCTCGTACAGTTCCTGCAGCCAATGGTACATATACTCTGACAAATATAGAACAGAATACTAAGTATAAGATAAAGGTTGTTTTCTCAAGAGATAGTCTAATCACAATGCGTGATCGTGCAGTAACTATTGCTGATGCTGTGAAGACTTATAATGAATTTACCGGAGCTAATGTTAGCCAGACATTCCCAAGAACTTTCTTGACAAACGGTCTTGCTTATTTGATTGCAGATGTCAGCCGAAACGGAGTCTTAGATGGTGGTGATCCTTATGGAATTTATGCTTCTGTATCAGGTCTAAGACCAATTGATACTGCACGTCTTGTAAATGTTTTCTTAAAGAATGAGTTTGATTCTTTGGCCATAGCAGCAAATCAGTGGACTAGTTGGGCAAGTAATGTAGACAAGGGTCTGTTTGTATTTGACTCTGTAGGTACTGTTAATAATACTAACGTAGACATTAAATACTTCTTATTGGGTGACGTAGACCGCTCACATTCTTCACCTGTGTTTAATGCACAAGGTCAGCAAGTTGCCCGTACAATCTATAAGGGAAATATAAATGTTAGAATCCCAGATACTTATACAAACTCTAGTGATCCTCTCTATGTACCCTTCAATGTAAGTTATGCTAGTTATAAAAATACAGGGTTACAGTTTGAGATGAAGTATGATCCTGCTGTTGTTAGGTTTGACCAGATTCAGTCTAACATAGATGGTCCATGGCTTCAATATGTGACTAACGATAGTATTGCTGGTATCATCAGATTTGGTGGTATGAACAACCAAACAACCGGATATTTAAGTGGTGACTTTACTCCTTATAAGCTAAAGTTTTCTCCTAAAAATCTAGGAACAAACATAACAAGTTACGTATATGTTAGACGTCTTATGGATGCTAGTGATGAGAACGGTGATCATTATAACATCGTACTTCAGTCAGATAGAATTGTTCTTAGCTACCGTATGAACGGTGCTACCTCTGTCTTTACAAATATGGAGCCTACTGTAAATGTTAGTCCTAATCCTAATACAGGTCAGTTTGAACTAGTGGTATTTGTACCGCGTAACTCAACTATGAAAGCCGTGGTGTATGATATGAACGGAAAATTGATTAGAGAGTTAGGCAACTTTAAGACTGAAGATGCTGAGCAAAAATTTCGTAAAACCGTACCTACAGGGGACCTTCCTGCCGGTATGTATAATATAGTACTCTTTGATAACCGTAAGAGATATACTACTAAAATGATTAAATCCTAATACTATGTCAGAAGAACAAGTTCAACAAGAAGAAGGTACCTGGTCAAGTCTTAAGAAGACTATTGTAGGTACACTTGCTACAGTTATTACTGGTGGTGGAGCTTATGTAGCTACCACATTATTTGGTGGAGGTGACGCTGCTCAACCTGCAGCTCCTGCTCAGCCAAGTATCATCATTAATAATACACAGCAACAACAGCAGCAACAGGCTGCCGGTAAGACCGTTATAATTAAAGAGGCAGCTCCTGCCGCAGCTAAACCTGCAGAAGAGAAACCTAAGCCTAAGAAAGATGACTGGGCTAAAGAAGAACCAAAGTGGTAATTTATAAACAAACTATATGACTAAGGAAAAAACAAACGAAACTGGTTTTCAAGCTTTATTGAACGCTATGATGAAAAGACGCTGGTTTATTACAGCGTTAGTACTAGGATCTTTTATGTTGATAATCGGTGGTATATTCTCCGCTATCACATATAGCACTCCGATTCAGGGTGAATGGAAAGAACTTTTACTACTCTTACTTGGTGCCTTTATTGGTAGTTATGGTAAGATCATTGACTACTGGTTTTCTGATACAGACAAAGACAAGATGCTTGTCCAGAAGATGGATGAGGAAGACGGTGTTAGTCTGTCTCATACCAACGACATGAAAGAGTCAGCTAAACCTGCTAGTACCAGTCTTGTAGACCCAACCTTTGCCGCATTTGCCGCAAAAGCTGCGGAGAATAAAGAACCAATCACCGCAGAAACAAAATCTGCTGAAGCTGCACCTGCTAAAAAAGGTGTAGAGATTGATGAAGATGGAGACGGTGTTATGGACGGTCTTGACTTTGATGGTGACGGTAAGATTGACGAATACTTTGCACACAGACAGTGTGAGCATATTTGGGGTGACGCTGATGGAGACGGTGATGAAGAGTGCCTTAAGTGTGGCAAGATAAAAGATCCGGAATAATATTTTTCACTTAATCCTGTAACATGGAAGCTGATGAACAAAAGAAACAGACTAAAGATTTTACGTTCCTCTCGGGATATAAGCTTGATGTTGGCAATGTTCTTTTTGCCATTAGGTTACGATCTTTTATTCAAGACGCTCTTAAACATCACGGGCAGTTTTTGGGTTACCGATATCATATTTTATTGTATATCAGGCTTATTCTGGCTGCTTTACTTTTTATTATCCAAGACTTTAAAGTCTAATAATGTATGAAAACTACCAAAGAAAATCTAAGAATAATCCTATTGGTTGGTTTATGGTTCTTGTTTATGTTTTTAATCAGTTCTGTACTAACTAAGTGTACTGCTCAAACTGTAGGATCTACAAAAACAGAACAATACCAAGCTGGTTTTGAAAAGAAAGTAAACATTGATTCCTTGATGGACTATGACGGTCCAACTATTCCTGTTCAGTTGTTGAATATAGGAATCAGTGAAGAGGTGTATGCTATATACCCAGAACTTAAAGACAAACGTGTCGGTCTGGGCGTTACTAATATCATTGTTGAGTATCTGGAGGAAACCGGTAGGTTCACCTTTACAGAAGATAAGACAGAGATCAAGAACCGTATGGTAAAACAGTTTCAGGCATCTGCCTCAGGTTTTACCGAGAATAAGCTTGACGGTAAAGGCAAGATAAAACTTGCCCGTTATTTTGTTTACATAGAAGTGTATGACTTCTCTGTATCTGTAGATGAGGAGTTGAAGCTTAAAGATGGTGTTAAAGAAACTATGGTTACACGCCTTGGTCTACAAGCCAAGTTTGTAGATGCTGAAACAGGAGAATACTTCACTGCCTCAGGTCTTGGAGAAGCTAAAACAGTTAGAGAGCTTACTCTTCTTAATGATGATAACCTCTCTGAGATTAAGTTCAACCAATCAACGATTGGTATCACTACTAAGAAAGCTCTGGAAACAGCGGCTTCAAGAGTAGTTCTGCGTATGATAAAGAAGCAGATCTTTAAAAACTAGTGTGGCACCGCGCCTTTTATATCATATTATTGCTTGCTTTTACTTTGACTGCAAGAAGTCAGGTGTTGACGTATCCGTTTACAGATCCTTGTACAAAGGTCGTGACTACGTTTACAATACCTGTAACGGGTAATACTACTATTTACTTTCTGGGAAAATCAGCCTCGTTTACTGCAGCAGATGTCAGTAGCGGGGCTTTTGCTGTTTGGATCAATACTACTTATACTGACTATAGAAAGATCTCACCGTGTGGTCAGCAATCTGGGCAGGTTACACAGAATCAGATTACCAGTCAGATAATAGGTAACACTGTACAAAGCGTGGTGGGGTCTATAATGAGTTCTGCACAGAGTCAGGCTACTTCATCAGTAGTTTCTAGTGGAACAGGTTCATCTGGAGGTGCATCTAATGCAAGCTCTAAGGATAATAAAGATTCTAAATCTAATAAAAATGGGAATTCTTCTAATAGCTCTACTAATAGTTCTTCTAATAATCAGTCTGAAAGTTCGACAAGCTCTTCTAGTTCTGGGGAAACTACTTCTAGTAATGGTGGCTCTAGCAGTAGCAATAGCAGTGGCTCATCTTCATCTAATAAAAAGTCTTCTACAGAAGAGTCTCAAGAAGTTGCAGCATCAACCACGATGAGTGCTGATGCGTCTGCTGATAAATCAGGAGGGGATAACAGTTCTTCTTCAAAAGGTAGTGGTAAATCAGGCGGTAAAGGTGGAGTTAATAATCCAATAATTGTTTCATCTGACTTTACTACGGCACAGAACCTGGATAAAACTTTTACTCCCATCTTGAATCTTTCTATGAGTCAGTCATCTTTGACTGGTAAGACAAGTTGGGGAATGACCGGGATGATTTGGTTTAACTTTAAGCAGTTTGCTCTTAGTGGTAAGTATACCAAAATGAGTGTAAACAAGAGCGGTAAGCTGAAGTATATATCTAATGTTGCTCTCACTGCAGTGTATAGCTACGGAAACATCTTGGGTTTTATTGGGTACAGTGGTATTCTAAATGCCGGCAAGTATGGTGTTACAGGTTTCAACTTATCAGGTGCAGCAAGTGTAATATCTGAAGATGATAATACATTTTTTAGTCCTTCTATCACTGCGTTCTATACTAAGCCTTTTTACTTAAATAAACGAAAGAGGCTCACTATTTCACCTGAACTGTATATTATTTCCACACCGCTAATTTATTCTACTAAAGATAAAGTGACTCAAAGTGACAGAACTTTTAGTTTCTTTGCAGGAAGTGGTTTTGACTATCAGATAAGCAAGCGGTTTAAAGTTAATCTAAACTATAAGCTAAATGCTAGTACAAACCGTGAGTTTCCTATTCTAAGCTTCTTTTTAATAGGAAGTAAAGTAAACCTATGAGAACCCTACTTGTCATATTATTTGGCTTGATGACTTTGTGTACACAGGCTCAATCAATCACAGCTCCTCCTGGTAGAACATACCAGGTTAGCGTGACTGGGCAAGACGCAAGCGGTTTTGTTATTAGTGGGTACAATACACAGACTTTGTTAACTTCTATAGGATTAGTTAATCCACCTGCAGGTGTATCATTTAGTATTACAACTACTACAGGTTTATCTTTTACAACAGGTTATAACTCTTGGACTAATCAAACCCGCGTGAGTTTTACTGGTACGCAAGCTAACATAAACAATGCGTTAGCTTCTTTAAAAATCAATACTGGATCTACAGTGGGAAATGTCCAGATATCTGTGTCTACTACAGAAAACCCATCCGGTTACTTTTATAATCCAATCAACGGTCACTTTTACAGACCTATATCTGCTGCTGCTACATATGATAATGCTAAGTCTTTGTCTGCTGGTCAGATATTTAAAGGTCAGACTGGCTATCTTGTAACAATCACTTCATCTAATGAAGAGTCTTTTATTATAACAAATGTACCTCAGAGTAATATATGGTTTGCTCTTACAGATCGAGCTCAAGAAGGTTACTGGCGTATAGATGCAGGTCCTGAAAACGGCACTTTAATAAAAACAGCAAACGGTCAGCTTAATGGTAACATTTCAGGCCAGTATAATAACTGGTGTGCCGGTGAACCCAATAACGCTGGTGACGAAGACTTTGCTGTAACCAAGTGGGGTGGGGGCAGTTGTTGGAATGACTTACCAGGAACTTCTAGTTGGTCTAATCCATATATAGTTGAGTTTGGTACTTGGACTAATCCAGCAGATGCTACTTTTACAGGATTTTATACAGCAAACACTACTAATACAGTAGCCGTAACTAACACTCTTACAGGAACTGTAAGTATACCCGCGGGATTAACGTCAAGACCGTTACTTACACTTTATAGAGTAGTAAACGGATCAGATGTATTGGTTGATTATAGAACAGTTAACACTGATGGTACATTTACTTTTACTCTTCCTAATCAGAACTCTACGTATAAACTAGTACCCTCACTTGCTATACAGGGTGTTACTTCTGTTGACTTTACACCAACCTTAAGTGAATGTTTGAATATTAACACTCCTAATAACATTAGTCCAGGTCTTTCTTTAACAGGGACCAAGCAGTGGAAAGCTGCAGACGTAAATAAGAATGGTATATTAGACCTAGGGGATGCTTTTTTGATCCTGGCACATACTACTGGATTAAGATTAATTACAGATGTCTTATGGTTTAACCCATCGGACTATGATAGTATAACAAGATCTAATTATTCTAGTATAAATCCAGTTAGCTTGTTTACTATAAATGTAGCTACTAGTAATGTTACACAGAATATAAAGTTTTGTATACTGGGTGATGTGAATTTATCCCACAGCTCAAACTAAAAAAGAAAAAGGTCTCAGGACTAGTCTATTTACTAATCCTGAGATACCTATATTATAGTTTGTTATACTTAGTTCTAAATAAACTTATAACTACATATAACCTCTGCCTGACTTAGTCATGCATTCTATTCTTTTTTCTTCTACTAGCTTGAGAAAAGCTATGAACTTTTTAGACCACTGTATTACCTTCTTCATTTACTTTAGATATTTTATTGCCGTCAAAGACTATTACTTGTCCACGTTGAGAGTATTGCTTGATAACATCACCTTCAAAGTGGTTAAATCTAGCTCCTTCTAAGCCTATAAAGAAAGCTTTGTCTGTAAATACTCTGCAACGATCTTCTGCATCTGTAATAACTAGTGCGTTACGATCGTTTCTCTGGATACTACTTACAGCTGCGTCAATTGATGTACCGCCACAACAGTCTATCATAGAGATAGATATCAGATCATTGCGGTATTTCTTAACGCGGGTATCAAAGAGATATACATCGTTTAGCATATCCATTTCTTTTAGCTTAGCTATCATAGATTTTGCAAAGTCTATACGGCTAATAGAATGACCATCATCAGTGCGGGACCCGCAACCGGATGACATGGATCCGGATATGTCAACGTATACATCTATCTTACCTACAGCTTTAGTATCCTTTATTTGGATATCTTCTGCAAAGATCTTACGCAGTTTTGGATGTAGTAGTTCATAGTCTTCAAGACCAGATACATCTTGAGCATTGAATAGATCCTCGTAGGTAGTGATCTTTCTGGATGAGAAATAACTAGCACTTTTGTCTAAGATCTTCTTGAGTTTTTCTTTCAATGCACCCATAGAGAGCTTGATATTAGCGAGTCTACCTGCTACTTGACGCATATAGTCAGGGCTTAGCTTACTTGCTTCACCACCACCAGATTGGTTAGATTCATCAAACATTTTTTCTTGAATATCCTGTTCAAGATTTTCATCCATCATCTTACAAGTGTCTTGTGCATCCTGCATAGCACGATCCAGAGAGTTCTTACTAGTCTGGCTACCGAATATTTTGTCCATAGCTTTATCAGCGTCATCGTTGTTAAACTCTGAATCACCGTTTAACCCATTCATCAAGTCTTGTGCAGCATTCGGATCAACATACTCCATCTGGGTATATTGCATCAGATAGTACATCATCATGTTACGGGTAAATATGCTGGATTTAAGGTTTGCACTTTCAGTCATGATCTTACCAACAGGATTGTTTGCTTTTTCCAGAAACTTAAACCTGGTATGGTTAGCATCAGTCCGCTCTTCAAACTCAAGTTTATCTATCTTGTTGTAATACATCTTGAAGATATCATACTTAAGATGCTTAGGAAACTTATCATAGTTTTCTCTAAGCTTAGTATAAAACTTACTAAAGTCTGGCTTCTTGTCATCTTGTATTTTTGCATACGCAGATGTCTTGCTAAAGTAGTCAAACTCTTTTTTGACTTTGGACTGATCTTGAAGTGATCCTTCTACTATACGAGAGATCTTACCTTCGTCTATATAGTGGACATAAGGTTTGATCAGGTCAGCTTTCTTATAAAAGTTTAGCTTACCAAATAAACCCTGGCTCTCTTTGTAGTGAGTTTGTATCTCACCTTTCTTTACTTTTTCAAGAATGGTATATACATTCTTGTATTGTTTACTTGAAGCCATGTTAAAATTGTATTAGCAGGTCATGAAGTTCTTGAAGAGTGGCCGGATTGGTTACCGGCACACTATCAAGATTAGGACTACTATGACCTATTTTAAAAAGTATTAGATACTGAAACTTCTTCCATCAAAGTGTCAAACTCTTCTGCAGACTGGTAGTCTTTACGTGCAGGGTGAGAAGATAAGATGTATTGCATAGACAGTTCGATCTCTTCTACCTGAGTTTCATCCATGATACCACGGGAAACATAAGTATTAATAAGAGACTCTACGTCTGCAATAGCTAGTTCCAGTTGTTCATTGGTAGTATAGCTGTGCAGCATTTCTACCTTAGACATGACAGCTTTCACTTCTGGGCTCATCAGTTTATTCTGAAGTTCAGAACCGGCTGACTGACCAATCATGATCTGTGCTGTTTTTACAAGGGCTTTGTCCACACTGATGTCCCAGATATAACTTACTGCTTTAGTAAGTTTAGGTACAAATGTCAGTGTACGGTCAGAGCTGTGTTGGTAACCAACCTCAAGATATTTCTCCAGTTTGTTTACTGGAATCTCTACTTTATCGATCTCAGCGTTATTGGGTACACCAATGCTGAATTTCTCACGGTAGTTACGTGCACCTTTGTTGTAGTACTTTACAAGCTCACCGGCAGATACGCGGTTAACTGTCATCTTAAGCATGAAACGGTCCCAGAAAGGAGAGTCTGCTTCATCCTTAGGGATTTCATTACAGGTAGCAATGAATAGCTTCCATTTACAAGGAAGTTTGTGCTTGCCGTTAAATAAGAACTTCTCGTTCATTACACCCAGCATAGCGTTACGAATAGCTGAGCTGGCTTTATCTACTTCGTTAATAATAACGATCTCTGCATCTGCAATGGGAGCTGAAAGCTCATACTTGTTCTCGGTAAATAACTTACCTAAGTCCGGCATACCCTTGATTTCAGAAGCTTTGGTACCTTCATCAGTCTCGAGGATATAGATCTTGTTAGCAAAGTCCTGGGCAGTCATCTTACCATCTTTGTTAAGCCACGCTTTTGCGTACTCAATAACAGTTTTTGTTTTTGCTACACCTGGTTCACCTACTAATAAGCAAGGTAGACCTGTAGATTCTGCCAGGGCTAACATTTTAAATACTTCTTCCTTGTTAATCAAAGAAGTTTCAATGGTACGTACCTCTTGGGTAGTTTTTTTAGTGATAGTCTTCACTTTAGACATGTTTACTTTGTTTGTAATGTTAGGACTTGGATTTACTTGTGTCTGCACAGGTTGCTGTGCCATGACGTTACTTGTTGGGCTTATGTGTTTTACCCATCGTTGGATGCCGTTATAGTTCTTGGTAATCCACCAATTACCGTCGTTACCTCTGCGTATAGTGCCTTCTTTAAATATAGTAGCACTTTCTGTTGGACTCTGTCTCATATTAGAGGCTGGCGAAAGCAGCAAGCTCGTCTTCTGCTGTAGCAGATGTTTCTCCATTACTTTCTTTGTGCTCTGGTAAAGTACTTCCGCTTGAGATGGTACTGCTTGTATCAAAGCTAAGTATGCGTTCCAAAGACTCATCAGTCTTTGATCCGTCAGAGGATAAGGTGGTTGCTGCTCTTTCATTCTTAGTGTCGTCAATAATGTTAAATACTGTGATGTTGGTCTCTGCATCTTTAAGAGCAGGATGCTTACGGATCATAACAATCTGCTGATCTTTTGCATTGTACTTGTCTTGGATACTTCCATATCCTACGTCATCACGTTTTAGCCAAGTCAGGCCATTGTCGAGGTCTTCAAGGATCTGTGATACATACAGATCTACTTTGTTTACTGCCATAGTAGTTGTGTTTAATATATGATTGATTAATTAATAGATTGCAAAACCTCCGCAGTTTCTGAGGAAGGCTATCCAGTTTTTGATTCTGCCGTAACTGGTACCGTGAGATGGTTGCACAATCATTCCGTCTTCTAGTACAATAGATGCATGTAGTATTGTACCGATAGGATATTTTTCAGTAAGCTTTTCTTCTATCTCTGATGGAATGAACGTCCCTTCGTTTGTATTCCAGCAATCAAGACAGAAATATATTATGTCATCATCTTCTTTTAGCTGATCACCAAGATTCTTACTGATATAGTCTTCTAAAGCATCAGCTAGTTTGTTACATGTTTTAGGATTACGTAACCCTCCCCCGGAGTTGTCACCCCAACGAGATGTATTAATCCTTAGCTTATACTTACTCTGTACAATGTCACAGAGTGCATGTATTGGTCTCCAACCCCACCAGTTTGATTGGAAATACTCACCGGGGTTTTCTTCTCTATATTTGTCCATTGCTTCCCAATAAGATTCCTTTTCTGGTTCAGAAGCAGTACGGTAATCTATATGAGCTGGACGTTCTGTTGTAATTACAGGGTTAAGTCCTGTGATATCTACTCCCATGTTACCATTGGATTTTGTACTGGGGACCGTTATTCTTTCCAAGAATCTCATTAGCCTTGTTGAAAATGTCGTTACAGTCCCAGGTAGTTTTAGTATATGCAGCCGATGCAGGATGGCTGGCTTTTAGAACATAGTGATGCTGGCTAATCAGAGGCTCTAATTCTTGGGCTTTAGAACCTAACAGCATAAAAATCAGTCCTGAGTTAGTCAAGCTGAGCATGTCAAGTACGTATGCTATAAAGTCTTTCCAGATATCATAGTGAGTACCTACTTTGTCTACCTGTGTTGTTAGTGCACTATTAAGCATGAGTACACCTTGGTTAGCCCATCTGGTTAGATCAGGATCCTGATGTGTAGGATATCCATAAAATACTGTTTCTTCTATAGCTTCAAACATGTTGTTTAGACTGGGCTGAGGTTTGCCAGTAAGACCACAGGAAAATGCTATCCCATCTGCTACACCGAAGTGAGGGTAGGGGTCTTGTCCAATCATAACAATCTTAAGATCTTTCTCTGGGCATTCTTGAAAAGCTCTAAATACAAGCTTTAAAGGAGGAGTAAATCTTTTACCAGCATCTCTTTCTTTTAAGAGTTCATCAAGGATTTGATCAAAGTCTGAGCTTTGAATAAACCCTCGGAGTTTGGTTGCCCACCCAGATGGGGTAAGCTTTTCTATAAGCTTACATTTTATTTCAGTAAGGTCTACAGTTTGTGTCATAAAGTTCTCTAAATTTGTAGTAAATAATATTCTATGTCTACAGTTAAGTTGATCAAAAGTGATGCTCAGATATCTATTACTTTTGGTGCACCATTTATTCAGAAGATTCAAGCACTTATGCTTTATCTTACTGAGAACCATAGTGTTGAGGAGCTCACTGCTTTAAGTGAAGCAATCAAAAGCCAAGAAGAGTTATCTGAACCCTGGATGGAACATTTGCAAACTGTTATCACTCTGCTCAGAGAAATAGAAACTACAGCTGAAACTCAAGGTCAGACTGTAGAAACTAATGTTGATGATATTACCAAAGAGTAAAGCCAACATTTTCTCCTATTTCCATAGCAGCTTGTATTGCCAGGGAGAGTTCTTCTTTAGAACACTCTGAAAAGCTTTTGGCTAAGAAGTATTCTTTTCCAGATACTTCCCTGGCTATACACAAACCTGCTCTATCTTTCACTAACAATTTCATATTTTCTACGGTCTCACCTACGTGTGCAGAAAGTTGCTTGATTAATACATGCAGTTTAGCTAACTGTGGTAGGGTACCATCATCGTGTTGTTCTTCATAGAATACTTCTACGATCTGTCCTTCAGGTATATGTGATACAAACAGTTCAAACTGTTTAGAGGCAGCTAGTGTACTAAACTCCAAACGTCCGTTTTGTTTTATATATTTACCTGTGAAGTGTAGGTTCATAGTCGGATACTTTTACTTCGTGATATTTGATTTTTCTAGGATCTAGATCTCTAAGAGCTTCTGCAACCCAGCGTTCGTCTACTGTGCCAGAATAGCAAAGTATGTGTATGATAGCTGTATCATCTGGGTTAAGTCTTAGTAGTCTTCCTATTCTTTGGGATGACTTTCGTTCGTTACCATATGCATGCATAATGATTCCGGCTCTGAGATTAGGGATGTTTACACCTTCATTAAGCTGTAATACACAAGAGAGTTCGTTGATCCTATCTCTCTTAAACATCTCAAGATTAGCTTCGGCATCTGGATTTTCTGAGTGTACACTGTACCTACAGATTCTATCTGCTTGAGCCTGCGTGTTACAAAAGACGATACACTTGTCTTCTATTTCGTTAAGTAAATACTTAGCGTAAGTTTCTTTTGTTCTAAAGTCCATCATAACTCTCATCCGCATAACAGATGCTATCTGTTCTTGCTTCTTGGTCTGGGCTTCTACAATACGTTTGCTCCAGTAGTCATAACTTTTCTTTTCAGAAGTGTAGAAATCATTGTTTTTTACTTTAACAAGTAGATTGGTTATAAGATTGAGCGGCATCTTGTGTACGATGATTCTATAATCATTTAGAATATCATCACCAATAGCGTCATCAGTAATGTACTTATAAAGTATAGGACAGTACTTTGCTACCATTTGACCTTTCTCAGTATTTCCGTACCTAGGTGGAGTACCTGTTAATCCAAGTATTCTTCCTTTGTAGTTAGCTAAGAAAGTTTCGTGTGTATCTAATAAACTATGACACTCATCTAGTACAATGAGATCATAGTTATGCGGGTTCTGCTTGTGTAACGACAAATATGTTGTGTAATCAGCAGACTCTATATCTATGCCAAACTTTTCTGCGTCTGTCTTCCAAGTATCAAATATGCTAAGTTTAGGGGCTACAATCAGCACATTTAGCTTATCCATATTTGTTTTCTGAAAGTGATCTATGTAGCGTAATCCTATAAGAGTTTTACCAACTCCCATGGATATACCTAGGCCTACACGTCTTTGCTTTACGGCTATATCTAAGGCTTGCTGCTGGATTTCGTTACGTTTACTCATAGTTATTATCTTCTTCGTAATCGTCTTGGAATACTACTTCTACTTTTACTAGGTATCCGTTATTATCATAAGTTGCTAAAACTGGATACATACCATCACCAAAAGCTGTACGGAATGCTACACCTACACCAGGATGACCCAGATTAAAGTTTAACTGTCCGTAACCTTCATCTGATAGCGTGGCTTTAGCACAAGCATTATAACTGAACGGATGCTTTGGTGCGTGGTAATACTTTTGAGATTCCCACTCACCAGTAGCGTTAAGCTCGTTCATCGTCTTGCCGTACTGATCAATGATAGCTTCATAGTGTGGAAAGTCCACACGGTACTGAAGAATATCTCCAGTAGTTTTATGCATATATACTCTGATGTCCTCAAAGTCTTCTTTGTTCCATTCAGAGTCTATATAACAGGGATCACATAACAGAAGCTGACCTGAGTCTACTCCTACGTGTCCTATTAGTCTTTGTTCCATAAATAATTAGTTTAATCTGTTATCAGATAAACCAAGTTCCTTAGCTTCTTCTGGGTTTTCTTCTACCCATCTGTGGCAGTTTCTACAAAGTGCTTTCCAGGTAGACATGTTTAAATAGTTATCTCCTACACGTCCCATCATATGGTGTACATCAGTAGCTTTACTGGTACATCCAACTAGTTTAGCATGGCAGGTAGGATTGGCTATTAGAAACAAGTCACGTTTTTTGGAATATTCGTCCATCTCAACCCGTCTTTTTTTAGAGACAGGTGAGATAGACTTAGGCTTTTCCATAGTATACCAGCACTCTTTACAGTACTTGTCTTTACCATGGGATTTCCATATTACTTTGCTTTGACTGCAGCCATTACAGATCTTGGTTTTTGTCAGTAGCATCATGCTGTATTTTAGGTTGAAGAACCAGGGCATCTTTTACAGACTGCCCCAGGATACCTATAGGTTGACTAATCAATTCCAGAGATACAGGACCTGATTCAGTCAGTTTGGATAGAAGTATTCTATCTAGCTCATTCTTGGGAACAAGAACAAGCCGTACATCTCCATTAGTTATAAATATGGTTTCCATAGTGCGGATTTAGTTATGCTAACTCAAAAAAGTTTGATGGTAATAAGCCAGCATTAACTAGCTTCTCAGCAATCTTTTCTTGAGTCAGTCCTAATTCTTTAAATGTGTGACGATCTTTGTACCCACGATCGTAAGACTTAACCTCACACATTTGTTTAATAAATAATGACTTGTGAAATAATGCAGACAATAGTGCATTCACCTGCTCGTTTATTACTTCCTGTTTCAGCTTATTAAGGAAATGTTGTACACGTTTGTACACTGAGATAATCTCATGTTTACGTTTAGGGGAGAGTTCCTTAATTTGCTCAGCTGATAGTACCGTAAGTCCATAAACGGTTTCTGCATAGAGTTTTTGTTGTGTTTTATTAAACACAGGTCTGTCAAGCTGTTGGTACTTAGCCTTTCCTAACTGTATTTCTTGTACAGCTTTGGATTGATAGGGTATGTACTTGTGCTTGTTACAGTCTCTGAAGGATATAATAATACCTTTAGAGTTGGCGGTAACGGTTTTGTTAGGGTTGTACATGTTCTACAAATTAGAGAGGTGAAGTTAGAGAATTTATACGAGTTCTACAAGAAAAAAGCCCAGGATTTCTCCCGGGCTTTTAGTTGTTTTTATGCTAACTATTATAACTGAACTGCTTCAGTTTTTAAGGTTAATGCAGAAATAGAACGTTGTGCTGCTTGTACTTCTTTGATTTCCTGTGAGTTAGTATGCACAATGAACTGGTCATTAGCATTCAAGTTAGATGTATAGAAGCTTTGACGATAAATAGGCTGATCATCATAGCGGCATATTACACCTGTATCACCTGCAATCTTGAGATCTCTTTCAGGATTCTCTGAGTTAAATGGAGTCAAAGACTCTATAACTACAATCTTACCTGGAATTTCCTGGCCTGCAGAAAAACCGGTTTCTACTAAGTCTTTTACAAGACCTTTGATTAATGCAGAACGTCTGCTGATACGGAGCCAACCTTGGTCATTGATAAAACTTCCAGTCTGCTCTACACGTACGTAACCGTACTCGGGATTGTTTTCTGATATGCCAATCACATTACCGTTTTGATCGGCTGAAACTACTACTTTACCCATTGTTAGGTATTTTAGTTGATTAAAAAATAAAACCCCCAAGGACAGTTAGTCCCCAGGGGCTTGATTACTTGAATAATAAAGAAGTTAGTCCTCTTCAGGATTATAGTCTATATCACTATAGGATATCTTATCTGTATCAGGTATGTCAGTTAAGTCCGGTGCTACATCTAATATATCTTCTGATATGGTGTTATCTTTCTTACTAAGGACGGATCCAAACCATGGATCTTCCATGACGTCTCCGTAGTTATATGCAATAAGATATTCCAGTTCTTCATCGGACATTTCAACATACTGCTCGGTGCTTATCTCAATTACCTTACCATTTGGTAACTGGTAGAGCATGGGTTAGCATTTATATTAGTATAAAGCTAACTTGTAGAACTAACATAACCAAAGGTCTACAAATAGAACTATGGATAATAGAGCTATAATATTTTTAGTGGGTAGTTTTACTACGCATAAGGTCGTTGAAACGACGTTTCCAGTATGCATTAGTTTTGTTGATGTGTTCTTGCCTCTCCACCAGTTTTTCCCTGAGCTCTTTGTTTTCCTGCTCAAGTACTTTTACCTTGGTCCACGGAAATAGCTTGTTCAACCATTCTAGCATAGTGTGTTTAGTATTTAATGTCAACTACTTCAGGAGATACGTATACACTTTTAACATTTTGAATATCTAGTGTAGTTCCGTTAACCATAAGTTTAAATCCTTGATTAGTAGATGACGGGTTAACGATAGTTTGATTTGTTGCTGCGTTCGTCTTTGTTTGACGTGTAGCTCTTTTTTTCCTCGCTGTTCTGTACAACGGTTGCAGGGCTCCTGCTTTTACTAGTTTCTTTCGGATATAAGATACTTGAGCATAACTTAATCCGGATACTGAAGCTACGTCACTTAGTTTTTCACCACTAACCAGCATTTTATTTACTTCTTGCTGAGTGTTTGAGTCTACTTTACTTGTAAACATGTTCTAGGATATTAGATTTTGAAATAAAAAAAACCGTGATATTTTATCACGGCTTGCTTTAACTAGTATGTGTACTAGTTTAGAAGTTGATTTCCATGCTATCTTTATTTATGTTAATATTTTTAGCATGGCCAGATATTTTAACAGAGGTTCCGTTAACTATAAAATTATACTCTTCAGAATTTATCTGTTGAGATGATGAGCTAATTTGTCCTGTAGCATTAGAAACTGGTCTTATTGTTTCTACTGAACCAGTAGGACGTTTACCTCTAACTGAAGGGAATTTAAACCCATCAGCTTTAAACCTAGCTTTATAATTGTGTACGGATGAAATAGCTACTCCAAAATGTTTGGCTATATCTTCAGGAGAATTACCGTTTTTAACCATCAGTTTCATCTGTTCTACCTGATCATGTGAAAGACGTTTGTGTGCCATAAAGTTCTTCTTTTTAGACCAAAACAAAATTACATCTTTTCACAGGATTATTAGATTTTGTATATTTACATGTACGTTTTCTGTTAATAAGCCTACGTAACTAATTGATTATCAACGTGTGCATCTGCCTTACAAGCAGAGGGTCGGCGGTTCGATCCCGTCAACTCCCACTTGATTATCAATGAGTTACGTGGTATAACTACTAAAAAAGTTAACCATGTTTCTTACGAAATCTTTAGATTACGCTTTTTCAAAGCTAAAAGTGGAGCCACATACCCGAGAGTGTGTGGCTTCTTCATTGAAATATATCCAACTTTCTATACGGGCTCTGGGATATAATCAGATAGAAGCACATCGTATAACGCGTAAGCATGTTCGTTTGATAATGGATCAGTGTGAGCAAGATAGAAATCTTTCTGCTCGTAGCTGGAACGCATACAGAACCTACCTGGGCATGCTGTTTGAACAGCTTATGGAGTACGAACTGATAGAAAATAATCCAGTATTACAACTCCGTAAAAAGCAGGAAGATGAGGTTGTGCGTACCGTTCTGACGCTAGAACAAAGAAAATTACTGATAGAACACTTAAAAGAAACCGACCCGGTCTTCTTAAGATTCATACAAATCTTCTTTCACTCTGGTGCCAGGCGTACTGAGCTACTTGATTTACGTATAGAAAACATACACTTAGATAAAGGATATTACCAGGTCTTTGTCAAAAAGGGACGAAAGAAACGCTGGGTAACCAAGGTAATTAAGGAAATAGCCCTGCCCTTCTGGAGGGAACAGATTGGTAATCACATATCCGGTTATATATTTTCTATAGGCTTATTACCTGGTGGTAAACCTATTCGTCCAGAACAGGTTACCCGCAGGTGGAAACGTCATGTAAAGGATAAACTTGACATTACAGCAGATCTGTATAGTTTGAAGCATCTTAATACAGATGAAGTATCATCTGAGCTATCTCTTATAGAGGCAGCTAAGCATAACTCTCACTCTGTGCAGATGGCCAAAAAACATTATGCTGTTAATGAAACGTTGCGTGAATTGGAACGAGTCAGGAAGATCAAGAATGAGCTTTAACAAACTTACTTAGTAATCCGCTAAACCTTCCGCTTATATTATCAGCACCTGACATAGTCTGATCTTCTATGAGATCAATTTGGTCTATTAGGTCACCTTCTTCGTTGACTTGTTTACCCATCCGTTTGATATCATAGACAATTGCTTCTGTCTTGTGTTCAAACTCCAGGTTGATAAACAGTACTTCCCTTTTGATTGGGAGATCCTTCCAGTTATCTGGAAGTTTATCATTTTTAGGTGATGTTCTGACCCAAGCTTCTGTTGCCCAGCCCACACCATAAGGTATAAACTTTTCATGTATACCGTCAGCTATACCAGGTAAGACAACATCAACGAAAGTATCTTTCATGTCTTCTGACTTTAGAAACTCGTCAGGTATGGGGATGTGGATGATAGCATCTTTATCATTACCATCTTTATGTGCACCGAATACGGTGACATGAGGAAATAGATCTCCTACAGAAAGCATATATCTCTTGATATTGTCAAGATATCCTTTCTTAATCTCTTCATATTTTTCTTCTGTCATAAGATTGATTTAGTCCCACCAGTGGTTTAGTTTATAATGGATGAGCTTCCAAAAGATACGCTCACACTTTTGTTGGTTGTAATCAGATACTCTAAAAGCTAGTTTTTCTGTATCTGCTACTTTTAGTTTGTATTTCTTACGAAGTTTCTTGGCCGTACGTTTATATTTAGCCAGATAGTCTTCAAGATTGTCTTCTAGGATGGTTAATTCCATAGTGACATACTCACCAGTAACATCAGCCGGTACAAAGTCGTATGACTTTTTGATGTACTCAGACATTTCAAGTTCATAGTAGCTGTGTTTAATACGTTCCAATAAGTTTAGAGCTAGAGTAATGTCTTTGTTAACAGCTTCTACGCCAACAAATCTGTTTGCGTTTACTAATTCTTCTCTTGTAAACTCAAGCTTTTTCTGAAGTATATCAGTTATAAAACTATGGTCCCAGTGTCTGTCTTTGTAGATGGTTGGCATCCATCTAATGATGTTACGCAGTCCTTGTAAGAACTGTTTAAGCCATATGGGTACATAACGTAACCATTTGTTTCTTTCCCAGGCTGAGTCTTTAGGAATTGGAAGTGGTTTATACTGTTTCATCTTTTAGATGTTGGATTACTTGTTCAAGATCTTTGACGTGAGAGTTATCAAGTATAAACTCATCCCATGCACCGTATCTGGATTTATATCCAAAGATGTATTTCAGACCGTACTTGAGACGGTACCAGAAAGAACGTCTTACTAGGTGTACGTGTACATACACTTCTGGTGGAAACCATTCTGTTCCATCTGATTTATACATGACCATTTGATGTTCTGTACTATGACAGCTGCATATAAACAATTGGTTAGTTTGTTCCATCTCTATCTGTTTCATAAAACCCGGCAGAGTCATACGCAGGTCCCTTGTCTTCTAGATAATCCATGTTACAGGTGTCTCCCTGACAGCATGGTTGGATATTACTTTTACAAATACTGCACTGTACGTGACCATGTACATCTACAGGCACATAAGGCTGGTTACAAATAGGGCATAAGTTCATAAGCTTGTGATGTTTTAAAAGTGATTAGTGACCTTGGTTTATTCTTTGTAAAGCTCCTTTACTAAAGGTTTTTCTTTCTCTTTCTATAAGAGCTTTGTACTTAGATCTGAAATAACCTTTTGATCTAGTAGACATAGCTGCTAGAATACCTGCCTTATTAGGTTCTTTATTATTACCAGATTTGGTTTTTATTAATGACTTGGTAGATACATACAGATTTCTGTTCTGATAATAGTCAAACTTTTCAGGATCTTTACCTGGCTTCTGTATATAATCTTCTTCTCTGATGTTGAGCTGTTCAAGAACAGCCTTGGTAAAAGTTATATTACCGTAATGAAAATACATGTAAATCAGTGAGATCTTTGACCGCATTATGAGTTCTGCTACAGTAGAACCTGCATTCTTGCCGGCAGAGATTACTGACTTTTCAGTAAGTGTTTTTAATAGTATTTTTCCTTCCATAAAAAATAAGATTGTTAAAACCCCAGTGTAGAAACACCAGGGGTACGATTGCTTGCCATATGAAAAAGTGGAGGTGAGGGGAATCGAACCCCTGTCCAGAATAGAAGTCAATACGTAAAACGTATCACATGCTTAGTACTGTATTTCTACTGCACCGTAGGGGTTGAACCGATATGGTCGGACTCCACCACCTGATTTAAGTTCAGGAACTTTGATAAATGTCAGCACGCCATCAGTATCCGGCAACGTAAGTGCTATCATAGGACTCTGTACCATTTATCAATGTAAGGCTGGGGCGATGTAGTCATTTAACTTAGTTTCACACCCATCACTCCTAAAGAGCTGTCAGTACTAAGTTACCTTACGGTTTACTATTTTCTGTTGCCAGGGATAGATCCCCCGTAGGTTAGGCAGCTACTGCTACTTCACCGAAGATAGAAGCTAAGATAGCTTCACCTTCTGCTACACGGTCAGACTGTGTCTTGCCGTTTAATTGTTTGCAGTTTGTTTAAGGACCACTTCTACCAACGGTCCGCATGTTTACGTACCACTTAACTACCTGTCAAATCCAGGCACCCCCATGGTATTATTTGTCTACCAGAATAAAGTCTAGGCTCCACTTGAGCCAGAATATTTCTATAGAAAGAAAGCACAGCTCTCCTTCGTAGAAGTTATCATATACCACCCGTAAGCCGGGTAGTATATAATAACAGTCTAAATGATTACTGATTTTCAGCTTCATATTATGCGTTGTATAGTTCGTATCTTAAAACAGCACGAACATTCATGATAGCTTGACCTAACAGATTAAGTCCACGCCACTTAGTAATATCTTCAACATCAGGATCTGTTTCGTGCATACCAATACCCCATATTTTATCAGTAGGGGAGGCTTCTACTATGATTCTGTTATCTGTTACACGTAACTCTTTTTCAAGATCTGGATGCTGAGAAAACTTAGCATAGTTTGCCTTGAATACTATATTCATACAGTGCTGATCCCATACATCTCGGTTAAAGTTTTTAACTTGTCTACCCAATGCTTTCTGTTCATCAGGGTAAGTTGTTTTCATAATAGCTTTAGCTGCATCTTTATCATTAAAGAGCAAAGCTTTCTGTTCCATCATGTATTGTTCACAGCATGAATACATTACACCGTCTATTTGCATAGGACGTTGTAACCATTGGGAGTAAGGACCATCCCAGAAAAAAACAAATTTGTCTGTTATCTTCATTTTATTAGTTTTTATAAATACAAAAAGTCTATCTCAGGGACTGCTTTTGGAGCTCATCGAACAGGCTACTAAGCGTGGCAACGTTTCATGGACCGGGATCCTTTTCTCTAGCTGCGGTCATTACTCAATTACTGTTCCGTTTGCGGTTACCCAGAAAACCTACTTACAGGCTCCTGAGATCAGACTTTGTTTTTTAACTACTGTAACAGACCAATGCTGGACGAATCCATTTGACTTACTCGGTGTTGATACAGTCAGTTAAAAAAGTTTAATTACTTTAGTATGATAGTAGTCTTAGGTTCATCACGAGATACAAATACCCGTTTGATGATATGACTTGATTCCAATCTTTTCAAAGATCTTATGATAGTTTGTTTAGAAACCGATAGTTCTGCAGCCATAGTAAATACACTGACTTGTAATTGGTTAGATTGACTATCAGCAAATGTGCATAGATATGCATATATAGCTTTGTCATTCAAGTTAACAGCAGGATCTCTCATCACTGTACTTGTAGATTGACCAAAGCCATTCTTAAGTCTGGGATTATTGTATGACATAGAAATTGTAGAACAATATTAGAGAACTTTTCTGAGTTCTACAAATAATTCTTAAAAAAAAGGGGACCTGTTTCCAGATCCCCGTACTTACCAACCCTAAACTAATCCTCATTACCTGAGAATAAATTTCTTAAGAAGTCATCTATATCCGGTTTACCGTTATTATTAGGTTCACCATTAGCCCATTTATAGAGCATATTCATATAAGTATCAAAGTTGTAATGACTGTTTTTTATAAGTTTGATACGTTTAACCATAGTCTTTTTGTTCAGTTTATCTACTGGAGCTTCATCTGCATCCTCATCATCATCGTCATCTTTGCTACCACGGATTTCTTCCATAAGTTCCAAGATCTTCATCTTAACGCGGTCTTCCCTGTTGTTCTGGCTTTCCAACATGTGTTTGTAATAAGCCATAGTTTCTGTAGCCATACGTTGAGCGTTGTTAAAGATCATTAAGGTATACTCATACTCTAAAGGATCAGTTATCATACGCAGACAACGCTGAAGGTCACCTGTAACGGTAAGCATTTCTTTTGGTGCGTCATTTTTGTCTTCAAAAAGTTCTTGTACATGAAGAACATTACTTATTGTAGAGAAGAAAACACGTTCTCTGCATTTGGTACGGGTATCATCAGAGATACCCATAGCTTGATGAAAGTTTTCAATCTCATGATTGAATTGTTTGGTTGCTAATACCATAAAAAGGTTTTTAGGATGATTGGATAAAGAAAAAACCGGCTTCACGTACCGGTTTTGATTGGAGTTTCCTACGTCTATACAGCTATGCTGTCAGGTTCAGTATTATATAATTACTGGCTTCCACTTATCTTATGTGAAGTTAATCACTGTAAGCTTCTGCGTTCAAAACCTCCGTCACGGCAGTCGTTATCAACTGCAGCAGCTCATGGTTGATCAGTGTCCTGAGTCCAATTGGTTCGGGCAAGAGCGTGCCCATGATAGCTATTGCTACCCTCACCGAGTTTATACTATAAGGCAAAATACTGTCTTACAGTAACTATTTTCATTCCATCGTAAGACTTAGACGATAGAATAGTTTGATGAATAGGTTGTCCATTAGTTGTTGTCCGAGGATTGTT